GGTGCCAGGGCGAACGATGCCCACTGCGAGCCAGTACCACGACCCATAGCATCTGCGTTGCCTGTTCCCTGGGCAATTGCCGCACCAGACTGCACGCGGAACGGAACACGGAACGATGCACGTACGGTGCCACCAGCGTTGGACTGGTTGCTAACCGGGACGTTTGTTGCTTCGGCCTTGAACAAAGAATAAGCCGTGGTCCCGTGAAACACGAGATCAGGGATTTCCTTGGCAAAGGCGTCAAGTTCAACGGCTTCTACAGCCGCTTCCAAAAGTGCCATAAAGATTTACCTTCTGTTACTACGATAGTCCCACGTAGCAGACCTTTCTAAAGGGCCAACTGGGCTGTCGCTGAGTCGTTACTTTTTCGTACCTCATTCCGTGTCGAGATTATGGCTCTTCGAGAGCGATTCGGGAAGTTGGTGCGAGAGTTCTAGATGTAGCTCCGTAGTAGGTAACAGTTCCGTCTATTATGGTTTCAGGAACTTTCAAACACCATATGTCTAGTTACCTACTGCGGAGCCACAACTGCGCTCCGTCCTACGATAGGCGTAGGTGCCAGCGTGGATGTTATTCAGTACGGTTATGCATTGTCTGCGCCGGACTGCACCCACTTCGATTACTGAACGCCAAGGTGAATTTTGACGTGTTTGGGTTTTTGATTCTTACGACCTTTTTTGAACTTCGCTTTGGCATAGCGAACAGACGCAGGGTACAGTGCAAAAACTTTTGCACGGTGAGCCTCGCGCTCTGCAGCTTTGCGCAGCTTGGTCGCCAGTTTTTCTTCTGGTGTACGCATGAGAATACCTCCTTAGAGTGTAATCGTCATGGGTCACCTCCTGTTTTGAATTGTGGTCCGTAAAGTGTGGGACGGTTCGCACGTCCCTTCAGGTCCTTTCTTTCTCTGACCCTGTTATCATTCTTTTTACAGAGACTGAGATGCAGCTACGTCAGCTGCGTACACGCCAGTCGCTGGGGGATTGGTGCCGCCACCAAGGGGCACTCCAATGGAGTACGAATAAACTCCACCTGGGGTCCCTGAGATGCCTGGGCCAGTAAGTGCTCCCGAACACAGAACCGTGAGATTTGCCGCTTCTCCGGTGCCTGTAACTGCGGTGACCACGCCAACAATGCTGACCTGATCCCCAACCTGAACGGGCTTTCCGTTGCGCGTTATTCCAGAATTTGCCATTGTATTATTTCTCCTGTTTTATCTCTTATTTTTTGTCCAACGATTGCTTCGACATTTCCTGCACAACTCACAACGACAGCCGTGGCGGTTATAGCAGTTTTCAGTTCCATGTTTCCAAGGGGGTTTTGGTCTAGCATTGTGAGACGCTCTCATCTTCTTTTTAGTTTCCTCAGAAACTACTTTTCCTAGATGAGCTTCTCTATTTTTCCTCTTAGATTCTTCTGTGCTCTTTTTTCCAAGATTTGCTTTTCTTAACTTCTCAGAAAAGCCTTCTGGTTTAGGTATTCCTTTGTGGTTTGGAGGCTTCTCTCCTCCATCACTAAGGTTTCTAAGGCACCCTGTGCCCAAATCTATACGCCCCCAGAAATAAATCTGATAAATCTCGTAAGCAAGGGCGGTTGCCTCATCCGACCAATATTGAATAACAATTCTGCTTCGGTCTTTTGGGGGATAGTGGTTCTTCTCTTTTTTAAAAACTCTACGCCCTTCTCCTTTGCCTACATAATAGGGAGTACCGTCAGATCGTAGGTACAAATACGTGTAATACATTTCTTCCTCCTGATAAGGTCGAGAAGGGAGCAGTATCAGGCTGCTCCCAACTCTAGCTAAGGACCGCTAAGTCCTTAGATTTTTAAGCTTTTACCAAATTTTCCACCAAGTCTTTTCTTTTTCGCCTAGAAGGAATCTTTCCCAGTACTCTAGGCTGTCTTCATTGTGCGCTCTGAGATATTCCAAGCCTTCTGCACGGTCTTCACAGTCTGTCAACAGCTTCAGGCCGACATTAGCTACGTTCATAGCGTTGTCAGGATCTGCTTTCCAGCTTGGGGGTGCCCAGTAAATTGCTGGAGACACTACTGAGGGAACTCCTACGGATATTCCATCGGCCGTTATCATGTTGAATGATTCTGTGTAAGAGACTTGAATCATCAAATGCATAGATGAAACGATGCGTATGAATTTATCCCAATAGCACCATGGGTGACGAATCACAGGCACTTTCCCAGCGCACATTTGGTCAATGGCTGCAGATGTAGTACCTAGTTCTCCTTCGCCTCCTGCCGACATGTGCAACTCTACGGGCATGTTCAACTCTGCCTGTATTGCCACAACTGCTGCGGCAGCTGTCATGAAGTTTTTCTCGGAACGAGTAGCACCAAACACTCCAATTTTTAATGGCCAAGAACTTGTTTTTGATATTTCTTGAAGTGACCATGGACATTGTAGAACTGGGTCGTCATCTGGGTACAAGTTTGGTAGGAGCAATACTTCGTCTCCGTAAACTTTTTCCATCCACTCCACAAACTTCTTAGAGTTTCCTCCAACCTTGAAATTCGTGAAACACTGGGCGAGTTTATGGTACTCTCTGAGAAGATGGACTCCCCGGGGGTCTGCTTGGAGAAATCCAACGTTAGAATGAGACAAAATCACAAATTGTATTTCTGGGAAACCATAGAGAAGACTTTTAAGATCGTGCACACTAAGCCAAGGGGCTGAAATTACCACATGGGTAAGACGTTTTCTGTGCGTCTCGTTGTATCTGTCTATGGCGTTCACTACATCTATGTTGTGCCGAACCGGATAGGTCTCAGTCTCGAATCCGTGGCGTTCTAGAACTTTCCTTGTGGCAAATCCAGCTACGTGCAAACCCACGCAGCTGGTGCGACACCATGAAGCAAAGTCCTTGAAAAAAAGTGCTAAGCGTACGTCTGTTCTCTTCATTGGGGGATCTTTCTTTGGCCAGAGTTAGGACGTTGTGGAGTTACTTACGCCAAGTGACTAGCTTATTCGTACCTTTAAGCCAAGCTTTTCCAGTGATGTATAGAAGCTGCTTAGGATCTTTGTCCCAATCAATGGCTTCCCACTTCGGCTTGGTCGCAACATACACAGGCTTACCAGAAGCTGCGGCCGTATCTTCTATCTTTGCTGCCGCAACCTTCTTCTCGGTAGCAGCGGCCACGCGGCCAGCTGCGGCTCCACCCTTTGCATAGCCGGGATACATCTTCTGGACGGTGTCACGCACGATGTCTGCAGAAATAGACTGCACGCGAGCCTTGTGGTACTCTTCGATCTTGGCTCGATCAGGCTGTTTAGCTGCCCACATGGATTTCATCTGTGCCTGATAAGCATTGTCCGCTTTTAGCGTTGCGTACAGGTTAGATTTGATCGTATTGCCAAGAGGAATCAGGTTTTCACGTCCGAAACCTTTGAAAAACGGCATTTTCAAGAATGTTCCAAGCTCTGCGCCGAGAGATTTGTTATTTACGCTCTCGCAGGACTTAGCAACGCTGTTTTTGAACTCTTCAGACTGATTTGTCTTGAAAGTCTCCTGTTCCTTCATGAAAGCAGCGCGTTCAGCGTCCAAAGCCTTGCGCTCGGGGGAAACCACGGCATCCTTGGTCTTTTTGTTCTTGTCGCCAAGGTCTTTGTACCATGTTTTGAGATCTTCTGAGATTTCCTTAGCTGCGGCCAAGGCTTTTGCTGGATCTGGGTCAGAAAGTGCCTTAGCAAGGCCGTTAATGGCTCCCGGCAGGTTGGCAGTCTCCAGTCCCTCGAAGAAATGAGGAGCAAACGCGGCATAATAACCCTTTTCATCGTGGGCTTTCACTGCGTCCAAGAATGACGGGGCAAGTTTGCCAAGTGCGTCCAATTTTCCGTTGGATTTCAGGTCCTCAACGATATTTTGGATGAGCTGAGGGTCTCCAGAGTAGAGTTGAGTGTCACTGGCTTCTGCAGCGTGCACGGTGTTGGTCAGTTTCTCATATCCCTCGGCCCCACCTACGAGATCTGCGAATTCCTTCGCCTGTTGCATCTCTTTTACGCCGCCTGGGTAGATGGCCTTAGCAGCTTCCCAGCGTTCAAACGCACCATGCAGCTGCTTTACTGCGTTACCGTTGGCAACGGGGTCCTGATCACGAAAAGCCTTGAGGGCTTTGCGGATTTCCTGAGGAGTCTTATCGGTACCCGGAAGATCTTCTACCTTCGCTGCTGCTTCCTTGGGTGTTCCGTCACTATTGTATTGCTGTTTAGCTTTTTCTGCAGGCTTTTCTGTAGTTTCTGCTCCGACTTCTGGGGTTTCTGCTGCTGCATCTATTTCAGGTGTGTCAACTACTGCTGAGTCCACTACAGGCGCATCGGCAACTGCCGTGTCTAAACCTGCAAAGTCAATTACTGATTCTGACATTTTGTCTCCTTGAGTCTTTCTGAGTGCCTACGACCCGAAGGTCGCTGCTTTTTCAGCACCAAAAAGAACTTCGGTGCTGTAATTTCCTTCTGAGTCTACGTATATTCCCATGGCTCCCCCGGGCTCTACCGATACTTCTGAGGATTCTGGTCTTCCCGCTGTTTTCCCTGCTATCAGTGTTTCTACAGTAACAATGTTGCTGTTGTGCGTGCAGTACACGGCTAGTTTGTCTTTTTTTAATTCTTTGTCAAAGTACTCGAATAGTCTTTGCTCCAGATCGTCTAAGGGTTCTCCTTCGGGAGGTACTAATTTTGGGTTATCTACAAAAAGATTAAGTATGTCTTCCCATTCATCTCTGTCCTTACCAGAGATCACACCCAAATTCCAAGAAATCAATGAGCGTTCTTGCTCTACTTCCAAGCCAAAAACTGTTGCAATCTCATCAGCGGTTTGCACAGCTCTAAGCATGGGAGAAGCTACTACTCTCTTCACTTCCATGCCTTCATTCTTTAGGTCTTTGGCAGCTTTCTCGGCTTGCTTAACACCTTTTTCATCTAACGGAGGGTCCATTCGGCCACGGTACTTGTTATCTTCGTTGAGAGTAGTTGAGCCATGACGCTGTAGAATCGCAATTAGCTTTTTGTCAGCCATCATGGCTCCTTTGTGTTATTTTGTTCACCCAAACTCCCCGAAAAAGGGTGTTTTGATGAAAAGATTAACGTCTCAACTGTCTGGGTTGACCCTGGGGTTGCCCGGGAGGTGCCTGGGATTGCGGTTTCTCCCCCTTCAATGCCTCAGGGATTGCTTTTTTCTGAACGGCCTGCTGTAGTTGTTCCTGATTATGCTGAGCAAAATCTGCAGGCGTTGCATTGATGCTCATTTTAGCAAGAGCCTGAACCGCTACTGCGGCTGGCATCTTAGAAACATCAACGCTTATGCTCTCGGAAGGTGGTTTATCCGGTGGTGCATTAGCTGCGGCAATTTTCTTAGCCATAGCTACATGCTCTGTCCAATGCAAATGTACGTTGGCGAACGCTGCACGCTGTTGAGGAGTACCCCATTTGAATTTCTGGCCCTCTGAGCTGTTCATCCAGCTTAAACATGCCGAAGCTTCTAATGTATGCAGTTCACTTTCGTCCTGTGCGACCGGGACAGTGCTGACCATTGGGGGAAGCGTGGTCTGTTGCTGTTGTAACTGCTGAACCATGGCTATTTCTTTGGGATCAGCAGGTATTCCTTGAGCAACCTTGGGTCCCATTTCATCAGCGGCTTGTGCAAGTGTCTGCTGTATTTTAAGGAGCTGAGGATTCGGCATAGGGCCGGATCTCAAGAGCAACTCAAACTCCGACTTCTGTTTCGTAATAGAAGTTGCGCCAGTGACTTTGAAACCTTTCAAACGCAAACCGTCTTGCAACACAGGAAGATTCTCGGGAGAGAATATCCACGCTGCTAATGATGGATTAGCATTGCTTGTGTCTACTAAGCCTGTAAGCTTGGCTTCCCTTTGAGCAGAACTCTCGGGGAATGACGGATCACTTTCTGGGTAGCAAAGAACATTGCCTGACAAATTGCTCGTGTTTACCGAAATACGTCCAATACCTTTGAACGTTTGTGAAATCTGTTTGCCTTCTCGGCAATCTGCCGCGCAACCAACTGCTTGTCTTGCGCACTCTGCAAAGAGTGCCTGGATATTGTTCCAAGGACACCCTATACGCTGCAGTGCTTGGTCCCTCTGTATCTGTGCATTACCTACTGTATTCTCACCAGTCGCCGCGCCAAACAATGATGGCAGTGCGCCACTAATCTCTTCTGAAAGATTAGTAATGAACCATTTGATAAAATCAGCTAGAGACGCTTGCGGCTGAGGAGTAGGCTCGACCATGATGTACTGATCCATGGTTGTAAGCCCAGGTTGAGGTAGAAATGATCCAGTGCTACCAGGGACATTGTTCTCGCTCTTAAGAACTTGTAGATCAAACGCGTCAGCATTCATCCACTTCTTAGGAACGGTACGTTTGAAGAAGTCATCCTGCAGATCCACCCAGTCATTAATTCTTTTCTGAATAGAAATTAAGGAACTACCTAATGCTCTGCGATTTTGTCCTTTGCCTGTGAACGGATGGGCTATTGCTAGATGGGCATCCATGCTCTCGTTTCTAGAGAATGCATAGTTAGCTCCGGCCTTTACTAACAAAGCTCCATTAGGAAACTTTTCAAGGAGTTCTGCGCGGACTGCGTCGTTTACTTTTTCGTCCATGAACATTGAAGGACGAAACCACGTATACTTTACAACCGTATGACGTTGTAGGGAATCTCCAGTTACGTACGCTCCAAGCACAGCTTGCCTAGTGTTCTCTCGGGCAATCCTGTCCAATTCAACTTCTGTGTTTCCGTCTGAGCCAGTCCTAATTTTATCGGCAATCCACGGGAACTTAGCTTTTACAATGGCAACGTCTAGGTCCTCATAGAGCTGCACGAATTGCATGTCTTTGATGTTGTCTACTGCGATGGGTACCTTGTGATCCAACTTTCCATGCAAGGTAGTGACTTCTCTTCCTCTGGGTTTCTTAGCAGGCTCAGGGGCTTCTGTGGTTTCTTCTTGCTCCTCGTCCTCTTCAGTCTCCGTGGGAGATTCTGTCTGTTCTAAGAAGGAGTCTAGGCCTTCTTGGCCTGTGGGTGCATCTTCTGGAGGATTGAGAATATCTTCGGCAGTGACTGGTGCAGTGTCTCCGTCGTCTCCATCAAACCCGTACAACTGGCCATTAAGCTCATAGCGCGTCCACGCTAACACTCGGTCTTCATTCCAGAAGATACGAGCGCAGTCGGTCAACAATGCATGTAAATTATTGTTACGCGACCAAATCTCTTTGAACTTGTCTGCTTCTTCTGCCGCAACTATGTCCGGCCCGTACTCTGGGTTGGCGGGAAAGAACTCTACCTTGGGGACTTCACGAGCAAGTGCGGATACAATGATGTCTCCTTTTGATCCGTACACATTCGTGTCATAGATGGTGTTGTTGTTCTTTTGAGAATTGGGTCCAAACCCTGAAGCCTGTCCAGGAAGAATCCATCCACCCTGCTTTCCTCTCAGTAGATGCTGATAACCTCTATCAAAGTGCAAAGCTTCCCAAGTTTGTTCGACTTCGAACCTACGCGCTGCAACGTCTGTCTTTGTGGCGATGATGTCCAGCTGCATAAGTACGCCCTGAGCATCTTCTGTTAAGTCTGCGAAAGGCTCGGAAGAATGAGGAAACGGGGCATAGACACCTAATGGGCTATCATTAGGAGACTCAGGTTTTACGTATGGCATGGGCATTGACGGAGCATTGGTAGTCATGGTGTTTACGTCCTGCCCGGGTCCTTGGTCTGCCATGTTATTTTTCCTTTTCTATAGCCTCGTGATAAATGCAGCATCCTTCGGCTTCTACTTTAACTCTACCCTCTGATGTCTTAGGACGTTTGGATTTTTCCATGAAATCTTTTTGTCCACACGAGTTATCTTGGGTTTTAAAGTACTCGCATGTGCTACATGAAAAGGGGCCGTCTTTTGGTCCTTCATAACCAGTTCCAGGCTCACCATGGATTGCTGCAGAGTTGATCTGTACAAGCTTGGGTTTTTCCCTACCAATACCTAGGGGCATATTATTCCCCCTTCTTGGCATAAGAAAATTTCTTCTTCTTCTCTGGCAGAGTTTTAAAATTAGTAGCGCTGGACCACTCTGCCAGCTTTTTCTTTCCGCCTACTTTCTCAGGGTTGGCGTACAGAAAGCGTTGCTGCGCTTTCGAGGCAAACGGCATAGTTACTCCTTAGGCCAAGTCCGGCATCTCGTATCCGCGCTCTTCAGATTCAGCGCCTTGCTGGTCTGGGTGTGTGCGTTTCTTTACGTTAGAGGCCTGCTCTTCGCCGCCTGCTTCCAGAGAAAGTTGCTCAGCGGAGTCGTGAGCCTCTTTTGCAGAGCCGTGCTCCGTTTCGTGTGTGTGTCCGTCTTCATGTTCAGATGAGACAACGTGCTTCTTGCCCTCATGATCGTGCGCGATGTGGATCGTGTGCGCCGGACCATGGGCTTTAGTTACGTCAGCTGCGCTAGAGCCCTCTTCTTTGGGTTCTGCAGAAACCTCAGGCTGCTCCCCATTATGGTACGCGTCAAATCTTTTTCCTCTAAACGCGCTGCCGAACTTACGGGAAGAATCGGTTGTTGATTGATATGCCATTGTGTTTTCCTTTACCCGAGATGCGGAACTTTGAATCCATCATTGCCAAACAAGTCGTCACCGCTCAATTGCTCAGCGTTGGCTGGCTTGCTGTCGTTTTCGGTGTGTTGTTCTCCAGATAGCTGCGCTGCAGCTTTGTGGGCGTCCGGCGCACTCCCAAAATCCCCTTTGTGCATATGTCCGTCAGCATGGCGACTCACAACGTGATGATTACCACCCTTGTGGTCGTGATGGATAGTGACGGAATTTGCTGGGCCGTGCTCGGCCGCTACTGCTCCCGCGTCTACGCCTTCGGGCTCAGCCTTGGTGTCTGCTGTGTTCTCTACTTCGTGTCCTGGGTATGCTGAGGTTTTCTTGGCCATGCCCGATTCTGCTGTTCTGGGCTCTTCCTTAGGTTCCATAGGCTTATTGGGCTCATTGGTATCCATAGTGCGATTCTCGGGGGACATAGAGTCCTTCTTTTTGCCGACAAAACTACTACCAAATTTCTTACCAGATTTCGTTGTGTACATTTATTTCTCCTGTCGGCATTGCCGAGATATTACAGAATGTCTTTGATGCGTTTTAGAACTGCGTCTTTGGTCTTTTCCACGTAATCCTTGGATTCTCCATAAGAAGGAGGAATCCATCCTGCTCGTTGCCCCAGGGTTTGTTCTCCAGATTCATACTGACAGGAGATTTTATATCCGTTCTCAACCACGCAGATGGACACATGGCACACTTCCATCTTCTTTTCTTTGGCGTCTGCCATACGTTATCCTTTTGCGGCAGCAGCCGCCTTCTCTTCTTCTATTTCTTTTCTCATCTGCTCTTCGTGTTGGTCCTGGACTACCTGCCACCTAGATTTAGGGGCAGGGATCTCTGCGTAGGAGAAAAGGGGCTTGGTAGGTTTTTGGTAAGCAACAACCTCAGCTCCTGCTCGGGACGAGTGTGGCATGATTGTCATTTCGTACATGGTAACTTTGGACATGAGCAATTGCTTCTCTTCCCGTAGAGTTGCGACGAGGAGTGCTTGATCTTGCAGCCGTTGTTCAAAGTCATTCCTGAGGTTTACCAGATCCAGTTCCAGGCGTTCTACGAGACGCGAGCCAAATAGATCCCGGAAGAATTGTCGTACACCAGCTCCCCACGTTATAGTCCAGCTTTGCCCATCCATACTGGTTGCTCCTTCTGCACAAATGGTGCGCCTTCGTTTACCTTGTCATGCGCCATTTTCAGCCTATAAAAATGGGCTGCTATTGGGTCCAAAGTTTTGGCGTGTTCCTCTATGGTAATGTCTTGGGGCTTATTCTTGCCTCTAAGCATTCCGTACAGACCATACCTAAACGAATCATAACAATCGTCTCCCTTAGTACTCACCTTGAGAACGTCATCCATGTTGTCTGGATCACGCATGAGGGAAGGTATGGATTGGATTATGTCTTTGCAGTTGTCTAGTATTACCAAATCTCCATTTTTAAAGAGATTGTACATTAAAGACGCACCGCCAACACGATCCATGGCTGCACGGGAGACTGGGGGAAGTCCTAGGGCTCTTAATTCCTTGGAGTATTCATCTGCGGGCGTATGTGCTGTAACCTGTTTTGAGAATTTCTCATGTGAGAAGAATATCGCCTTAGGTATAGCTTCTTGTCCATTGGGCAGTTTGCACATGCTCTTAAATATGGTCGCCCATTCTTTGTGGGTTTTCCCACCCTGAGACACAGATTCCTTAAAGCATACTGTCTTTAGCTTGTAATTTGTACCAAGGGTTCTAACCAAGGCTTTAGTAAACAGATAAGCCGCATTGTGGTGGCCTCCCATCGCCCAGTCCTGACTACCCCAAACAGGTTGCCAAGGTTGCCATATGATGGCTTCTGGATCTTCACGAAGATCTATGACATGCTCATACTCATCAAAGCACTCGAAGTATTGTCCCTCGACAACTCCATCTAATCCTAAAAGCTTCTTGTCACGCTGAGCTTTAGGGAGACTGTTCATCCTAGCAATGAAGCCAGGGTCCCTCTTTAGGAATTCTGGGTTATCCATTGCTGTAGAACGCTGGTAGGCATATAGGCGTGGGTCATATACGTTAACCCACTCTCCAGATTCTTTGTTCCACCAAGTACCGTTCGTATCATCTCTACGACTTCCCTCAGGCCTCTCGAAAGGTTCCTTCTGAACGAACACCGTACGGTAGTACTCATAGTACGGACCAAGAGGGTTTGTGCAGCCAACTATAACGGGTATTGGGAGATGCCCATGCTTGTTGGGCTTGCATGCTGCGTTGACGATGTTTCGGGAATACAGCATTCCCCATGCGTCCGAAGAAAACTGACCACACTCATCTACGAGGATGAAAGAGTAAGCAGAACCTAAATACTGTTCCACGTCTCTCATTTTCAAATTTTGGCAGTGACCAAAGACTACACGGGAACCATTCACCATTGTAGCTACGTGCTTCGTCTGGTCGTAGTTATAAAGTTCAGGAGGAGTAAAGGTAATGAAGTCCTTTATGGCTCCAGCCTCCAACTCCTTAAAGGTACGTCTAAGCACAAGTATGTCGCAATTGTCATACGCCAAAGAATAATTCATTACAGCGTACATCAACCATCCTGTGGTCTTACCACTACGAAAGCCTCCAACGCTCAAGCATTGCGGAGCAATCGGCATTATATAAGGGATGCCGTCTCGTGTACGCACTTGCAGCAATTCAGTCTGTTTCGGCTGCAGTGTGAATATCTTCGAAAAATTAAGGGTGCCGTCTGCATTCAAATAGGGTGGGCGTTCCTTGACTTCCACAACCTTTTTACGAGGCATAACTGAGTCCTTCTAAATCTTGTCTTTGTCGTCTGTAAATTCGCCTTCGATAAAACTAGGCAACAACTTCTCCCTAGGTTTGTCCTCGGTCACTTCCCTATTTAACATCTCAGGAGGAGGTGTGATAACCACGATCTTCACTCCGTGCAGTTTCTGTGCTTCCAGGTCTTCTTCACTGGTTGCGTATTTGCCGTCTGCTCGAAGCATGATCTCTTTGAAGGCCTGAGTAGATGCCATCATAATCTTGGGGTCTGTTACCATAACCGGCTTCCCCTCTATCATTAAAGGGTTTCCAAATTTATCTAACACTGGTTGTGAAGCATCCATCATGGCATTCTTGATCTGATTGTCCAAGATCAACTGAAAGCGAGATTTACCTCCACGTTTAAACTTTCCATCTGGACCGGCAATGCCTGCATCCAACAAATTCCTAAGCACGTCCCGTCTTGCTTTGGACGTGGCTGCGGTTTTATTTTGCTTTACGTACTTTCCACCCGCGCCCCTAATCTGCACTACTGGGGTGCCTGATCTGGGATGCAATACAATCTCTGTGGTGGTCTCAGGCTTAGCCGGAGGTGTCTCCGGCTGTCCTGGTTTCTTCTCTGAGTCTTCCATTTTGCCTACTTGCGTTTGAATGTGAGTGAAACATTATCGAACACCCACTCTGCTGGGGACACTGCGTACTTCTTGACGAGATTTTCTACGGTATCCGTAAATCTCTTCTGAGCATTCTGAGTGATTTGGCTCAGGCGATTGATTTCGATCTGTGCTTTGAGATATTCGTTCTCTATCTCACGAATAACGAGCTTCTCTTCAGCTCCTAGTTCCTGAGTGGCCTTGACAACTTCCGCCTTGACTTCCTCGGCAACCTCCACAACTTCCTGCTTTACTGCGGTTTCTGCATTCATCTGAGTTCTCCTGAGTTTTAAAATATGGTTAGGCCCTTTCTCAAGGCCCCTTTCTTAAAGATCCCACGATCACCTATGTACTGTCTCCAGTATTCAAATGCTGGTCCGTGATCGTCCTTCATTTTTGTTGCTATATGACACATCTCGTGTGCCAAAGTCAAAAGAGTAATGGATGGTGCGCTGCATTTTGATTCGCTGAGAACTATGACCCATTCATGGTAGCCATCATCACAGGAATTCATGTACCCGAAGAATTTTTCTTCGTATTTCTCAATTTCGGCCTCATTAGCCCAGCGTACGCATACATTGTTGGTAAGTTTCTTGTCAAAGAACTTTTTGTTGATTACTCTGTACCACCTCTTGAGCGTTGGGTCCGACTTCATCTGAGTTCTCCAAGCACAAGGTTATTTTGGTCAACAAAAAAGGCCCAGTCCGAAGACTGAGCCTTTGTATTAACTCCTGGGTATTAACTTATGAAAAGTATGAAGCCTATTTCAGAAGCGCTTTCCATGCGCGAGCACCACGAATGTGCTTAATCACCAGCACGCCTAGTCCTGACAGGGTGCCGTATGCGCCTGGAACAGATCCTAGCAAGAACAGTGTCAAGGGTACTGCCGCAACTACTCCGGTTATCAATGCGTCACGGAGATAAAGAGCGAGTGCTGAGGGTTTTGGTCCGACAAGCCACGCGAACCCTTCCTGCGCGACACCTTTCTTCAATCCCTGTTCTGTCAACGTCACATCATAGATGTCCGCAGCAACCGCTGCCGCTAAACCGATCCCAAACAGTGTAAGAAACATGTTTCCTCCTTAAATTGATGTGGTACCGATAGCTTGACCAACGCTTCCGCCAGTCGTCGTGTATGGGTATCCTCCCCATGGCGTTGTTGTTGGATAGATGTACGGCTGAGGAACGAAAGGAACAAAATGTGGTTGAACGTATGGAGGATTACTGCGCCCACAGTGTGGGCAGTGTCCACAGTTGGGACAAGTGCCGTAGGGAGGATTTGGTATGTACATTTTCTGCGCTCCTAAAATTATTGCCTCAGCCCCTCACGGGCCGCTTGGGCGTCGGGTCAGTTGTCACACGAAGTGACCAACGCACTGACGGGCGAACTTGGCTGGCACGGTAGGCTTCTAACCTACAACCCTTCGGTTAACAGCCGAATGCTCTGACAATTGAGCTACATGCCAAAAATTGGTGGACCGTGAGAGAGTTGAACTCTCGTTTGAAGCTTGCAAAGCTACTGTCCTCCCACTAGACGAACAGCCCACATAAACTTGGATATTTCATTTCTTCGAAGAGGGAATGAAAATGCCTAAAGACCCTATTGTCGCCACATTCAGCTCTACGTATGGAGCAGGCACGCGACCGGCCTTTAGACGGCGTCGAATTCCGTAGCCTCACCATCACCTCGGACGAGGGGTGAGTCTTTACTCGGCACGGGCTTATCAAGCCCTCACGGTCGCGTAGCGCCCATGGCCGAATCTTTGGAGCCCCTGGATGGGATTTAACCACCGGCCTCAACCGTACAAAGGGTGCGCTCTGTCTACTGAGCTACAAGGGCATGAAAAAAAGGTGGAGACTTTTGTATCGTGGTCTCCGGCACGTCGTTCGTGATATCAGGCTCTGTGGCTACTGACTCAACAGAACAAATTTTATAATGCGCCTACCTGAAATGCTTTGGCCAAACATTCAGATCCCTCGGCCAGCCAAATTATCGGCCCCTGGGAACCCTGAGGTTTAATCTCAGCGCATTAATACGCTGGGCATGCAGGATGGTTGTCACTGCACTTCTCGAAAAGAATCAGGCCCAAACTAATTAAGCGCTGCATTCCGTAGTTGCAAAACTTGCGGAGGTTTTCCAGCGAGAAGGTTAAAGGCTTTGCAAGTCCTTCCTTCCCTACCAGAGCGCTTAAACTTGGTGCTCTCCCGGGGCTCTACTCGGAAACTGCGAAAGGAGATACGCAGGAGGAGCCCCGGTGCGATTCTACATCTTGTTGATAAACTCTATAAGTTCTGGTGCAGGAGAAAACCATTCCCCGTGTTGCCTGAGGTGCGCAAAGCGCTTGTGATATGTCTTTTCAACATTCCCTGACAGAGTCTTGGCAATATGTAACACATCGGGGCTTCCTACTTGCAGAGTGGCAAGGCGTTCGTTTAGGTTTTCTGTTTTCCCAATCTTTATAAGGCCAGTTGTTCTTCCTTGAATAAAGTAGGTGATTAAAATGCCTATCCTTTTAAAGCTACGACGTGCTTTGTCTCTTGCTCTCTTCTTGTCCTCTTCTGCTCTCCATTGCTTTTCTGTTCTAGGTGTAATGTTCATTATTCCCTCCTCATAAGGGGTGGGCAGAGGTATGAGGCCTCCACCCACGTAAATCGGTATAAGATAATTCTACCATGTCATTTTTACTCTGTCAAGTATCCAAGTAGTAAACAGTGTAAAAACTTCCTATTGACTTCCGGCCGAAAAGGGTTTATGATAAACCTATTGGGTGGGCTGGGGATATAGTATAGGGAGTAGAACACCTATGTAATCAAAGACTTAGAAGTAGAACCAAGAAAACAAAGGAGTTATGATAACCTAAGAAACCAAAGGACTTACAGGTTGACCTTAGGGGCTCAACGAGTTACAGACATCAATACACTAACTCCTCTATAATCAACAACAAGAAAGCTGAGGTCAACCAGGGGTCATGAAGAGAACGCCCGATGAAGTGAGTAAAGCACGCCAAGCCGCTGGCCAGGAGATTAAGATTTGGAGAGCAGAGATCCGAGGAGCCAGCCTAGGTCTACAGCTAACGGCAGAATCAGAGGCCAAGATTGCTCTCTGCAAAGGCCAGATCAAAGCTTGTCAGAAAAAAATCGCAGAAACCTTCAGCAAAGGTAGGAAGCAATTTTGGGCACACTAGGGATGTGGGGGGGGAAGTTCCCCCCAGATACAGAAAGGACCCATGTCAGACACCGATAATCTCAAGCCGCTAGTTCTCTCTGCACTGCAGCCGCCAATGAACACAACGCTGGTCACACCTGAGTCAGGTATGGCAGAGCTGTCAAGTTTTATAGCAGAAAAACTTGCCACACGAGGACTGCTTGGGTTCGACACAGAGACCAACTGGGTTCATGATTTCTACTTCCGAGTAGTACGCACGATTCAAGTAGGTGATAAAGAAAAGCAATTCGTCATTGATCTGCGTGCTTTCCTGGGCTCCCTAGAGAAACTCAAGGAGACCCAAGGCCGCTACACACTGCACGAAGCATACAAGCCCATCTTCGACATTCTCACCCCAGCACTCTGCAGCGACACGACACTAAAGGTGGGACAGAACCTTTCGTTCGAATACATGGTAATGTTCTGGAACTTCGGTCAGCGCATCTGGCATTTGTACTCGACAGATCTCGCGGAGCGCGTTATTCAGGCAGGAAACATCAGCTTGAAGAGGATGACTGAGTTCTCCATGAAAGCTATCGTGGCTCGACGCTTCGGTGTGCTGGTGGACAAAGAAGAGCAGGATACTTTCGGGGAAGATGCTCCTCTGACGCAGGCTCAAATTGAGTACGCAGCCTTCGATTCTCGTATGCCGCTGTCCATACGCGAGCATCAGATTCGGGAGATGACCACCGATCAATTGCTCAGCACTGCTCAGCTTGAAAATGACTCCCTGGGGTCTTGGCAAGACATGCATCTTCACGGTATGAGAATTGATAGCGAGCGCTGGATGAAGCGCATCGACGCAGTCATAGCGCGTAGAGTAGATGAGCTAAAACTGTTAGACCAAGAGTTCATTGCTAAGGTAGGCAGGAAAACAGAGCACATAGACTTTGAAGAAATGGCAGCGCGTGAAAACGTATGGAGAACTGGCTTCGAAATTGCATCTCCTGAGGAGATGGCCAAGGCTGAGGAAGTGCGTTGCACGCGTGAACCTGTAAAAAAAGCTGAACTCAAGACTCAGTTGGAAGAATTGAAGAGAGCGCGAGCTGCTTTGAAAAAAGAAGCCCGCTCTCGGTACACTGAACTCAGCAAGAAATACACAAAGTTCAAACACAATCTTCCCAAGTGCGAGGGAGAAGCTTATCTTAATTACGGGTCCAATGATCAGTTGCTAGAAGCCCTGAAGAAATTCACAGGCATGAGCACTCTGTCCAGTGTAGGTGATGACCATCTCCTGAAGTACAACGACAGGCCCTTCATCCAGACTCTGCGAAAATATCGCAAAGGGAAGAAGGACACAGGAACGTATGGTAAGCAGTGGACGGAGAAGTGGATCACCAAAGCCAGCAAGGAAGAAGGCTGGAGACACCCATGGGATGGCCGCATACACGCAAAGTTCAATCAGCTAGAAGCTGAGACTGGGCGCAGCTCTTGCGTACAGCCCAACATGCAGAACTTGACGAACGATGAAGAGGGAGAAGTGCATGCCTGCTTCATCTGCGACCCACCTGACGCAGAAGAGCCTGATGGTTATGTTCTGGTCACCACAGACATGTCCGGTGCAGAGCTGCGCATCATTGCAGAACTCTCTGGAGATCCCGCGTGGATCAAAGCATTTTCTTTGGGGCATGATGTTCACTCAGTTTCCACAGAAATCTTGGAACCTGAAAAGTGGGCAGCGGGAACCGAAGCAGGCTGCTTATACTTCGAGCTTGATGCCGAAGGAAGTCCTAAGCGGCTCAAGTGCGAATGCAAAGCTCACAAGAAGCTGAGAAAGAATACTAAAGCCATCAACTTCATGCTTTGTTACGGTGGTGGTCCTGATGCTCTGGCTGATGAACTTGATATCACTGTAGATGCAGCCAAGGATCTGATGCGTCAACACGAGAAGAAATTTCCTATCGTGTGGGCGTACCTCAAAGAATCTGGGGACCGTGCGCAGCGCACAAATGAAGCCCGAGATCTTTACGGCCGTAGACGTTTATTGCCTAAGCCGACCTGGGAAAGTTCCAAGGAGTATTACAAAGACGAACACGCAGACCGTCTTGAACTTGAAGAAGAAGACCAGGAAAAAAATATCTTCAATTTCAAAGCGGCGTACATGCGTGAGCCCACCGAGGAGGAAGAATACAAACTCACCCACAGAGAGCCCAACGAAAGCGAAATCAAATCAGCGATGCGTAGTTTGTGGGGTTCAATTGGTAGACGAGGGAAGAACCATTGCATTCAAGGCACCAACGTTTCAATTATCAAGCGTGCTATGGGTTGTGGCTTTGACAAGGATGGGAAACCGTTTCTTTGGCATACTCTTCCTCAGTTCAAAGCGAAGCTTCTCTCCATGGTGCACGATGAATTGATTGTGCAGTGCCCTAAGAGATTTGGGGAACAAGTAGCACGCCTTGTAGCCGACGCATTCAAACGTGCAGCGGCCGAGGTAATGTCAAAAGTAGTCATGGAGGCCGATTGGCACATAGCGAATTGTTGGCAAAAGTAAAACATCCGTACCTGAACTGTCCATATTGTCCTTCTCAATCCTTCCCTGAGGGTCCTGTACTATACATAGACCTTCAAACATACAAATGCCCAGCAGGCCATGAATTTTTCGTGGCCCCAGAAAAAGAAAGAGAAAGTTAATGTCGAAGATGAGTAGTTTCTCCAATAGGATCATGCAGCAAAAGTATTCCCACGAACACAAAGATGGTACCAAGGAAACTTGGGAAGACATTGCAGAACGCGTTAGCAGATACGTGCTCAAAGCTGTAGGAGCGAATAAATCCCTCGTTGGACAAGTGAAGCAATACATCATTGAGCGCAAGTTCATTCCCGGTGGGCGTTATTTGTACGCCACAGGCAGACCCTATCACCAAGTCAACAATTGCTTACTCATGCGAGCAGATGACAGCCGCGAAGGGTGGGCGGATCTGATCCACAAAAACACTCTGGGCCTCATGACGGGAGCAGGGATAGGCACAGACTACTCCGCAGTTCGTCCTGAAGGTAAACCCATACGTAAAACAGGAGGCTTTGCTACAGGTCCGTTAGCTCTCATGCAAATGATCAATGAAGCCGGTAGAGGAGTCATGCAAGGAGGGAGCCGACGCTCTGCGTTGTGGGCAGGTTTGAATTGGTCGCACGCAGACATCATGAAGTTCATTGTCATGAAGAACTGGATCAAAGAAGTACGCGACCTGAAAGCTAAAGACTTCAATTTTCCTGCGACGTTGGATGGGACTAACATCAGTGCGGGGTTGGACGATGAATTCTTTGAAGCGTACTCAAACGAAAAGCACGAGAAGAATTCCCATGCCAACATAGTGTACTGGGCAGCAGTAGAGCGCATGCTTAGGACGGGCGAGCCTGGGTTCAGTATTGATACTGGTAAGAACCACAAGGAGACCTTGCGCAATGCCTGCACAGAGTTGACCAGTGAGGACGACAGCGACGTGTGCAACCTGGGATCTATCAACATGGCACGCATCACCAGCTTAGAAGAGATGAAAGGCGTGGTTGAAGTAGCTACTGCTTTCCTGTTGGCAGGGACAGTTTACAGCGATGTGCCGTTCGCTAAAGTAGACACAGTCAGAACTAAGAACCGTAGGCTAGGACTGGGCACTATGGGCATTCACGAGTGGCTCCTGGTTAATGGAAAGAAGTACGGAGCCGATGCTGAGCTGGACAAGTACTTAGCGGTGTACGCTACCAGCGGAGATTATGCCAAATCATATTCCAAGGAATGGGATTTGTCTTGCCCAGTAAAGACACGAGCCATCGCACCCACGGGAACAATTGGAATTATCGCAGAGACGACCACGGGCATTGAGCCCATCTTCTGCGTAGCCTACAAGCGGCGTTACCTCAAGGGCAGCATTTGGAACTACGAGTATGTCGTAGACCCAACGGCCAAGCGTCTCATTGAAGAGAAAGGCGTACGTCCTGCGGACATTGAAGATGCGTACGTGCTGGCTGAGGACGTAGAGCGTAGGCTAGCATTTCAGGCCCACGTTCAGAAGTATGTGGACCATGGAATTTCTAGTACCATAAACTTGCCGCAGTGGGGCAGCGAACTTAATAACAAAGACACTGTGCAGAAGTTTGGTAAGATCCTCATGAAATACCTGCCGCACTTGCGCGGCGTAACGACGTACCCCGATGGCGCACGAAATGGCCAGCCTCTGACTCCTGTGAGTTGGAAGACAGCCAACGAGCACATCGGAGAAGTTTTTGTGGAAGCTGGAGATGCTTGTGAACTACGTGGTGGAGGGACCTGCGGGTCCTAAAAGGAGAACAATGAACTTTGATAATTACCAAGAATTAGCCGTGTCAACAGCGATGTACGAAAACATAGGACAGAACCTTGTGTACCCAGCCATGGGTTTGGCTGGGGAAACCGGGGAGTATGTAGACAAGGTCAAGAAAAATTGGCGAAACAAAGGAAGCATGTCCGCAGCCAACCTCTCCTTTGAAGAGAAGATGGGATTCGCCAAAGAGTTGGGAGACATTTTGTGGTACATAGCTGCCTCGGCCAAGGAGCTGGGTGTTGACCTAGAGGAAATAGCTGTGCTGAACATTGCTAAGCTTTCCGACCGAAGAAACCGTGGCGTGATAAAAAGTGAGGGAGACAATAGGTGACCACAGTCGTCAAGGTAAACCAGAGAACTAACAACTTCACCCTGTATATCGGTCGTGCATTCGCTGGGTTTCCCAGGTCGAAGTGGGCTAATCCATACTGGATAACTAGTGGGTCACCAAGAGAGACAGTTCTTGCGTGCTACGAGGATTATGTAAGAGCACTTCCTGAACTCATGGATGCTCTGCACGAGATTGACGATCAGACCCTAGGCTGCTGGTGTCATCCTCAGCCTTGCCATGGAGATGTCTTGATTAAACTCAGAAAGGAACAACTTGATAGCTTACACGGACGGAGCTAGGCGAGGTTCCCATACAAAACCCGGGAATTGCTCAGCAGCTTTTGCAATCTACAACGGCAAAGCTCTGGTACACACTAGCGCTAGGTATCTGGGTCCCGGCACCAACAACTTTGCAGAGTACCAGGGACTGCTGGACTGCTTGAAGTGGGCCGAGAAGGAAAACATAAAAGGCCTGGATATAAACAGCGATTCTCAATTAATGATTCGTCAAGTCAATGGGGAGTGGCACGTCAAAAAAGAAGAACTAAGACCCTTAAGAGATCTTGCCTACGCTCTCTTGGTGCGCGGTGAGCACACCCTGGAATGGGTGAGGGGCCACAACGGAAACCCAGGCAACGAGTATGTGGACAATCTGTGTAACGAAGTTTTGGACAAGGAGCTAAATGAGAAATCCATTTGAAAATCTAGTGTTGGTGTTCGACACTGCTAAGGCGTACGCTGAGCGCACAGGAAAGAACTTCTGGGATGACCTCAGCCTTATCGAGCAGCGCAAAGAGATTGAAAATTACATGGAGGACCATGTGTACGACAAAGGAGGATACGGACTATGATCTACATTTTCGACATCGACGGCACTTTATCAAGCTGTTCTCATCGCTTGCATTTAATACAGAAAGAACCCAAGGACTGGCCAGCCTTCTTTGCAGCCGCTACGGCCGACGTGCCTATCTGGGAAATCATCACCGTGGCTAGGGCCTTGAGTGCTGCTGCACATGAGGTAGTACTTATGACAGGTCGCCCAGAATCCTCCAGGGCTTTAACTGTTGCATGGATGGGCAAATACCGTGTGCCTTTCAGCAGACTCCTGATGCGCAAAGAGGGAGACCATAGAGAAGACTTCGTAATCAAAGCAGAACTCTTGGAGAGCCCAGTGTTCCTAGGAGGAAAGCTTGGTGGAGTTTTCGAGGACCGTCAGCAGAACGTAGACATGTTCCGAGAGAAGGGCCTCAAGGTCTTCCAAGTTGACAAAGGAGCTTATTAGATGAACCAAATGTCTAAGCTATATCCCGAGGGATGGCTGCTCTATTGCCCAGACTGCTATGAGTATATTAAGCAATCAGATCCGCAGAACGACAGCCGACGCAAGTCAGTCGTCATAGATGATACGCCTTGCAAAGCGTGTACCGAGAAAAGAGAAGCAGAGATTCAGGAAGCACAGCAAATCATGGGTCGCCTAGGGTTACCCAAAGGAGAAGAAAAGAATGGCTAAAGGAGCAGTAGCATCGTTTTGGCGTAAGATGTACTACGATCTCGCCAACGAAGTTGAACAAGTCCTAGGGAAGGCCTTGGGGTACCCGAAGTACTCAGACGACCAGAAGAACTTCCCGGGAACCACTGAGGCAGACGGAGTGTGCGTGGGAGACTCTGTGCCGGAATCTTTAGTGGCCCAGGCCGCAGGGCATGTTGCCGATAATAGAGCAGCAAAGATGACCCTACAGGCAGTCTTGGACAGAGACTGGAACAACGAAACTCTTCGTCAAACGGCCAACATTGCTGCCAATGCCATCTACTGGAGAGATGAGCAGATCAAGGATCTCAAGAGACGCATAGTCAACTTTGAGGATGAGACCACTAGCAGAGCTACTACTAGTCTATGGTCAGAGTACGTTAAGAAGACTAACTACCCAGCAATGTTTGGAGGTCTTTTGTTCCCCGACCGACCAATCATACCTTACAAGATTGCAGTTTTCGATGACTCAGACAACGTGCCCTGCACGGCCGAGATCGAAGTTGCGTTTGAGAAGCTAGCCTCGTACTTCGAGAAGAGATCCAAGGAGAACGCTAGGCGTGCTGAGAAGGAAGAGAAAAAAGTAGAAATGGAGCAGCAAAAATCTCTCAAGGATTGGAGATACCACGAAGAAGTGGGAGCAGACCGCAGCGGCTACTACTTCTCAGGGAAGGCCGACAGCTACAAGAGAGCTGCCGAGAAAGTGAGGGAGATCCTTGGGAAGTAACATCTATATCGTAGAGTACAAGTCTCCCTTTGGGTTCTGGCACAGGCTACAATACCTCTTTGATACTAGAGCAGAAGCCCAAGAGGCCATAGAGAGAGACGCTAAAAACTACACAGTAAGATTGAAGTACCGAGTGGCAAAGTTCAAACGAGCAGACTGAAATGACAAAAGCCCCAGAGGAGCCGGATGATGAGTCCAGTTCTTCTGGGGCTTTTTGTGTTTATGAGTGTGTGTATATGTTGAACAGTCGTTCTACTTCCTGCATCAAGGTGAACTTTATTGTACGTCCGTAGTCTGCGTCGTACCTGTCTAGGAGGTCATAGATCTCCCAGCGAAGACTCTTCAGACTCGTCGGTGTGTTCTTGTCTGCGACTGGCGGCTGTGTATGCCCAGCAGACCCATTAAGCAGTTTGTCTACATAAGGATATTTCTCCGCAAAAGTAGTGCTTCCTGCCTGACCTCCCTCTTCATAGGCTCCCGGCTGGTTACCAAAAGTAGTTCCAGGCACATACTCTTCTACAACCTTGTCTACTGCTCGGGTGATATCGGACATGCGCGGCCTCTCCCTTCGGTTACGCTCTGTGAAAGGATTTTCTTCTTTGTTCTCTTTTCGTAATGAGTCCTCTTTTTTGTACGCCATTATTTTCCTCCTTGTTTCATCAGCCACTCCTCAAAAGTCTTATTGCAGAGTACTGCAGGAGATCTAGACTCCCTCAGCAGCGCGATTGCTGCCGCAGGGTCCATCCCGGCCCTGACTAGGGACAACCCAGCCAGGAGCCCTGAGCGATTCAGGCCAGCTTGGCAATGCACTAGGGTGGGTCCATTGTCACGGCAGATGTTGATCCAGCGTGCCAGGGTCTCCAGTTGCTCTTCATCTGGGATAGTACCACGGTCATAGAGCCTGACTTCCACAAGGCTATCCAGAGGCCCACCAAAGATGTACTGCTCCCAAGGGTACAGACTGATGACGTGCTTAAACAATCCCTTGAGGCTGACGCCGCCTTTGCAGCCGCCCTGCCACAGGTTCCCCTCGACGTGACTGATGAGTGGAGCTGAGAAAGGCTTGTTCCCCTCCCGGGCAATGCCTTCGATGTGGTGAGTCTTGAGATCTGCTTCCAGTTCTCTAAATTCTCTTGCGATGATGCTTGCATCTAATTCTTTGATTGATCTCATGGTTCTCCTTTTCATATTCTTCTTCGCACACCTCACAGAATTCTGCCGGAGGTACTACAGGCAGGCTGCATCGGGTACAACTTGGGTACAGTGACCAATCTGTGTAGTCGTCTTCGCCTTCACTTATGTGTTCTCCCATAGTTCTCCTTTGAAGTTTGGTGGGCAATGCAGGACTCGAACCTGCGACATCCTGCGTGTAAGGCAGGCGCTCTGCCGCTGAGCTAATTGCCCGTTATACTTCTCGCTTGTTTTGGACTAAGAGCAACAAGCTCCCATGCGCCGTCAAGAAACATCATTACCTTTGCTGGAGATTCGCTGATGTCAATTACCTGTCCATCCTCGATCCATCCGTGAAAGCATGGGTATTGAATTGACGGAGAGACTGTAAGTTCATCAACAAATTTTCCCTCACGTTTCCATAGAGGTTTTTGCCAAGGAGCGGGATTGTACCCATCCAGAGGGTTTTCAAAGTATACACACAGCCGATGGTTTGGTCCACACTTTGGACAGTCTAAGGTCATTCCTTCTCCACTGTCGGGACGAAGTAGTCCACAAAATTTAGGATTTAAATTAATCAATGGAAGCATTGCTCTCTCCTTTGAAATTTGGTTGGCGCGGCAGGCTTCGAACCTGCGACCTCTCGGTTATCATCCGAGGGCTCTACCAATTGAGCTACGCGCCAGTGGAGGGTACGTGAGGTAACGCTCCTCATTCACATGGCGTCACAGGCCACTGCCGGTCCTTCCCGGTGCCGCACCCTTGGCTTGTGGCTGAGTGAGGCACGGCCATTCTCATTTAATCCTTGACCCACTGCTTCAAGGAACCACTAGCAAGACTAGTATACCACACCACCGGCCGGAAATGCAAATCCCTTGGGGTCCTCCTGGGGCTCCGCTCGGGTCCGGTCTTCGACACCGGCGAGGGTGTCTGGGTTCCTGCCACGTCCATTAGTAACGGACACCCAAGGACACACCCAAGGACACCCTTTGTCAACCTTAGGCTCCCGGATTGTCAACCTTAAGCCTGTTCATTGTCAACCTTTGTTCATGATTCGTGAACGCCCCGCGTATATACCCCTGAAAAATTTTGGGAGTATGCTCCGCATATTCTGCGTCTAATAGACCTCCTAAGCTACGCAGGTTCCGGCCAGGGTGTGACCTATACATCACAGTGTAGAATTTACCTAGGGAGCCCCTCCGCATTAGGGAAAAATTGCACAGGTGTGCCCCCGCGTCTGCCGAGTGGGTCCCTTGCAAGGGGTGTACCCCGGGTCCTCCTTGGCCAGCCGGATCGCTCCTTAGGTAACCTGACCAAGGGTCAACCCAAGGTCCACCCAAGTGGGAAGCCAAGTCCAACTCCAGTTTGGTGGTGGGATTGCATGGTGGGACAAAGTGTACGTTCTCATGTACGCTCAGGAGTCGGGCCTCTCGGTGTGGCAGCAGAGGGAGGAGCAAGGGGTCAGGTTGGGGTCACCTCGGGTTACCTAAGGTCCGCTAAGCAAGCAAAGGAGTTAGCTTGGGAGGGGCTTGTAAGTATGTCATTCTAAAGGCCAAGGGAAACCCAAGGTCACACCGAGGTCAGCCGAGGTCAGCCCCGGGCATGCTGGGGTTACTAAGGTAACTTTGGGGAAGACCAAAGTGCTCCCAAGGTTGAGCCGAGGGAGAGTAGAGGGAGCCTGATCGCTCCTAAGTGGTTGCTATGGTTGAGCTTAGGTCAGGTGCTTGGGTGTTATAGTCAGGTAACACACCTCCTGCTTATGGCTATACCTATGATCGGTACAGTGCTTGACCTAAGCTTGACCCTAGTCCTTTCATATACATACGAACTGGCCAAGAGCTGAGCTGACCGCATACACCCTAGGGTGGCTTGGGACACCTCAGGCGCTGTCCTAGGACACCGTAGGGGGCCTGCTGGTCATATGGTGACTACCTGTCTGTCCTACTGGTGACATTCCGATTAGAGCACGGGGTTCGAACGTACATGGCAGCGTATGCGCTCAGAGTCAGCAACGATTGCTCGAAGCTCTTCCAAGGTTGCATTGCTCTTCAGAGCATTAGCACGGTAAGAGATGACACGGACATTCCCAGACACATAACCCATGGCCGGAATGATTCGGTCAAGCGAAGGGGAAGAATCACAGGGCCTGCCACTCCCAGATTGAAGCTTAAGGCCGAGCACTGGGCAAACCTCAGGAATTGAAATGTCAGCGTCAGTCAGGTTGAAAGGCAAGCCAAGTTCTGAAGCTCTCTTCTTAGCAGCGTAGAGCATTGGCTTGTAAGGTTTTAGACGCCTGAACCGAGCCCATGCTGTCATCTTAAACTCATTAGGATCATATACATCCGGGGGTTGTCTGTCTTTCATGTCTATTTGTCTCTGCTCTAGTGTTTTCATATACTTAATTATAGCATGTACACCTGCTAAAAGTCAAGTAGAAATTACACTGTGGGTAAAATAGTTCCCTCGAAGGGAAAAGACTTTCCCATTCATAGCCTGAGACCTGTTGAAAACAAAGCGACTATAGTGCTTGACCTATGGCCAGTGCTTTGCTAGTATCCATACCAGTAAGCGGTACGGACAGGATAGGCTGAAAGTAGTGGCACGGAGCAGGTAACGGTTACCGGAGCAGGCCATGCCGTAGCGGCCAGTGAGGCGACCTGAGAAACTGAAGCGGGACAGGAAAGCCGCTTCGAACACCTCCGGTGCTGACGAACCAGCCGACTCGGTCCAAGCCAAGCGATAGGACAAGAGTACGACATACGCGTGAATGGAAAAGCCGTCCGGTGTTCGAACCGGAGCGAAGTACAGCAAACGCGAAAGACTCATCAGCAAACCCGTCATGGAAGGCTAGAGCCGAACGGGGTTCAGGATGCGATGCAGTCGCGGGGAAGTTTACGGGGCCTTACAAGTCCGCTCCCTTTACTCACTGGATAACCCAGCCTATCGCGGTAACCTTACAGATTGGAAAACAAAATGAAGCACGGTCATCGTGCGAACTATCGGCACACTCCCGAGTATCAGGCATACATGCACGCTAAGCACAGATGCACAAACCCGAACCATCCCAGATTCAAATACTGGGGCGGTCGCGGTATCCTGTTTAGGTTTGCATCGTTTGCTCAGTTTCTCGCGGACGTTGGGCCAAGACCTGCTGGAATGAGGCTAGATCGTAGCAATAATGACGGGCACTATGAACCCGGCAATGTGCGATGGGTCACACCTCTGGAAAGCAACCAAAACAAGCGACAAAGGCAAAGCAAGAAGATTAAGTCTTCATCATGCACTGCACCTAAGCTGTGATTACAGGACCGAAAGGCCGCTTCACTGTTAGGCTTCAGTGCATGAATGAACACTTAGGAGGCAGCACATTATGATGGGAGCATCGTATCCAACCAAGAAAGCCCTGAAGGAAAACGTTGGCCAACCTTTGCGATACATAGAGACCAGCGCATTCGGTCTTGAGTACGTGGCAACGGGCAAGTTCTGCGTTGTTGGCCCCTCGCCTTACAATCGCAAGTGGTTCGCTGAAGTGACCATGAAAGACGGCGTCATTGCCAAGGTAAGCTAGTACCTGAATCCAATCCCGCACTGAGGAGACGATCATGACCACCACATTCACGCACAAACATTATGAGAAGCTTGCTAGCTTCTTCCGCTACGAACTGGAAGTCAGCGACATGAGAGGCACGTTTAATCAAGTGCACAACGACATTCGAGTCAACACCATCAAGGGCTTGATCCGCTTGCTGGCCAACAATCTGGCCAACGACAACCCCAAGTTCAACACACAGCGTTTCTACAAGGCCGCAGGCCTGAAGGAGACAGTATGAGCGCATATAAGCGCAAGACTGAAGACGAGTATCAGGTGCATGGGCTCTACTCTGGTGCATGGGAAGAAGTGACGTGCGAGACCACCAGAAGCGAAGCACGAGCACGGTTGAAAGAGTATCGGGAAAACGAACCGGGAACACCGTTCCGACTTGTTGTGCGCAGAGTCAAGATCGAAGCAACAATCTAAGATATGCAAGGCATGCCCTGAAGACCTGAGAAGCCCTCAGGGCATGACTGGTACATCTTAGGAGGCAACAATGCCGCGAATCACGAAGGACAATCCACTCACGAACTACATCAGCCGCGCTGAAATACAAAGCTGGCGTGACAATCACGACCGCGCCATCGTAGCTCAGGAGAACCAGAAGCTAGCACGCATCCAACTGGTGGACGCGCTACAAACTGTGCTTGAGATGTTCGAGACCAACTCTACATTACCAGCAGGGCGAACCCTACAAGAACTTGACGCTGCATTCCCACGCGGCTCTGTGTACGGCATAGTCAAGGCCGCTGTAGCACGCATTCAGGAAGCGAGACTCTAACCTTAGGAGGACACCATGACCGCACCAAAGCTAATTGCAGAACGCAGATTCGGGGATGTACGGGCGATGCTGGGCGACATCCAAGCCATGTTGGCGATTGCCAACCTGAAGTGGACCGACGTTGTATATGTGAAGACGTTCGAACCTGAAGAAGCCTACGCCTATGCCAGTATCGCTAGGCTCTGGGAAGAGAAACTGACTGATGGCAGCAAAGTTTACGAGCTGCACATCCTGTAACCCTGAGGAGGGACCATGGCGCGATATCGTGAGACACCTGATGTAGAGCGTGAGCGTATGCCAAGCGTGCAAGGCGTTTGTAAGGATTGCAACGCTGGCACGCTCAACAACGAACTGAACCCCGCCTTCGACCTGTACGACGAAGGCATAACCTGCATACGCTGTGGCAGCTCGCACGTTGATGTCGTAGCATTCTAAACAGGAGCGGGTTCGAAAGAGCCCTGCTCACCCTGCACTGAACCGTCCTCGATAATGACACGGGCCATAATGCCTTAGTGAAGGTAACGGGAGTGCAGAGTGAGCAATCCAAGGAGAGACCATGGCAAACCATAAGTCTGGAGCAGAAAGATACAACGATAGAATGGCTAAAATTTGGGAAGATGCCAAGCGTTTGGAACGTGAGCGATTGAAGCGCGGAGAGAAGCCAAACTCTAACCTCACCTCTCCAGAAGAGGCGCAGAAGTATCAGGCCTTGAGAGATGCCGTGACCAATGCCATGGAGACCTTGGCAGATGCGCTTGACCCTACCTCTGCATTGGACCGGGGAGAGATAGTAGAACTGCACAAAGAACTAACGCGTGCTAGGAAAGCACTGGAGGCAGCATGACCACAATCAAGTACAATGGTGAGACACTCGAAGTCAGCAACGATGGCCGCGTGGCACGCATCAAGCCCGAGGCCATCTATGCACTGACGCGGGACCAAGACGTACACGAGGCAGTGGCCAAGGCGATTGAATGCCGAGGTGAGCTTGTGTACGTGCCAAGCACGAGCGCTGCACGCGGCCTGAAGCCGAGGAGTGCTCAGAAGTACTTTGTCCAATAGGAGGACATCATGGGATACTTTGAAGCACTAAAAGCCGCTGGCGCAAAGCTATTGGCCAGCTCAACGTTTGGTAGTTATCAGGGCGATTGGTTTGCCAAGGTAGTTTATCAAGGCCGCACATTCTGGGTACACGGTTCGTATGGCTCGTGCTCCTACTGTGACGCTTTCCAAAGCGAATTTGATTACGCTGCGGGAGACACCTGCGACGAACACAAGTACGAAGGTGACTCACCAGAGTCTAAGGCCTGTGAAGCCTGCAAGGCCGCACCTGCTACTTATCAGGCCAAGCTGGCCGCGTTTGGCCTAGGCTACCTGACTTCAGGAGACATGACCCAAGCTGAAGCCGAGGCACTAGCAAGCCGAAACCTAGAATGGGACGAAGACGCAACGGAAATGTTGACCTTCGTACAAGCTAACGCAATCTAAACCTCAGGAGGACACCATGCATATTCAAATTGTTGAGGATGCGCAAGCACCAGCGTATGTGGTGATCGTACATCACACAGATTATGAGCAGACCATCAGATACTACCTTAGTGAGCAAGCTGCTAGGGATGAGTATGCAAAGCAGTCAGCTCTGCACAATGAAGTTTACATTGCCAAGCTTTTGGCATAACCTGTTCCAAGTCCTCAGGAGGACACCATGGCAAAGATGAAAGCAACACCCAAGTCATACTCAGAAGCAGCAGCGTTACTCAATGGTCGGGAGCAGGTCAAGCTGGGCAACAACACTTGGCTTGAACGCCTCGAAGGCCTTCAGTTCATCGGTGTGCGTTTGCACAATACGTACATCGTACGCTTCCACTACAACGGCAAGGTGACGCTCCACACTGGTGGGTACCACACGGTGACCACCAAGGAGCGCATGAACCAGTTCATCTATGGTCGCGTGTATCAGAAGGCGTACGATTGGTACTTCTACGTTAACCGTGGCACGCTTGCCGGGGAAGTGACCGTGATCTTCTCAGAAGGTATGGAGGTACAGCCGTGATCGACTACGAACGAGCAAAGCGCAACAATCCCAAGCTGAAGGCCGCACTGACACGCGCTATGAAAGTGTCGGACCCATTGAAGCGCAGCGAAGCTGTAATCGCCGCGTGTCGCAAGGCTGTGCAAGAATGGAACGAGTGGGGAGCGTGGCCGGATAACTGGTCACACTGGCAACGTGCCTTGAGTGATTCGCTGCTGAAGGCGAGGTACGCAGGCGACAATCAGATGCACGTCGGTGTCAATCAACTGGAGGACTTAGCATGAGTCGTAACGCAACTGCAAAGGCCATACGCTTGGCCAAGGAAGCACATCCTGAGCGCTACTGCACATTGACTAAGTGTCTGCGCAGAGCGCCGTGCTCCCTGCACAGCGATGTGCTTTATGTCGCAGCAGAGCATGCATCGCGTGAAGAGCAACACGCACGTTACATTGACTGCGGCCCCCAAGCATGGGACGACCGCGACTAGGGAGGCAGTATGACATGGCATCAAGCAATGGCTAAGATAGGCTCATCCAAGAGCACTGAGGAGTGGCTAAGGGCTATGGGCAGTCTGCCAACAACTGTGCGAACACGCGCAGTGTTTACAGTCGAAATGCTTGCTGGCCTAGAGTGGCAGCAAGTTGTTCCTATGCAAACTCCTCAGCATCTCTATCGCGTGGAGATTACGTGGGCTCTGGATCGCTACCGCATCACGGTGATTGATCTAGCGTCTGGGCATACGAAGCGCCGTGTGTCTTCATGGTATGCACGTACAGCAGTGGCGAGGGCTAACAAATTTCTGCGCCACTTCACAAAGCTTGAACCTCAGGAGGCAGCATGAGCTACATTGTAACCGAGCAAGAGAAAAACCCGATTGTTCCTATCTCAGAACTACCAAACGGCACGCTTGCCATTGCGATTAACGGTGGATTCAAAGGCGAGTTGTTTTACAAGAACGTCGCAGGCATTATCGGAATCTCAGTTGACCGCTATTGGGCCAGCGCTTACATGGAGAAAACTACTCGTGCTTACGTGCCGAACTTCTACGTCCGCGCCGTCACAGAGAAGCATAACGATCACACCTCGGGAGGCAGTATGAGCATTCACAACGGGCAGGACATCATCGACAGCCGGGATGTAATCGCACGCATCGAAGAGTTGCAAGACGACCGCGAGGCATACCAAGACGCCTCAAACACCGCTGCTGAAGCCTTAAAGAACGTTGCTCCTGAGGATGCCAACGAAGATCACATGTTCGAACTTCAGGACGAGGCTGACGGCACTCTGGACGAACTCAACAACTGGGACCAAGTCAACGGAGAAGAACTCAAGGCACTTCGAGCGCTAGACAGCGAAGGCCGCGATGCCACCTCAGAGTGGAGCCATGGAGAAGCTTTGATTCGTGACTCGTACTTTGAGGACTATGCAATGCAGCTCGCAGATGACATCGGAGCAATTGATCGCAACGCTGAGTGGCCTGTGAACTGCATCGACTGGAAGCAAGCCGCTGAGCAACTACAGCAGGACTACTCCTCGGTAAACTTCGAGGGTGAGGACTACTGGATTCGTAGCGCCTAAGAGAGGAGGTGGGAGTCATGACTACAGAAGAACTGACAAGCCGTGGCTTCCACGTCTTCTGCTTCACCACACGCACGGCACGCGCAGAGTTTAGCTTGCGCACTGATCCAAGCTTCGCCTGTGTCGAGGTAGACGAAGTGTACACGCCCAAGCGCTTCGAGGTTTTCTACCTCGGAGTACGGAAGCTTCACCATGTACCAGTCAAGTTCACGAGACCAACGGAGGCAGTATGAAGACTTACATTGTAGAGATCGTGGGGTACGAGGGAAAAGACACTGGCATCACGATTGACGGTGACTTTGAGGATACCGAGAACGACATTTACAGTGGCGAGAGTCTAGACAGGCTCTACGCCATTGTCCAAGTAGATGATCACGGTGCTTCCATTGTTGACAACGGATACAGATCGGTTGCAGAAGCGCATGCAACTTGGCCTGAGGCCTTGGAACCGGGGCTGGACCATCTAGTCAGTGGTGGCCGCGCATTCGCTAAGGAGATCTAACCATGGCGTTCTACAGTGAAAATGCTCAATGGAGGCGTATGACAACTAAAAGTGGTGGACGAAAACCAGCGCCAAAGAAGTACACGCTTGCAGACCTTGAGTCTGTGTCTGGTGTTACTGCGGAATTCTTCTCAACCGCAATGTCACGCACGTTCTATGAAGAGTACTGCGATGACCTAAGCGGCATGAGCGGAGTATGGCAGTATGTCAGGGATGCCGCTCTAATACTGGAGAAGGAAAGCAAGGCATTCGGCACGGCAGGCGAGGACTTTGACTGGTTTCAATCAGTGCAAGACTTCGCATGTTCTCTGATGCCAAAGCGTCTAGACCCTTCGCAGATGAGGAAGCTGGCAAAGCAAGTTCTCGCAGACAACAAATACTTTGACACGGAGGCAGTATGAACAAAGCCACATCGAAGAGCGGACGCCGCGCTGCACGCAAGCTGTTCCCCAAAGCCAAGCAGTCAACGCGACCATTCACCAGTGCGGATTACACAGCACTGCCGAGCATTCCCAACCGACCACCAACGAAGTAAAGCAACGTGGGTGTAAACATCACATCAAAGGTGGATGAAGCCCACGATCCCCTCTCTCAGGTAGGCTGAGGCAGCACATAGCAGCACATCATACGGAGGCAGAGACCATATGCAATCGAGCTGAGGCAAGCTCAGCAACGCAGGGAAAGTGTCCTGCGTGATACTACAACGCACGCGCAACTGCTTGCTAGAGATTCGCTAGGGCAGCGCCTTGTAGTGTCACGGAGGGCATCATGAATACTGTGGAGATTCGCAATCTGACTGACTTGGAGATTCGTACACTTAGGACTGCTCTGGAGACCTTGAGTGTCACTAGTCCAAGCAAGAGTACTGACCGCTGGGCCAGTGACGTTATGCTCGAAGACGATGCCAAGTTTATCAAGCAGCTTCTATGGATCGAGAAAGGAAACATCTCATGATCAAACTGGAAATTACGGACAGCCAATTCGATACCATCTTGGCAGCACTGTGGAACGCCAAGGCGCAAGCTTCCAACACTGGTACGCACGTAAACGACATGTACATCGGTTCCCCCATTGTTGTGGAACTGACTAACCTCATGGCAAAGATCGGCAACCAACGCGACTCACAAATTCGAGCGGAGGCACTCCTTGATTACCAACTTAACGGATGATGAACAGCATCGACATCCAAACGGCCTTGGCTGGGTTGCCAATACAGCCAAGGTTGACCCCAGCGTTTATGTAGGTCCGCATGCGCTTGTCTATGGCCAAGCCGAGCTGACAGACAAAGTACGCATCCTAGATGTAGCTCAGGTGTCTGGGCATGCCAAGCTAAGCGGGGACGTAGTTGTCTCACGGCATGCTTGGGTGGACGGGAACACCAAAGCAACCACTGGGCACTTCTACAAGAACGAACGGGCGCAGGCCACTAAACAGGAGCGTATCAGATGAATGAAGAAAAAGAAGAGGCAAGAGCAGAAAAACTGCATCAAGCTATTGAGGAAGTTCTCACAGAGGTGCAATGATGATCAAGGGCTACAAGCTGTTTCGCTTACGCAAGGACGGCACACTTGGGCCTTTGTTTATCGGCGCGAGACTGCGCGTGCCTGTAGGACTGTGGCAGGAAGCTCAGGGCATATACGTCAAGGGCTTTGCCTATCGTCCCGGTTGGCACGCGTGCTCTAGGCCGGAAGCTCCGCACCTATCGAAGCGCGGCAGAGTGTGGTGCGAGGTATCGCTCAGTGGCGTGCAGGAGCACCGCAGGCCTGAGACTCAGGGTGGGCTCTGGTACGTTTGCCAATGGCTACGGGTAGATCGTATAATGGTGGAGGGTGGAAAATGAAGACTCGCAACGAAGAGCGCGTTTATAAAAGTTTGTGGCACCTGCTCATTGCAGGCATGGGAGTGTATGAGCTACGCAACCACAAGACAAAGCTGTCCAAGGTGCTTGCAGTGGGCCTGATCGCGTTCCACGTAGATGCCGCACTCTGTGACGCTATGGATATTCCCACAACAATGCAACGGTGGTTGAGAAAGCTGAGGCCGGAATGAGTGGCATCATGGGTAGATGTGAAAAGTGTGGCCATGTGTTCGATGTGCTACTTGGCTTCAACTGTCCTGCATGCGTGGCTTGGAGAACAGAGCGTGTACGTGAAGCCTTCGCGCCTATTGATCCACTACGCACAGCGCTGGGGATACATGGCTTGCGCGAGGATGCCGAGCTGGATGGGGTATGGCACTGGCACGGTGACCCGGGAGAATTTTACCGGAAGATGCAGCATAGGGAAGAATACCCGGGGCGGCTATGTGCGCCCAACGAAAATCAAGCAGAGGTACCCCGAGGGTGCAAGATGCCGACATCTGAAGAAGCTCAGGTGTACGAACTCAAACGAAGATTCAGACTGTAACAACGGAGGATACAATGGTTTACTTTGACAAAGTTTTCGAAACGCACGAACAAGCCGACAAGTTCATTGAGGAATACTACGCTGCATACCACCCCGCTGGGTATGGTACGTGGTGTCGTAAAGAAGACTTGCCGAACGATGGTGGGGTGAAAGTCAAAGTCAGTCGCGGATCGTCTTGCGACTAAAGGAGAAAACATGAGAGGTTTCGTAGCTCTGGCTCTGCTCGTACTGGTACCGCTAGCCTTAGGCTTTCCCGCGCTTTGGCTAGTGGTGGTCCCCATGGTGCTGTGGCTGCTGGGGAGTGACAAGGTACGCTTAGGAGATGATGACCTATGATCGCAGAGATGCTGAAGTTTTTCGCTGGTCAGTTTGTAATCTGGGTAGTTGTAGCGTCCACACTCAAGGCGGCAGGTTTATAATAATAAGAAGGGAGACAACATGCTACGTTCCTATCAGCAAGAGCAACTCGATTCCGCTTTGACCGAATACGTTAGTGGCGTCAATCAGCAACTGTTCGTTGCCGCGACAGGCACAGGGAAGACTGTGATGTTTTCCAATCTGCCGGACAAGTTCAAGCATGTTCTCCCCGGCAAGATGCTTGTGACTGTGCATCGTGAAGAGCTGGTCAACCAAGCCATCTCTGCTATTCGCCACTGGAACCCAAGCCTAAAAGTAGGCAAGGAGATGGCCGAGCACTTCGCGGATACTGACTGCGATGTGATCGTGTCGTGCATTGCCAGCATCGGACGCGAAGGTGCAACGCGCATGGAGCGCTTTGGATGGGACAATATCGACAAGTTCGTCATCGACGAAGCTCATCACGCCATCGCTTCAACGTACATGAACGTGCTGCAAGCCGGAGGATTCTTACAGCCGGGAACCAAGAAGCTGCTCATCGGAGTGACAGCTACGCCCAAGCGCAAGAACCTGACGCGCACTGAGAAGAAGCAGCTCACCACACTGGACGACGAGGAGATCGTCTCGCTCAAGAGTGTGTTCAAGAAGATCGTACACAAGTACACCATACGTCAGGCTATTCGTGACGGCTGGTTAGTTCCATTGCGCGGACTCAAGCTGAAGACTGAGACCGACCTGAGCAACGTCAAGAGCACTGCTGGGGACTACCAACAGGACCAACTGTCTGAGGCAGTCAACACAGCAACACGCAACCAGCAGATCGTGAAGTTCTGGCTGGACCATGCTGAGCAGCGCCATACCATAGCTTTCACTGTGGACATTGCACACGCTAAAGACTTGGCCCAAACGTTTGCAAGTACAGGCGTGAAGGCTGAGGCCATCTGGGGAGTTGATCCAGACCGAGCTGAGAAGCTGGCAAGGTTCAAGGCTGGGGACATCACAGTCCTATGCAATTGCGCTTTGCTGACCGAGGGCTTCGACGCGTGGCAGGTACAGTGCATCATCCTCGCGGCACCTACCAAGAGCAGCTCCAAGTTCACGCAAGAGGTAGGGCGAGGCACACGTCTGGAAGAAGGCACTGGCAATCTTCTGGAAGCACTCAAGGCAGGCAAGTTTCTGCGCAAGAAAGACTGTCTCATTCTGGATGTGGTGGACAACAACAAGCGTTGCTCACTGGTGACATTCCCTAGTCTGTTGGGATTGAATCCAGACTTCGACCTGCAAGGTAAGTCTGTTACAGCAGCCATCGAAGAGATCGAAGTGTTACAAGAGAAGAACCCCGGCATCGACTTCGCACACCTCACTGACTTGAGCAAGGTGAAGATATATGTCGAATCGCTGGACATGTTCTCAGAGCCCTACACCCAAGAGGTGAAAGAATTCTCTGAGCTGACATGGATGCAGACTCAGGACGGTGCGTACGTCCTCTCTGTGCCTGAAGCCCGGGAAGTGAAGGAAGCCAAACAGTACTGGAACTTCCAACACGAGAAGCTCCACATCACGCCCAACGAACTGGACGAGTACGAGCTGAGCATTACAACGGTGAACACCGACCGTAAGCTTGGCACGTACAACACGCTCCAAGAGGCATTCACAACAGCTGATGAAGTCGTGCGTAGATGCCGTGCGGATCGTGTGCGTTTGCTCAAGCGTGAGGAGTCGTGGCACGCTGGGCCTGCAAGCGATGCAGCTAAGAAGTACCTGAGGACACTGACCAAGGGCAAGCCATTCCTCTATTGCCTGTGCGCGGGTTCAGTAGGCACAGTCTGTGGAGCATGCATGAAGCAGAAAGGCATTACCGCAGGACAGGCCGCACTGGCCATCAACAAACTCAAAGTCAAATAAGGAGAACAGTTATGAACAGCAGAGAACTCGCAGTAGAACTTCGCAACGTCGCAAACTTCTTGGACACACGCCCTGAATTCGAGTTGCCTTCGTACTACAAAGCGAAGCAGTACATCACGTTCTGGGATAAGCAGGAGTTCATAGAGGCTGCGAAAAGTTTGGGAGACGCGACCAAAGACTATACAGACTACGACTTCCAACTGACATCCAAGCATGCCCCGGTGGTTTTCAGCATTGCGCGGGACAAGGTCTGCAAGAAGACGGTGACCTTCGATTGCGAACCATTGTTCAGCATAGCAGAAGTGGAGGCGTTTTAGTGGCTTGTGAGAAATGTTGGACAGATGCGTACTTCCGACATCGGTACCTTGATCCCAACAAAAGCCAGTCGGATCACTACCATGAAATATTGGCCGAACGAGTGCTGAAGCCCTGCTCCGAAAAAGAGCAGGCAGGGGAAATAGGAGAAAAAGAATGAAAAAAGTAATTGTAATTGCTCTGGTGTTTCTGGCAACACTTCTCGTCGCGGAAGAGAAGTACCGCATAGAGCGCTTGTCCGGCCAGCAACTAGGAAACGGTTTGCAGGTAGTTGCTTATCACGATACAGAGAGCGGTATAGAAATTTTGTGTTTCTATGACAACTCCGACGCTACTAACGGCATGCACTTGAATACGGCGATTCCACAAGGCATTAGCTGCGTGACTACGGGAAGGCGGTGGACGAAATGACGTACATGACACAAGACATGTTGCCGGATACGTACATCTTGCTGTTCACGTTCTTTGGGCTTGGACTAGTGGGCCTGGGAGGCTTAGTCTTCCTAGGCTATGTCGTAGTCAAGCGCATCACTACACGGAAACCACAGACCAAATGGAAACGCGACTGGGCAAAGATTGAGGAGGACCTAAGCCGATGAAGCTAACCGAGAGGGCAAGCACATACCTACGCGAGCATGGCATCACTCTGCTTCGCATAGGTGTGCAGGGTGGTGGATGCAGCGGCTTTCAATACCTCATAGAAGAGCCCGGGCCGGAAGACCAGTCTCCTCTGCCTGCTGACAAGGTCTTCACGTTCGATGGCGTCACTGTCTACGTGGACCCCATGTCCTACATGTACCTGTCTGAGTGCGAAGTAGACTATGTCTCGTCTCTGGAGATGTCCGGCTTCGTCTTCAACAATGCAGCGGCCAAGAGTACCTGTGGCTGCGGAAAGAGCTTCAACTCATGACGCAAAAAGTAGTTGATAAAGAACTACTAAAGCTGACCAAGCGTCCCCCGAAAACAAAGGCTGAGAAGAACTTTCACGAGTGGCTGCTGTACTGCAAAACAGTACTAGAGAAAGGAAAATCATGACTCCATCACTTTTAGCAATCCTCGCTCGCTTCGATGGTGATCCCAAGCAGGCCCGGGATTACTGTGCAATCATGGCCTTGACCTACCCAGCTCTGGCCGAGGAGTACCAAGGGTATGCTTACGCTCTGGAGGAGGAGTTCGTATATGAACCACTACGTGATCATCGACGGGCAGCTACAGCGTAGTTCTCCCGAGACCAAGCGCTGGTCACGTAGGGCTGCTAAGGAGGTTCCTAAGAGTGCCCCGGAGGACATGCACGAGAATGTGCAATATCCAAAAATTGCACAAAACACAGATTGGGAGATCATTGAATCTCTGGAGGAACACGAATGAACGGAAAGAAAATGCTAACGTGCCCAAAGTGTGGTCGCTCAATTTGCATATACGAAAGGTGTGTGACCTACAGACCCGCAAGCTCTCCGCATCCTATTTTCTACAAACACCGATGCGCGGACAAGTTGACAAAGTGACCAAAGTTTGGTATAATCATTACACTGGTCAATACGAAGGAGTCACATGAAGGGTGCGTTCATCGAAGCAACTCTGCCGGAACTTAAGGGCGGGAAGATGTATCAATCAGGGCGAGGCGAGGGAGCCAATGCCAAAGCCGCCATCAGCCGAGCAATGGGTGACATGCTCAAGAAGATCAAGGGAAAGCGCATCAGCATCATCCAAGCACGCATCACATTGACAACCAAAGTCGAACAGGAGGTCGCTCATGAAACTGAAGTTTAAAGATATCCTCAGCAATCCCTACCGCGACCTGAAGAGCAATCCTCTGCTCAAAGATAAGATTGTCGAGCTGGTCGCTTCCATCAACACGACGGGCTTCTGGGACAACGTCGTGGTACGCAAGAACAAAGCCGGGAAGTACGAGATCGCTTGCGGTGGGCATCACCGCATTGCCGCCGCCAAGGAAGCAGGGCTCACCGAGGCTGACTTCATAGTCAAGGAGTTCACAGACGCGCAGATGATTCAGGTAATGGACGCCGAAAATCGGGAAGTCTATGCCTCAAGTCCTGCGTCTGTGATCGAGTCGGTCAAGGCTGTAGTGGCTGCACTGACTGATGGGACCATTCCCGCATTCGAGGTGGACCCCAAAACAAACGCGCAGCACATACGCTACGCACCCTCATACGTCGCTGGAAAGGAACCCGTTGCAGGTGCGCGAGCATACCCATATACCTCTACATTGATTGCCAAGTTCCTAGGTAGGGTATACCTAAATGGCCGAGCGGACACAGCGGTTGAAGCTGCTTTAAATTTCTTGCACCTGAAAGAGATGGGAGCTATCACTAACGCCATACTCGTGAAGGACAAGCAACCCATCACCGCTAGAAAGCTATTTGACATCACTGCGGACATCAAGAAGCGCACCGAGACCATAACGGAGCGCCGAGGAAAAACCCAAGAAGAACTGAACAAACTCCGCGAACAACAGCTAGCCGCACAGGCCAAAGCCAAAGCCGATGCCAAGCAAGCCGAAGACGAGCACAAGGCCCTCCTGAAGAAGGAAGCTGACGCAAGGCGCGAGGAGAACAACCGCAAGGCTGACGCACTGGCCAAGCAGATCAAGGAGAAAGACGAACGCGCAAAGGCCAAGGAAGTTCTGAACCAACTAGCGATGGCTGACTTAGAAGCGAAAGTCGCTCAGAAGAAAGTCTGGGAAGCGGAGCAGCGCGTGCAGGATGTGTACCTTCCAATCCGACGAGATGTAGAAGTCATGCTTGGTAAGTTCGAGACCATGGTGTCTGAGCGCAATCCTCTGCGTGAAGACGTGAAGGCTCTGGCAAAGCTCAAGGCATTACGGCCGGAAGATCGCAAGCGCTTACGCACTGCCGCCGTAGCCGTGGCAGATTGGTTTTCCTCATGGGTAGCAGCACAGTTCGCACCGTTGCCCACTGCGAAAGCCGAGCTGAAAGAAATGGCTAAGAAAGAAAAATCGAAACGGTCAAAGGAGACCTAATGGAAACCAAGAAGTACATTGTGCAAGCGCATTTTGACTGGGGCTGGAAGCGGTCTGGAAACACAGGAGCTGATGGCAAGTACACCAAAGAGAGCGCACAGAGACGCGCTCGCTATCAGGAAAAGAACGGAATGGGACTCAAGTACCGCATCAAGGAGATCAAATGAAAACTAAGAAATACATCGTGCAGTTTATGTTGCCAGCCAGCCGTCGTTGGGTGCAGTCTGGTAATACGGGGTCTGATGGCAAGTACACCGAAGGAAGCGCACAGAGACGAGCCCGTTACCAAGCACGAAAAAATGAACTTGAATACCGCATCAAGGAGAGCAAATGAGAAAGCTGATTGAAGTGAAGGAGAGTCACATCAAGAACGGCAAGCCACGAAGTTATTCCTCTTGCCCCATTGCCTTGTCTCTAAAAGAGTATGGATACAAAGCAGTAGGAGTGGATGACGACTGTGCAGAAGTTGATGGGTATTCTGTAGAGCTACCTACAAGGGCTACACGTTTCATACACAAGTTTGATAACAACAGGCCTGTGAAGGCTTTTAAGTTTTGGCTTAACGACCTGATAACGGAGGCTCAGTGAGAACGGACACCCAAGTAATCCATAGCGATGACATAGGTGAGGTCGTGGGCAGCTTCTATGGTGTCCCTATCAACTCCTTGAATCCCATTGCCTCAGAACTGAGGGAACTGGACGATGCTCAAGTTCGTGCTAGGGCTGGCCTAGGTACTGAACCAAGCCTTGCTGAGGTTCTTCCTGGGGAAGTTGCCAAGGACAACCTCATTCGACGCGAGACGACCGCTGAAGTCGTAGGTGAGACATTCTACGCCGAGGATATTCCTAAGGGACGACAAGTGCCCATCTCAGAAGTCCCTGATGGAGTCTTAGTAACTTGGCGTCCGAACAACCTTGAATTTGCCGTCATCCACGAGGAGGTGACCGATGAAATTTCCACACAAGGACGATAAGGACATGGCAGCTCTAGCGCGTCTGCCAAGCACAGCGTACGCTCACGACGACAGGCCTTACTTGTCTACCCAACGCTATAGCCTGAGCCCTGACTTCGAAGCCAGTGACGTGGTTGCTAAAGCCCGAGTGGACATGCAGTCTGCTCAGGAAAACCAATGGTGGATGAACCAGTGGAAGGAGAGCACATAATGGAACTGAATGACTTTATTTTGTTGGCCGCTGCATCCATTAGAGCAACTACCCTGAATGTTAAAAGGTATGAATATCTTCTCCGAAAAGAAGCTGTGGAAGAGGCCAAGCTTTTGTGGGAAGAAGTCCTCAGACAGGACCGAGAGCGATAATGGGAAGTGCAGAAAACTTTCTGAGCAGGTTCGGTGGAGGCGCAGAAGCCGTGCCTGAGACCAACCTGCTCAGCGCCGGAGCGCCAAACGCTCTGGCTTCCTTCATGGACACATTCACAACGTCCATGGAGATTCTGTGGTTTTACAATCACACAGAAGAGGTTCGTTACAACAAAGAAGATCACGTTTATTTTCGTGTGGACCCGGACCTCGGCAACCTGATAGAATTGTACGGAGTCACCAATGTCCTGAAGAAAGCTATTGATCGCTCAGTCATGCTCGTACCGTGGGCAGCTAAGATGGCGATTGAGAAGCTGCTGAGGACAATCCCAGTTGTACAGGACACCTCGGGAGTTTCTTGGATCGCTCCAATGACTCTCACAGACTTCACCAAGCTCGCCTTGGAAGCCAAAGGTGCACACAAAGAAAAGCTGGAAGAGGCTGGGGACATCGGGCACATTGCGCACCTGTGTCTATCTGATTCCATTCAGCACGCGATTGATCACACGAACAGCACAGTACTTGAACTGCGCAACATTCCGACTGACGAGAAAGCCAAGGCGTGCGCTGAGGCTGGCTTAGCATGGATGCGGCTACACAATGTGCGCTGGATAAAAACTGAACAGAAGATCTATTCCCGTGAGTACGGTTACGCCGGGACCATGGACGGGCTCGCCACAGTGGACTCCTGTGGTGACCCGTCGTGCTGCACTGAGCAATTCAAGGATCGTCTATCGCTCATCGACTTCAAGAGCAGCAATGCTTTGCATATCGAGTATCTTTTTCAAACAGCGAGCTACCAACACGCGGAGCAAGAAGAGCAGGGCCTTGACATCAAGGATCGCTGGATACTTCGCCTCGGCAAGAACGAAGAAGAAGCTGGAAAGTTTGAACCATGGCACTGCACGGCTAAGGACTTCAAGGAAGACTTTGAGGGCTTCTTAACGTGCCTTGCACTCAACAAGCTTCTGGACTCCGTAAAGGAGCGCATGAGCCTGCAAAAAAAGGGCGTACGCGAAGCCAAGAAACAACTAAAGGCTATCCAGAAAGAAATAGACAAAGCTGCGGCCAAGGTCAAGAAGGAAGCCGATAAGGCACAGCTAAAGTTGGACAGAGCAGCTGAGAAAGAGAGGATCAAAGCTGATGCGAAGAAAGCCAGGGAGGAAGCCAAGCTTGCGAAGACACAAGATGCTAAAGAAAATACCTTGGTACCTGAGGACGAGGTGAAGCATGCTGAAGTGGAGCGAGTCAAAGAATCAGTATTGCCCATTGTGTCCGAGAATGCCGAACCAACCGACGTTTGCGTACACACTGTGGAACGACCCAAGCATGCAGAGGCACCTGCTATCCCACTCGTGGTTGCAGATCCTGTTTCTTCATCTCGGCCTATTGAGGAAGAAGCCCCAATAGAACGCAAGCCGTTTGTGGTACCCATGGAGGGATGATGACACCAGCGGACGTTATCAAGACAATAGAGGAGCTGGACCCTACGAAGGACTGCTGGTTCGTCAGACACAATGACGACCAGCTGGTGTACATCGTAGGACATCTGCCTGATGGACAAAGAGTCTGTACAGCACTTCCCACAGCTATTCACAAAACTGAAATCAAACAGGAGAAACAATGAGCGATGCACTGGTAGTACTGAACAACAACACAGCTATAATGTCTGGGGGCGTAGGTCTCGGCTCCTCGATTTTCAAAGCACGCCCTAGCTTTCTGGAACTGGTCCATAAGAGCAGCCGTCAAGAGAATGTGGTGCCCGGGGAATTCCGAGTGTTGTCAACGAATGAGCACCTGGGCAAGACCATTCGCGCAGTGCTCTTGGCCGTACCTCAGCCACGTCGTGAGTGGTACCGTGATCCCACCGTGTTCTCTAAGGACAACAAGGCATGCTTCTCGCTGGACGGCATTCGTCCACATGACCGTGCAGCTGACCCTCAGGCCATGTACTGCGCAAAGTGCCCCAAGGGAGACATCAACTGGAACACATGGCGCAAGACGAAGGACCCCAAGGATCTCCCTCCGTGCGGTGCGTATTGGCACTTGTTACTCGCTGATCGTGCAACACAGACGCCTTACTACCTCGACATCAAGGGCACAAGCGCTTCGCCCTTCAAGCAAGCCATGGAAACTCAGATGTCCGGCCTGCTTGCGAAGTTGATGGCCAATGTACGTGCTGAGAATAAGCAGCGCGGATATTCGCTAGTGACTCTGCAAAATCAGGAAACCGGAGAGCAGTTCCAAGAGTTCCGTACGACGCCTGGGTTTACTGTGCCAGAAACTGGGCAGCTCCCAATCTTGCCGATGCCGAACATCTTTGACATCAGCTTCGATATCTACGCTGCAAGCAAAGATGGTGGACCGTACGTCATGGGCTTCAAGAACTTTGCTCTAATGAAGCCTGAGGACAAAGCTGAGTTTGGTCAGTTGTACCTCGACCTGATGCAGCAACGCGCAGAAGCACAGCAAGTGCAGCAGAACGACGAAGCCGAGGTAGATGCGGCAGTGGCCGAAGCCCCTGCTCAGCAAGCCAAGGGTGGTGAAGTTCTGCCGCCAATCACAATCTAAAAAGGAGAAAATAATGTTGAAAATAGAACTCAACGGGGAAAGGAACTATGAGCTTGCTAAGTTGTCAGCCAAGCTTATCGACGGAGACTTAGTGATCACTGACGAAACCGCTGGTTGGTCTCTGGTTGCTTTGCGTATCGTGGACAATAAGATCAACCTTGTGCGCTACAACAGCATCGCTGATAAGAATTACAACACAGACAAACAGGGCAGGCTTGTAGAAGTGCCCGAGTAGGTCGTCGCGGCGACGTTAAGCCGATGGTGGAGGCGTGCGGTTCTACAGGGGGAGGGCTTAGCGGCCCTGGTGGAAATCTGAGCACTAAGGTGAGGCAAAGATGAAATCTCAGATATGAACTCCCTTCCCCTGTAGGGCCGTACGCCCCGTAAGTTATGGATGTATGAAGCTGAGGTACGAGTTGCAAGACCCGGTTTCGATACCGGCAGGTCCACCACAACGCTTCAGGTATAACGGCATTACCGGCGTACACCCGGAGAGCGGGTCTCGCTGAAGCGTTTTGATGGGCCTGAAAGGTTTCGATTGCGACTACGAGACAGCAGTGGACATCCCGAGATGACGTGGCCCTCGTTAAAAGGACACGTAACAACCAACCGCGACTGAAAAGCCGATGGTTATGGCAGCTGCCGCAGGGCGCTAGCCATAGGGTGGGCAGGGTCAAACCTGCCCTACCGATTTTAGATTCAGATGTACAAACCCAAACAGGAGAAACAACATCAATGAAGTACCTTAGCTCCATCTTAGCAATTCTCGTTCTTTCCATTGCGGCCTTTTCTCAGGATTACCCAGTAGGCCCGAACGTAGGCAAGGCAACCACGCCGTACGCAACCACCAACTTCTCGGCCACATTCGACGGCCCAGTGACTGCAATGTTGCCAACGAGGAATGGCGAGAACACCAGCACCGATTACAAGTACGTTTCTCAGAACGGCAAAGTTGCAGAAGCAGTCACGGTTCGCTTTATTGACCATGACATTGCTGTGGACTATACGTCCTCCGACTTCTACGCCAACGACGACCGCACGGGCGGCACGGTAGACACGGCTAACACCAGTCATGATTCGTGGAATGGTGCGCCGTTCACTTATACGTACCGTACCTTTACGCTCGATGGTGTGATACTGACCAAGCGTACTCGTTACATCATCGTGAATGCTCGTGAGGCCATCTTCATTCAGCAAATCACGGCTGTTGGATATGAAGATCGGCCGGAATGGCTGGACTTCGAGTACTCGTTACGCATCAAGTGAACGAACAATGGGGAGGGTCAAACCTCCCCTCTATTTTTCTGTTAAGGAGGAAAATAATGGAAGAACATGTCAAAAACATTCTGGCTTTAGCCTGGGCCTCGTTCGATACGCCGCTCTGGCACGCTCGTAAAGAGATGCAAGAATACCTTGAGAAACATTTTGAGCTAAAGAAAGTAGCCACAGCTGCCGACGCTGCGGAAGGTTGGAACGGGCGCATGCCTAAGTACTTCTAAGGAGAACCATGGAGCCCATTGTAATCGTAGGAGAAGCCGTAGCAGGCCGAGAAGCCAAGCTAGCCGCTCTGCGTAAACGCATACGAGCCTTGGCCAATGACATAGAGATAAACACCTTCGACTTGGCTGAGGCTTTTTTTCAAGCTCAGGAATCCCATTGCTATGTTGAGTGGGGCTTCGAATCTCTCGGTGAGTACGCGTCGTTGGAGCTAGGCATCAAGCATAGGAAGGCGCAGTACCTCGCTCGAATAGTTCGTGTCTGCCGTGCCTGTGGAGTAGCTAGGAAGGACTACGAGCCTGTAGGTGTATCCAAGCTTCGCGTCATTACAGGGTTGGACCCTGAAAGCTCCTTCTTCAACACAGAGACAAAGACCAACGAGCCCATGGTTGAGCATATCGTGCGCCTTATTGCTGAAGCTCCTGAACTAACCACAGTTGAAGTAGAGGACGAAGTGCAGCGGCTGATGGGCAACGTGGGCGAGAATGCCATGGTGACTAAGAGCTACCGAGTCACCAAGAGTGCCTATGAGAACACCGTGCAACGTTGCTTCGAGTCAGTACGGAAGCGACTAGGCAGCAAAGGCCGGGACGGCACAGGTGCAGCCGTGGAGTATACGGACGGCAATTGCTTGGAAGCTGTCTGCGCCGAGTACAATAGTGATCCAAGAAATTTCATGGAAGAGCTGGACGAAAGCAAAGAACAAATCGAAGTACCGGAGGAACCAAATGCACACATTAGAGATGTCACCGGAGCACCCGTTCATGTGGCTAGCGAGGAAGCAGCACAAGACTCACTTCCGAGAACGCACGTCCCGTTCATCGTACCTACCGAAGACTAATACCCTGGGTCTCTATGATGGAAGCGCAGAAGCCCGGGCTATCGTGAACAACGCTATGCAAGAAGTGGAAGCAAGAGAAGTGCTTGCTGCTTGTATACTTTTGCATGTCCTGCACTATCTAAAAGGTATGGACACTGTGGAAGGCTCTTTTACTGCTGAGTTCTTTGAGGGTACTGATCCTTTCAAAGAGGAAGAAAAGGACTTTGAAGACTCCGTGGAAAAGAACAAAGAATTACTGGAGAAACTCTCTGATGAGTCTACGTCTGGAAGTTGAGGAGTACCGTGCGCTCTGGATGAGCGTCCTTGAACGTGACGGATGGAGATGCCGTAATCCCAGGTGTGGTATGAGAAATAATCTTCATGTGCACCATGTAATTTATAGAAGTGAATTAGGGCCGGACGAAAGCTGGAACCTAGTCACTCTGTGCAGCGATTGTCATGATGCTGTACACAACTACAAGCTCTTCATCGGTGTTGGTCCTGACTGCACGATAGGGGTTGGTGGTGGGGCTGACGGACGTTTGATCTTCACAGGAGGCTATCTTGCTAATTATTCTGGCACATAACACAACTGGGACCAAAGAGGACGGCACCTCAGACTACAATGTAGAAGCCAGAGTTAACGAGCGAGTGATTGCCAAGATGGTCGTCAAAGGCCACATCAGAAACGCAGGCGCGGCAGTACTGCTCAGGAAAATAGCCGACACTTGGGAGAACGGAGCAGGTTATCGCGCTCCTTAAGAAAAGAGAAAATAATGAGAACACTTAATATGCTTCTGATTGCGCTGGCACTATGTTGTACACCCGCGCTCGCTAATAACTGTAAGGGCAACGACGCACGAGACCACGCCACGACCGAAGGCAAGGGAGACGACCACGGCAAGGGGGACGACAATTGCAAGACACATGAGCCCGAACGTCCCGAAAGACCCGAGCGTCCCGAACCTCCCAAACACATACGGCCCACTCCTCCCCCAGTCAACGTAACAAGCACTAATACGAACACCAACACCGCGACATCTTCATCCAGCAGCACAGCGTCTGCTAATGGCAACGGCAACAACTCGAATAACACCACGGTAGAAGCCCCCAAGATTCCCGTGTCGTCCGCTATTACTCCTCCCATCATGCCTACCGTGCCTTGCTTCAAGGGTTTCGGTGGCAGTGCTCAGACCATGGCCTTCGGCGCATCCTTCGGTGGTGGTAAGATCGACAAGGGCTGCAACGCTAGAGAGCTGGCACGATCCTTCTCAGGACCACAGACGGTTGCATCATGTAAGATTCTGTTGGCAACCAAGGAAGCAAAGGCCGCAGGGATCACCATGGAAGACTGTCTTCCTCCTCTGGTACTTACTCCTGTAGCTGAACCTATCACCCCGGTAGTTGCTCCTATTCCCGTCACCGTGAACATTGTGTTGCCGAACGGTGACTTTCTTGAAAGTAAGCGAACGGTGACACCGAGTGTTACAAAGAAGGCTGTACAACGTCACAGACACATGACACCTAGCTGCCAGAACGTCGTGCAGTAGGTTTGCAAAGGAGAAAAATAACATGAACAGAATTTCACCGAGCACTACCAGAAAACCTAATGGTAAAGTGAAAGACCTTAAGAACGGTTCCATAGTAAGATGGGGTGGTGGTTTTTACGTTGTCCTTCTTTACATGGCCAACGCTTCACAAATCGGAGCAGTTTCTCTGCAAGACGGTGGCTATCTGACCCCAGATACTGTCGTGGAAATTGTGCCTGCGGGAGATGTACTCACACTCACAGTCGGTGAATAGGAGAATTGACATGTTGAAATGGACTCTGGTACTTTGCTTAGCCTTCCTCCTTGGCATTACAGCAAGTGCCAGGGTCCGTCCGCGAGGGCACAAAAATTTTCCGGCGACACACGATTCAGTGCATTTGGAAAATGAAGTTGCGAATTCCATGGGGGCCTACAGGTATTTTACTCAGGCCCAAGTGGACACAGATGTGATTAACCGGCACCTTTCTGCCATTCATGAGTGCACAGTGTACGTAGTCGCACCAAAGCTGTCGATTGAACGCAGATATGCACTGCCTGCCACAACTGCTTTTCTGTACGAGCTGTCCAAGGAGTACTACGAAGTATTCAAGCAGCCACTGATGGTAGACAGTGCAATTAGACCCGCTACAGTGCAACGCGGCTTGCACATGCGCAATGCTGCCCCTGCGTACGGAGAGAACGCAAGTAGCCATGAACGCGGCACTACTGTGGATCTCTCCCGCAAGATGAGCAAGACTGAGTACAAGTGGCTGATAGTAAAACTGCTGTACTACAGAGCGATAGGGAGAATCCTGGTGATCGAAGAACGACATTGCTTTCACATTTTCGTCATAGGAGACCTGTCGCAATGACAGACTTTTGGACTACAGACAAGCGTTTGCGTAAGGCCCTAGACGACATTCATCGTCAACTGGTGTGTCACTGTGGTTGCTATAGACATCACGGACTCGATTGGATGCCAGAAGGTTCTGGTGAAGGACTAGCTGAGGCTATGGGAATTCTGCGGGACCTGTTAGACGAAGGCACAGGTACCACCTGCAAAACTACTAAGGGGTATCCTAGATGCACCTCAGGGCCTCTACGACACAAGTACATTCATCGCATCGTAGCAGCAGCTCTTATCGGCCGAGAGCTGGAACGCTCCGAGGAAGTCCACCACAAAGATGGGGACAGACGCAATTTCAACTGGGACAATCTGCTCGTGCTAGGCCAGAAAGATCATGGCTGGGTCTCAGCTAAGCAAGCATGGTACATGAAGGAAATAGACGTTAAGCTGAAGACTGAATGGGAAGACTTCATGAAGTCTGAGGAGAAGCGTTTCGACGCTGAAGTACGGGCCTGCAAAGCTGATGGCCGTGCATACGGAGTAGAAGACGGAACAATGAAAGAAAGATTCGAAGGAGGACGCCTTGGAATTCCCAGCACTAGCACGTAATATGTACGGCATGACCAAGCAGGAAGCTCTACTCAACGGTATATGCGTAAGATGCAAACTGCCGCCAACCTTCTACAGCATGGCAGGCCGCGCAGAGTACCCGATCACCGGCCTATGTGAACCATGCTTTGACCTTGTCACAGAAGCATTTGACCTTGTCACAGAAGCAGAAGAAGAGCCCATGGAAATTAAACAGAGCATCCCTATGACGGACGCTGAATACGACTTTGAAACCATAGCCAGCAGCCAAGCATACAAAGACGCAGAGAGGCTAGGACTCGAAGTGGTTCTGCCCCAGGACAATCAGCTGCAGATCGACATTGACGACGAGGCGTCCTACCAAGTATACTTAGGAAACCTTAAGCGCTACAAGCTGCACTTCGCAGACAACCCAGTCATCGGTGAAGAGATCCATCCCTCGAAAAGCAACGTGTTTGAAAAGAAGCACATCACGGTAACCTTGGCAGAGCCTATAATTTCTAAGGGAGGATGGCATCGTGATAACGAAAAACGTATTCTTCTCCAAGTTCTGCTAGGGTCAGACCCCGTGCGTGAGATGCTGAGCTACATCAGACTGATTAACGATGACGAGCATCCTACGCTGTTCATGGAGAAACCTGCGCAGAAGCTGCTTGAGACGCCTCCTGATCACCTTATGCTAGGGCCGGGAGACTACGTAAAACCAAATAACGAAGACACCTGGATCAAAAAGCAAGCGACAGAAGAAGATGGAGCATACTTATGAGCGACATTCCTAGCATCACCGAAAGCCAAGTAGCACTGATGAAGCTGGTCTGTTTTGACCCGGAGATGTCCGTGTTCTCTCAGACCTCCCCCAAGCCGTCTGACCCACTGCAAAGCGCTATTGATATGCGACAAGCTGCGGACGACGCGGATCGCTTAGCTTCCCTAGGGTTCCTGAAGAACATCACAGCTGACCATCAGGAGCGCATAGATCAAATGGGCGCGAACACAGGACGTATGTGGAGAGTCTTTGAAATTTCGGCAATGGGACGAGCGATGTTCCAAGCTACTACGAGCACTACGGTTCACTAAGGAGAAACCATGAAAACAAAAGCCATCATTGAAGGTTTACAAGTCCTTCTTCCATTCTACAACGACCAAGACGGGTTCCATAACGGAGCTGAACATGATACCTTCTATGCTTACGCTACAGACACTGAGCTGCCAGAAGCAGCGGTAAAATGGTTGATAGAATTGGGATGGTTTCAACCGGATGTTGAGTATGAAGACGACTTCTTGCCAGAACATTACGATCCCTCTGAGGGGTGGGTAGCTTACTTATAGAAAGGGTAACCATGTCGAAAGCAATTCCCGAGAACCTGCGAACCAGCAACGCTCTGAAATTCATAATCGAGCAAGGCTGGAACTGGCAGGGCGATGGCAGCGGTGGACAAATTCAAATAGAGACGTGCCCTTTCTGCAACAAAAAAGACTTCAAGCTCTATATGGCAGTCGGAGACCCAAGAGAGACCAGTAGAGATGGCCTTTGGTTCTGTCACCACGGTTCCTGCGCTAAGACTGGGAACCTCCGTACGCTGGCCGAACATGTAGGCGTACGCATAGCCGGTGTGGACTCGCGCAAGGAGTGGGCCGGGAGTGGGGACAGCAAGCCGGACACTCTGCCTGATGTTGAGCTGTGCCATGCAACCCTACTAGGTGACGCGGAAGCTATGGATTATTTGTTGAACGTCAGAGGCTTCTCAAAGGAGATCATTGAAAAACAAAAGCTTGGACTCAAAGAGAAAGTCTGGTTCCGTGAAGCGGGGGAATCGAAAGCCCTGGTCATACCCTATCTCGTTGGCGGAAATGTTGTCTTCGCAAAATTCAGAACGCTTCCTCCGAAACCAAAAGACTTTGTCACACCTTCTGGCTGGGAAGCTCCTCTCTATAATGGAGAAATTCTCCAAGAAGGACTCAACGAAGTCATCTTCGTAGAGGGCGAAGCAGACGCCATAAGTATGATGTCTAATGGTGTAGAGAATGTTGTGGGCGTACCTGGGGCCAATGTTAAGAAGGCCGCATGGATCGACACTCTGGACAAGATCGCACCTAAGAAGATCTACATCCTCTACGACAACGACAAAGTAGGCAAGAAGGCCGCGCAGGAAATCGCATCACGCATCGGCATAGACAAGTGCCTGAAGCTGGTGCTTCCGCCATTCAGCGTAACGCTAGAAGGCGTAACCCGAGACGGCAAGGACATCAATGAGTGGTTCCGCTACGGTGGGGGAACCTTAGAGGTGTTCAACAAACTGAAGGAGTCCGCAGTCCTGTTCGATGTGACTGGTGTGACCTCTTCAGTGGATGCCTTGACGCAGCTCGAAGACGAATTGAATGGCAAGGTTGATCTGGCCCCTAAGTACGTATTCCAATGGCCGGAACTCAACAAGCTGATCGGAATGGAAGACGGTGATGTGCTCGATATCGTTGCGCCGGAGAAGGTAGGGAAGACGACCTTCGGCCTCAACATACTTGACCACATGGTCGCCGCATACGGTGAGGACGGCCTGCTTGTGTGCCTTGAGATGACTCAGGCTAGACTGGCACGCAAGTGGGTTGCCCTCGTGACTGGCTTCGAAGACACTCTGACTGAACCTGGGACAGAGGAATCGAAGCTTAAGTTAGCTGAGCTGAAGGGGTGCGTAGTAAAGGCACGCTCGATTCAACAGAGTCGTGGCGCAGACCTGTACTTCGCATACCCTCAGCTTGTGAAGGAGCCAGAAGATGTTTACAAACTTGTCCGAGACTGCATTCGTCGTTACGGTGTCAAATGGGTCATGTTTGATAATCTGCAAAGATTGTGCGATGATACACTCAAAAACCAAGGCCACCGTACAGTGCAGCTTTCTCAAATCTCCAAAAACTTCGCAAAACTTGCCAAGGACTACCGTATCAAACTTATTCGCATCCTTCAGCCCAAACGAATAATGCCCGGGGCAACCATCAGCACCAACGACGTAGACGGAAGCTCACAGATTGCTAAGGACTGCGATGGCATGATAACGTTGTGGCGCAGTGTAGTAGGAGAGATGAAGAAGTCTGAATGGGAGACCCAACAACAAGGCTTCGAAGAAAGCAATGAATCCTTCGAGCCTGTCATGAAGGTCACCGTGGGGCTCTCTCGCTATTCAGCTGGAGGCTCTACTAAGCTCTTCTATGATGGAGCCCGATCCCAGGTGCGTTCACTGCCTGAAAGCCAAAAGGCACAGATGAATGCGAACCGAGACTACAACAAGCTGGTAGCCAATAACATCCCCATGGAAGGTGGAGGTGTTCTGCATGTCGTACCAGAGGAAAACCAAGCCGTAGCCGTCGTTGCAACAGAGTCAGACATCACAATCTAAGGAGGCATATGCCATTTGTCGAAGAGGTAATTGAGGAGCAGCAACCTATGTGGGGTGAATACCTACCAACCAGCAGCGCTAAGGGACTGAAAGACAGGAGCCGCAGTTGCGTCAAGGTCAGAGACGTAGGTTGTGTCTTCATCGGTACAGCGCAGGAGTGTCAAGAGTACATCCGAAACAACGAGTGGCGGTATGAAAAGAAAGACTCACAAAAACTGATAACAGCCTAAGGAGAAAACAATGAAACCGTTCAATCTGCAAGAAGCACTCGCAGGCAAGTCCGTGATTACCAGAGATGGTAAAGCAATAAAGCAGGTAGCTTTCTTTCCAGACGCTGAGTCATACCCTGTTCTGGCTTATTCTGAAGGTAAAGAAGTTGATACGTACACAGCAGCAGGAAGGCGTTTTTTCGGTACATCACCACTAAGCAGTGGCAAGGATCTCTTCATGGGTGCTCCCAAAGTCACGAAGTGGGTCAACCTCTACCGGAAGTCGAAATACCTGCAAACTTCTAATGCCGACGTAGCGGTTGGTATCTCAACCTTCGATACTGAAGAGGAAGCACGTCGCTCAGGCGGCGAAAATCGTGTCGGAACATTACAAGTAGAGTGGGAGGAATAATGAAACCGTTCAATCTGCAAGAAGCACTCGCAGGCAAGCCTGTGGTCACCCGAGATGGAAGAGAAGTCACAGATGTCACTTACTTCTCTACCTTGCGTAACTCCACTTCTTTCAAACTTCGTGGCGTCCTTGAGGGTTATCTGAGGAAATTCAATGACGCCGGTATGTATTTAACCAACAAAAATTTAGATCTCTTCATGGCTTCTACCAAGAAGACTGGGTGGGTAAACATCTACCGAGAGAACATCACTACGTGGCCTGCGCTAAAATTACTCCCAGGTGGAGCTGTCATCCACCCCAGCAAAGCTATAGCCGATAAACAGCAAGAGACTGCTAAGGAACGCATCGCTGTTGTTGAACTCACTTGGGAGGAGTAGATGCCTTGGCCTATAAAGCACGGACTTGCTTTCCATCCACTCTACCGTGTATGGATGTCCGTAAAGCAAAAGTGCACTAACCCAAAAAGCCTTGTTTATAAAGACTACGGTGGGCGCGGCATTAAAATGCACAAACCTTGGGAAAGAGACGTACGTCGGTTTGTGCACTACGTTATGGAAAACCTAGGAGAACGCCCTTCAAAACGGCACTCTTTGGATCGTAGAAATAACAATGGTCATTACGTGCCTGGAAACATAAGATGGGCAACATGGGAAGAACAAGCTAGAAATCGAAGACCCGTTCGTTGCTTGGGAAACTACTCTGATGCAGAGCTACTACAAGAAATAAAGAAACGAGGAATATGAAAAAGGCCAATCACCAAGCAAACGTTGTAAGGATTGCGGAAGTATTACCACACTCTAATGCCGACAGCTTGGAAATCATACACATCGGCGCATTCCAAGTAGTGACCAAGAAGGGCAACTTCAAAACTGGGGATCTCGGTGTCTACATTCAGCCTGACAGCGTCGTACCTCAGACTGAGCCCTTCAAGTTCATTTGGGAAACCTATGTAGGCTTGGATGGTACTGTGCCTGAGAAACGCAGGCGCATCACCGTAAAGCGTTTGCGAAAGGAGTGGAGCGAAGGATTGCTCATGCCTCTCTCTGACTTCCCTGAGCTTTCTGTGTTCAATCTACCTGAAGGCGCAGATGTCTCAGAACTCCTGGGCATCACTCACTATGACCCAGACAAAGGCAAGGAACCTGCTGCGGACAACGAGACCTTCAAGAAGAAGCGTAGCAAGTACCCAAGGAGTCTCAAGGGATGGTGGTATCTCATCCTGCACAAGCTGGGCATTTACACCAGCGGTGGGCAGAACCATGGGTTCGACAATGAGGAGGGAACAGACATGCCCGTGTTCGACGTAGATGCGTTCAAGCACTACAAGAACGCATTCGAACGTGAGGAGCTGGTAGAGGTAACTGAGAAGATCCATGGGAGCAATGCACGCTTCGTGTTCCGAGAGGGACACATGTACGCAGGGTCACGAACTCAGTGGAAAGCTGAGAACGCCAATTGTATCTGGCGCAATGTGCTCAGGGCTCAGCCATGGATTGAAGCATGGTGCCGTACGCATGAGGGCTATGGGCTCTACGGTGAGGTCACTCCCACCCAGGGTGAGAATTTTCAATATGGAAGCGCTGAACCTCAGTTCTTCCCATTTGACATTAGGACCCCTGAGGGAACTTGGCTGGAAGAAATAGAAACCGGACCAGCACAATGGGTACCCGTGCTATACCAAGGTCCGTTCTACTGGGAAGAAATCAGTAAGTTGGTTGACGGACAGACCGCTGTGCCAAATGCTAAGGGCATCCGAGAAGGCATAGTGATTCGTCCAGTGAAAGAACGGCATGTACGCGGCCTCGGCCGATTAATTCTCAAATGTGTCTCAAATTCGTACCTCGAAAAGGATGGAAAATAACCATGGCAACAAATACCATACAAACACAGCAGTTGAACCGAGTAGCAGCTACGACATCTGAGGCCATCTTGGAATTCATTCGGCAACGCTTGGCTGACACAGAAACCAAGGGAGCCTTCACAGCTGACCAGCTCCGCTTCTACGTTACCAACCATGTGAGCGGAGGAGTTTCACCATCCTCGGCTGACCGTGTACTGCGTATGCTGCGTCAAAAGGGCGCGTTGGATTACGTCGTGCTCAACCGTGGGAAGAGCCTGTACCGTGCTATGCCCATCACTGAAGTCAGGGCCACTGTGGTTTCCTAGCCATGGGATATAAAGACCCAGAAAAGAGGCTCTCGGACGCCAAACGACGGAGCAAACTTAGGTACAAGGAAAAGAAGGACGAAATCTTGGCCAAAGCCAAAGAAGACTACGCCTCAAACCCTGAGTTTAAAGAGAAGGCCAAACAAAGAGCAGCTAAGTACTACAAAGAGAATCCAGACAAAGTCAAAGAATCCGCCATGAAAAGCCATGAAAATAACCGAGAGCAAAAGAAGATTGATGCGAGACGCAATCGTCTTTGGAGATTTTTTAGGCTTACTCCAGAGGACTACGAAAGTATAAAAAAGTACCAAGAAGAGCACTTCTTGTTTAGGTGTCTTATAGGTAAAGACAAAAAAAGAAATGCCGTTGAACATCGACACAAAGACGGATTGGTACGAGGTTTAATGGCAGTAATACTGAACAGGGCTTATGGGATAATAGAAAGGCTGTATCCAAATAACACCTCAGAAGTGCTTAGAGCCCTTGCTGAATTCCATGACAACCCGCCTGCAACGTCAGCCTTGGGGTCTCCTAGGTACGGTATATTGGGAATATCAAGGTCCAAGAAAAAGATGATTTACGGCTCCCCAGATGGCCCAATCACAGCTCCGAAGAAAGTGAGAACAAAGTGAGCGAAAACAAAGTCGAAGCACAGCTCTACCAGGACACGTTCCTGAATGTCATGGCACTTTACACGGCACTCAAGGGCCAGCCATCCCGAGGTGTACGCCGAGCTGAACTCAAGCAAGGTGAGGTGACCCCGGAAGCAATTGACTTCCTCGCGGACGTAGAGATCAAAGCTAAGCGCACCCTGTCATCTTACGATTACACAAGGCTCATGAATCTTGCGGGTCTAGACAGATACCAAGAAGCCCCCATAGATCTGCAGAACGAACTTGGTCAGGTTTTCTTGGAACATTCCCTCAACTATGACGGGGACTACCGAGTACTCTACTACCGTGCCAAGAACGCTCGAATGCAAGACCGAGAAGAACCACAGCAGTTTCCCGAGGAGACAGAATACAATGACTGAGGAGATTAACAATGGAAACGATATTCAATCATCCGATAACGTCCGTAGTGCTTCTAGTGATAGTGCTGACGTTCATTCTGAGAGTTCTAGAGTTGATGAACAAAAGCTTCGACTAGACTCAGCTCTGCCACACCCAGCAGACGTTCCTGCGGAGGCCGTAACGAGGACTATAGAAGACGCGGACCTGGGGGCATCTAAGCCAGTCCCTGTAGCCAAGCCAGAACCTAAGCACACTGTAGAGCACGCCATTGTCAAGGCATGCGGACACAGCATTGACCTGAGGCATCCACCTACGCAAGCGAACTGTGAAGATTGCTGGACTGCATTCTTTACACTGGCTGTGGATACTCCGAGCATCCATAAGATCCTCGTGGAGCAAGGACGGACGGGATTGGAACGTATGGTAGGGAAGAAGTTCGTGAAACACTTTGGCAAGTTCCTCCAAAACCGACTCAATGCTTTTACTCCTGAGGAAATAGCTAAAGTGGAACCAACCATAGAAGGCAGCATCATGAGCGTCAAGGAGGAAATAAATGCAGTATCCAATCTACAAACTTCTCAAGAACGATAACCTGAAACTATGGGACGGTCCTTCGCTCTCTAAGGAGCAAGCGGAGACGCTGTTGAAGCAGAGACAGGCAGAGAACCCTAAGGCAAAGTTTCTCATCATCAGAATGAAGGAGAGCTAATGGCGTTTGGAAAAAAGAAAGAGGAGCAGAAGGCTCCTAAGGTGGTGGTCACAGCTCCGACTAGCGATGTTGAGAAGTTCAAATCATTGTTTGCTGTGTCCAAAGCTCTGGATGCCAAGCATGAGACGAGCAATTCCTTGATGCGCTTGGGGGCCAAGAACATCATACGCATCCCTAGCATCAGCACCAAGTTGCCCACTGTGGATTACGACATGCTAGGCTGCGGTGGTGTACCTAGAGGCAGAGTAGTTGAGATCTTCGGACCTGAATCCTCCGGGAAAACTACATGGTGCTTATGGCTTGCTGCACAGGCTCAGGCTCAGGGTGATGTAGTTGTTTATATTGACGCAGAACATGCACTAGACATAGGCTATGCTCAGCAGCTAGGCGTAAATGTGGACAACGTACTTATTAGCCAGCCCAACAGCGGAGAGCAAGCCTTGCAAGTTGCCGATGCAGTTGTGGAATCAAAATGTGCAGGACTAATTATCGTGGATTCAGTAGCAGCTCTCGTACCTGAGGCTGAGTTGGCAGGAGACATTGGAGATGCGCATGTTGGCCTACAAGCCCGTATGATGTCGCAAGCTCTGCGTATACTCACAGCCAAGGCAGACGTAAACAAAGTAACGGTAGTCTTCATCAATCAAATACGCGAGAAGATCGGTGTCATGTTTGGCAACCCTGAGACAACGACGGGAGGTAGGGCACTGAAGTTTTACTCTAGCATTCGAATTGACATACGCCGTAAGGAAGAGATCAAGCAAGGGACGGAACTGGTAGGCCACACGATTCGCCTAAAGGCAGTCAAGAATAAAGTGGGCACACCTCTCAGGGAGACCATGATTGACCTGTACTACCCTGGCACTAGCTTTACCCCGGGCTTTGATCACATTGGAGACCTGATCACCTTTGCTTCTAAACGGGGCCTGTTCGAGATGTCTGGATCGTGGTATAATCTCAATGGTGAGAGACTAGCCAACGGCTTAGCGAATCTTAAGGAACGCCTGCGAGAGGACGACGCAATCCTCTTACATCTACGCAAGAAAATCGAGAAGTTATCCGAGGCAGATACTGAGGTGAAAATATGAAAAACATCTACGAAGGTGAGTACGAAGGGTACTCCGACAAAGCCAATGACATAGAGAATAGACTTCGTCCCATCATCGACCAAATGTTGAATGAATTATGGGACGAGGGATACTCACTGCGGCAGGCTTCTCACCTCATGCAGGAACTCATCTCCATCACAGCAGTTGAGAAGATCATACGCAGAAACACAAAAAGGAGAACAGCGCCTTCCATCAAGAAGAATGAACATTTCTATGTTCCCGGGGAGCTAGAGTCGTGAAGCCTATAGGCAGCGCCATCAGGACATACACTGGAGTGCTATTTGACTTTGTATGTCCTGAGAAATCTCCTATCAGTATAGAAGATATTTCTCATTCATTAAGTCTTTTATGTAGATTCGCTGGGCACTGCAAGAAGTTCTACAGCGTGGCTGAGCACTCCGTACGTGTCAGTGAAATAGTCCCTCCCGAGCACGCCTTATGGGGACTGATGCACGATGCTGGAGAAGCCTACTGCGTTGATGTACCTCGGCCGCTCAAGCACATGGCCGGTATGGAGTCATATCGTGCCCATGAAAAGCGTGTAATGGCCGCGATATGCGCATGGTTCCACATGGACCCAACTGAGCCCCCTGAGGTGAAGACTGCAGACACCATCATGCTAGTCACTGAGCAACGTGACTTGCTGAAAAACTCTCATCCAGACTTTGCCAATATCACACCTCGGTGCGAGGTCATTGAACCGTGGACATCAAGGAAAGCTGAACAGAAGTTCCTTAACAGGTTCTACGAACTAACCGAAGAAAAATAAATCCAAGGAGATCCGATGTATGCCGAATACTACGCAGGAAACGCAAGTGAAGACTGGGAACTCTCAATCACCTTCTACCCCACAGAAGACTGGGCGTACACGGCCTACATCACAGGGCTCCCGGTTTTCTACTGGGACGAAAAAAGACAAGCGTGGGAGCAGCAAGTACGCCCAGAAGTCCCGAGGGAATAAATTCGTAAATTTAGTACGAAAGCCCCAGGGTCCCGTCAACACGTACACGAGTGTGTGCTGCTCTGTACCTGCTACTAAGACTCCATGCATTGCTGTCAGCAAGAAGGACGCACTGGTACAGGGCTTAGGGAAGTTCCGCTGCTCCGCGTGCAAGAAGAGGTGTAAGGTCACTGTGAGCAAGTTCAAGGCTCCCGAGTCATTAACGAAGGATGGCTGGAAGCCCAGTGACGAAGTAAAACCCGGAGAAGAAGTGATTGCGGAGGTCAACAGTGCTGGCTAAGATCCACCTGAAAACTGCCTGCGGTTGTACTAGGGTGTTCTTCCAACCTGTAGACACTGTACCCAGGCAAGTGCATATACCGCTACGTGCCACAGATGTAACCTACCCTTTCGGTGGCCCTTTAAAATCGGTTTACGACAAACGTGCTTTCTCTGTGGTGGAAGGACTGTGGAAATCTACTCGTCGTATTGAACTATGGTGTGAGGAGATTGTCAATGTCTAAAAATGATAAGGAATATTGGGTAGGAGTACTGTGCATTGTCTTCTCCCTTGTGTTTGCAACGAGCAATTCTTGGCTGGCTTTAAGCTTTGCTGTTCTGGCTGTTGTAATTCTAGGAAATTTGCTGAGGAGGATTTTGTGAGAAGGACCGTAGAAAATCTCGTAATATGGCTCAGCATTCTCGTCCTAGCTTTATTCCTAGCAGTTGCTTTCATGGTCTCTTTAGGGCATGCCTCGACTACTAAGGCACGACCAAACTCCCTAGGGGCTCCTCAGTTTTTTGACAACCCATACACGTACCTCTTCGGACTCCCTATCGAAGGCAAGTACGTGGACGGCAACCTCAACCTCAGAGTGCAGCCCTATGCTACTGCTGAGTTGTTTGATGAGTCAGTGCTGTTTTGTGGGGACGTGTCCGTAGCGTTCGAAGGCAAGAAGGGTCCGCTCGTGATCACATACCGTACACAGGCAGGACGCATGGTCCAAGGTATTGGATGCCATGAACTCCTGAGTGTCTTCGAGGTGAAACCATGAGCCCGTCCGTGAGAAGGAAAAAAATTTTCGGAGGAGATTCACATGGCAATTGACAACATCATCGACCAACTCAAAAGAGACGAAGGCCTACGCTTAGACGTTTACATGGACACCGTGGGCAAGCGCACCATCGGCTACGGCCACAACCTTGACGCCAACCCTATACCCGCATTGGTGACTCCTATCAACGAGACTCTAGCGAGTCAAATCCTAGGTGTAGACGTAGAGCGCATCTCTAGATTCCTCGTGTCTCAGCTGCCTTGGGTAGTAAGCCTAGACGATGCGCGTCTTGGCGTCATGCAGAATATGAGCTTCAACCTGGGAGTCCCGGGACTATTGCAGTTCCACCATGACTTGGCAGATACGCAGGCCGGTAACTACGAGCAGGCCGCTGCTGATATGAAAGCATCCAAGTGGTATACTGAAGTTGGAGACCGAGCTGTACGCTTGGTTGAACAAATGAGGAGCGGAATATGGCAGTAAGCACATGGTGGAAGGTAAACAAGTATGCGGTGGAAATCACTCCCGTAGGGGTAGTAAAAGAGACAGAAAAGTTTATCACCCTTGCTCCTACAGTGTGGTTTAAAAGAGAAATGCGTGTTGCCAAGTCTAACGAGTATTTCCCTACATTTGCTGCAGCACGTACATATCTTTTGGAACACTTTTCTAGGAACATGGAAAGTGCTAGACAGCAAATAACCACTTACAAGAAGTATTGGGACAAAGTCTTCCTGATGGAACCTCCTAAGGATACAAAATGAACTGGGGGAAATTGGCAGCTATGGGAGGCCTTGGATGGGGCTTAGCAACGTCCTTGGGTTACCTTGTCTACGGAGATTGGCGCAAAGCTTTGTACTTTTTCCTAGGAGCTGCAATTACTGCGGTCGTTATATGGCTGCTGTGAGAAAGGAAAACCCATGCTAGACGGAGAGAAGATCAATCACGCACTCAAGACGGGTACCATGGATGACATGGGCACACGCATGGAGCACCTAACACAGCTCTATGAGCTTTGGAAGACTGGGCTGGATGTCATAGAACGCTTCGATAAGAACAGTCCTTTCTACGAAGAAAGGAAGCAAGAACTTGAAAGTGCCTTGAAGTTGCTGGCTTATCATTTTGAGAAGGACTACTCAGAAAATTCCTACAGGCAAGCGGTAGATACCCTTCCTGCAAACGCAGAGGACTTCAAGGACCCGGAGAAATCATAATGAGCACAGCTGGAACGCAGCGCAAACTCGACATCACGCAGAGCAGCAAGCTTTATGCACAACTAGCCAAGGACTTCTCAGCTAAGATCGTAGGCCAAGAGGAAGCTACTCAGGCCCTTCTGAATATTGTTGAGTCCCACCAAGCAGGCTTCTCGGATGCCAGCCACCCCGCTGGCGTAGCTCTGTTCCTCGGTCCAACAGGCACTGGCAAGACGCTAGTGGCTGAGACCCTGGCCGCATCCTTACTTGGTAGCAAGCTCGCCTGCCTGCGTATTGACTGCGCTGAGTACCAGCACGGACATGAGATCGCCAAATTAGTGGGATCTCCCCCGGGATACTTGGGCCATCGTGAGACGCACCCGCTGCTGACACAGGAAGCACTTAACCAGTGGCACACGGACAAGATGAAGCTTTCCATTCTTCTCTTCGACGAGATCGAGAAGGCCAGTGATACGCTCTGGGCTTTGCTACTAGGCATCCTCGATAATGCTACGGTGACCTTAGGAGACAACCGCAAGGTTAACTTTAGCAATGTGATCATTGTCATGACAAGCAACCTCGGCGCACGTAAGATGTCTAGTCGTGACATAGGATTCATGGACCCATCCGAAGAGACTGACAACGCTCGCATGGAGACGCAGGCCAGGAGCGCAGCAAAGAGCAAGTTCTCACCTGAGTTCATGAATCGTTTGCAGTCCATAGTGGTCTTCAAGACTTTGTCCGAGGAGCAAATTGAGAACATCCTTGAACTTGAATTGAAGGCGCTAGAGTATCGCTTGTTCATGGTCAGCAAACCGTTCTTCACCATAGCCGTATCACCTAAAGCCAAACGTACGTTGCTGGCTGAGGGCTACGACAAGGCCTACGGTGCGCGGTATCTCAAACGCACTATCGAGAGACGCATACAGCAGCCGCTGGCAAGACTAGCAGCCAGTGGGCAAGTAGCAGAGCACGACAAAATCATCATTGATGACCTCGGAGACAAGAGCTTCGAGTTCTACGTACAGGGGAGAAACTTATGACCAAAAAGAAAATTCTAGGGTACATCGTGTACAGCAGGTTTGGCGTTAAGATGCTGGGAGAGTTTAATGTTCTTTGGTTAGACGCCTCGGCTACTCTGTTTAAGAGCAGAGGGAGTGCAAAGGCCGCTATAAAGCGTTCCGAGAAGTACGCAGCATCACGGTTCTACGGCACAGATGGACCGTGGTTCAACAACGAGATCATGCCAGTCACAAACTAGGCACAAAAAAATAGCCCCAAGCATTCACTCAGGATCTTCTCTGGGTGGTGCTTGGGGCTATTCGTGTTTCTGGGGTTAGATCTTGTGTCCTACGTACGCTCCGGCCGCAAACGCTGCGGCTGTCTTCATGCCGCCGAGGAACTTCTGCCACTTCGAACGCACGGCCAATTTCTTGAATCCGGCAATGTCGGCCTGGGCCTTTGTATTCAATAGCTTGCATTGATTTAGATCATTAGAAAGGCTGAGATTGGTGCCGTTTAAGAGGGAAACCATGGATTTCTCATCAGCAAGATCGGCCGAGGCCTTGTCAAATCCTACCTTAGCTTCCACAGTAGCCTGTGCCTGGGGCACGCTGAGCGATACTTGTCCCCCCGGGGTAGCCGTGGCCTGCCCGAAGGCTGGGTTCTTGCTGTAGGCCGTCGTTACCGCTCTGGCAACCGTCTCAGCTGTGGCGTCTGGAAGCAATCCTGCCTGGACCTCCTTGGGAAGGGGCTCAGCATTCCTGTGGGCTATCTGAGCCTCCAAGGAAGCAATCTGAGTGGCCTGCGCGGCACGCTCTGCGTCATGTGCGCTCAGCTGATCCATGAAGACCTTGCGGTCCTGATTGTACTGAGCATCCTTGACTTCCTGACGTGCAAGCTGAGCATCAAACGCTTTGACTCCGAGGTATCCACCGAAGCCCATGAGAACCAAGAGAAGAACTAGGGTCCCCACTAGCGCATAGGAAAAGCTAAGGTGCCTATGCGCGAGTACTGAGACCTCGCTCTGTACTGCTGTGGTAACACTGTCTGCCATGAGTCTCCTTTATTCTACAAGTTTTGGTACATACGTACGCGCTGCATCGAGGTGCTGAGCATCGAAGTTTAGAGAAAACCCAATGGCACTTGTATCTCCGTTGTCCTCTTCAGCAGAATACGTGACCAAGCCTACAATTTCCCCTTTGGTATTGAATATGGCTGAGCCACTATCGCCATGGTCTACTTTCAGAGAATAGCAAGCCTCTCCAGCTGCCACGTCCAATTCGCTGTAGTCGTCACACTCAAGCACTTTACCGTAACGAGGAATGGCTGGGTACTCTCCTCGGATGTCTCCATAGATGGTGACGGTCTCTCCAACCATTGCGGCTTTGGTCTTCACTGTTTCGATGTGAGTGAACGGAGACCCGTAAAACAAGTAGATCACATGATCTCGGTTGTCAGTTGCGGAAGCTATGAGGATGTGCTTCTCTGTAGAGAGATCAAAGGATACCAACGTTCCTTCTCCAGATTCGTTACAATGTTCGGCCGTAAGAAAAGCGTTCGGCCCAATTGCTGTGCTTGTACAATCTCCTAGTTTCTTTCCCTTCTCATCAAAGAAGGTTACCATGTGGGAAGTACGTTGCTCTGTTGTGGGGGCTGAGTGTTTGTGAGTCTTGAAGTGAGGAACCTCGTGAGGTCCAAGGAGGAACAACGAGAGAAGTCCCACGGAAAGAAAATAGTAGAAGTCTAAGCGAGTCATTTATTGGTGCTCCGAGTGAAATTTTACCGCCGAGGAGTTCCCAGCACTACTCCAGGAATACTACAGCGGCTGTCTTAGGATTAAGCCAAAGCTGGGCGCTGCGTCGGAACCATTGAGAGCACCATGTCAAAGACAAAGAGCACCTCGTTCCGAAAGTCTTCAAGACTGCCAGTGTTTTTGATCACTGCTACCCACTGGTCGTCTGGTACATTTGCTAAGGCCTCCTCAGAAATATGTGCATTAGGAGACTTAATACTGGGCCTATCGACGCGGACTGCTTCGCCAAATTTCTGAGCCCACCTAAGCTCATTAGGAAAACGACAGTCTGAAATAAGCGCAACGGTCGGCTGATCCTTAGCAATCTGAGCTTCTACTTTTTTCACCCAGTAGTCCTCGTCCTCTTGACGCCTGAAGACACCCCAAAACTGCAAAAAAGTCCTCGACTTGCCAAGGGAACAATCGGGATCTTCTACGGTTTCATCTACGTCCCACTGCACCCACTCGGGGAGGGCCACGATAGTTCCATCAGTGTGAGCAAAGCCTGCATCAGGATAACGCAGACCGTCTGAGAACAAATTTCTCATTCCCCCGGACTTCAAAGCAAGTTCGGTTACCTCGGCCTTGAGGGCTTTGGCAAAACTATAGTGCTTGATGTCGTAGAGGACTGAGGGGTCATCAGCCATGATGGGGGTACCATGGCGATGCTTAATGATTGTTTGGCAAGCTTCATCCTTACCTGACCTTGCGCGATGTCCAAAGGCCAACACTATCGCTGGCATCAATGAGCCTTCTTTGGTGTCGTGGCCTTGCTTAGTTTGGCCTGAGCCTCTTCCAGGGACAGATCATAATTCCCGTCGCGGAATAAAGTTACACCAGGAATAACAACTTCACCCAGGCCATAGCTATAAGCCCTATCGCTCTGGGTACGGATTACATACTGAGTCGGTTCCATTTCTTAGGCTCTCCATTTTGATGCGTAGATTGTAATTATTGATCTCATACCGTTCGGGTACGTGACCGTATGACTGTGCGACCAACTCGAAGGTCCGGCGTTGTACGACCAGCGCAATTGTGTGCTGGTACCACAGACGTAAAGGCCGTTCCAAATGCCTGCCGAATGTGTGTGTGCCGTGTTTGCCCTGCGTCCGATCTTGTTCAAGTTCTGTGGTGTGCCGCGTGCTCCGTTGGGGCCAAGGTGTCCGTGGATTCCACATTCTATCTTTTTGTTACAGATGGTATACGACTCATCGGTCCTCAAGAACTGGATCTCCTTAGACAGGCCATACTTCTGCAAAGACCACTCTAGCAAGTGAAAGCGTTCATTGCCTTCCACCATACCTTTGTAAACGGCCAATTGAGCCTCTAAGAAAAACATAGCGTTCTGTGGGTCATTGCGATAGTCGTGTTCTCTCAGCCAGCGCATGATCCAATTGTCATGGTTGGAATCCACAACAATGGTTTTGCACCATGGACGACTATAAGCTTTCACTTTATCCATAGTTTGATGAAGTTCTTCTTCAACTTTGCTCAGGCCTCTGAGGTACACTTTGAACTTCTCATGTGCATCTCCCGCCGTATGGTGGTTCGTGCTGGCCCCTTCCATCACATCGTGCAGGAACTGTGTCTTAGGCTTTAGGTAATCCAACATCTCCTGAGAGAGCTTCTCTACCACAGGGTCAATGATCGTTGCGTGGAGATCTCCCCAGGTCACCGATTCAACTTTGTTGCCCGTAGTGATCTTGCCATTCTCAGCGATGACATCCAGGTCCTGCAGCTGACAAGCAGTGCCTGCCGCGCCGACTTGACGTACCCACCAGTTGCCGTCTGCATTGACTTCCACAACCAAGCAGGAATAACTGTGATGATGCTCAGCTTTCAGTCCGGCTTTCTTTTGAATATAGTTCTGAAGCGTGACAGCTCCCGTCGTGTAGTTCAGTTTGGTGCCTTCCCCTTGCATAGTCGCAATGGAGCGCATGGCCAACTTGGCGTGAGGGAAGATAGAGGACTTCCTGTGCGTGTACGTTTCCAGACCCGAGAGAGGATCGTCAGCCGTGGGCAGCACATTCATTTCTCCACACCAGACTAAGCCTTCCCCAAGTTCTACTCGGGTGTCGCAAATGTAGGGCTCTACGGCCGGATCAAACCACAGTTCTTTCTCACGGATCTTCTTCGTCCCTCGCTTTACTGCCAGTTCACCGAAGGCGTTCTGATTGTAAGAAAAAGTCCCCACGAGTATTTCAGCTTCGTAGTGCTTAGCCAGGGCCAGGAGGTTATTCCAGAACGCCTTATTGACAAATGTATTGTTCTGAGCCGAGGTGAGGATGTAGCGTTTGATTTTGTGCTTCGTCGGGAGTTTGGCTGGGGCTTCTACAATACCCTTCACAGACCCAGAGGCTATGGGCTTCTTAATGCCACCCATCTTTTCAATGTGATCATGCACAGTGCCACGCGCTAGTCCCATCTCCCGGGCAATAGCCGTGACACTCCCGCCAGTTTGCTTATAGAGTTCCGCGATTCGTTCTCTCTGCAGTTCTCCGTGCTGTTTGCGTGCTTGAGTTTCCATTAGCTCCTCTCCTTGGAACGTTTCAATTGTTCACGCAAAGTGGCCGCTGTACATAATCTTAGCCTAGTCTCTTCGGATATGCGTGGCCGGTTTTTAGCAGCTTCCCTAAGACTTCGTTTGTGTTTGTCTGATAGAGGCTTACCTATTTTGGCTTCTCTCATTTTCTTTAAAGTCTCTTCTGCAAAACCGTGTCCCATATTGGATGCGCTGATCTTTTTACGTGTGATCTTTGAAACCTTATGCCCCTTAAGAGAAATGCTCAGCTTACGACAAGCCTCTTCGGACTTCTTTTTACCTAAATGGGCCTCTGAGTTTTTGCGTTTAGCTTCCTCAGAATGCTTTTTTCCTAGCATTCCATGGACGCGTCCTAAAGCAAAAGAAGCTCTTGTAGAGTCACTCATCTTCTTTCTGGTATTTTCAGAGAAACCCGCTGGACCTTCTCCTCCGTCAGTGAGGTTCCTCAAACATCCTGTGCCCAGGTCTTTTCTTCCGTAAAAAGCAATCCACCACTTTTCCATTTCAAACGCTTTTTCTTCAGACTCCCAATTCTGTACTAAAATCCTCGCTCTGTCTTTTGGTCTGTGTACTCCATGACCTTCGCTGATAAATGCCCGATCTCCTTTGCCTTTTCCTACGTAATAGGGTAGGGCATTTTCCCTGAACCATAAATAAGTATAAAACATAGAGTTTTAGCTCCTGTATAAAATGCTACCACAGTTCAAAGGATAAGGCAAGGTCTATTTTCTAGAACGAGATCGAGGTTGTGGCAGAGAAGCAGCTCTTAAATACCCAGTCTGCTCTCGCAAATCAAGGCGCACTCCCTCTAAAGTCTCACATACTTTTCCTAACAGATCCACTTGGGTTTTACTATGGTCTTCAATGTGCACTAGATGGTTTTCGCGTTGCATTACGAGTTCTGCCTGGGTAGAATTGATGGCTTCCTTGAGAGAGGCCCATTCTTTCTTTGCTTTCTTAAATGGCCACACAATCAATCCTCCTAGCCCAGTGAGGGCCAAGCCGATAAGGGCCTTGGATACGAAGTGCCACAACACTGGTACGTCTTGTGCTTGCATTGGTTCTCCTTAGTTTGCGTAGTATGGTACTTTTACTTGCGTGCCTGCAACATTGACGATTAGGTAGCCAGCAACCGTGGCGGGAGGTGTTATGCCACCGACAGAAGCCGTGGCGCTGACCGTGCCACCAAAGCCCACTTGAGCAGCTGCTACGGTGGGTGCGGCAACGGTCAGTACGATGTCCCCCAAAGTCAATTTGGCCGAGGCATTATTTCCTACTCCATTGCCCATTGTAAAAGACGCTGCACCTATGCTCGATATGTTGCCGTCTACTGGGGAACCAAATTGTATAGGTGCTCGTTGGACTGATTGAAGTCCTCCCCCACCAATACGCCATTGGGAACCACTACTGATATCGAAGACAAGAAAATTACCACCCGAAGGAATAACCGTAGCGGTGGCAACTGTCCCATCTCCAAGAGTAGAGTCGTTAGTTCCTTTCATCGCAAATAGATTTGTGAGACTTGAACCGTTGATGGTCAATGCGCCAGTCGTAGGATTCCCTACAACATTTCCTAGTGGCCCAGCACCGATAGCTGCATCTAAGATCTCAAAGTTGTTGCCTGAGGTAAGGCTCATGTTGTTGAGCGCTAGTTTGAGGTTAGGAGTGACAGGTTGGTCACCTCCTGGGTAGAGCGTGATTGGGTTTGCCATATTTTTACCTATTTCCTACGACGATGTCTGCTGCGGTGGTAAGTGTGCTTGACATATTGCTCCTAGTTCCTAACAAGCATCTCTTCGTGCTTGGCTCCAAGGTTTCCCCTTATTTGCCACACGTAGTCTACGTCTTGTTTCTTCAGAAACTTTGCGGCCTAAATTTGCTTCACTTAATCTACGTCGGACTTCCGCTGAAACTTTGTGACCCAGAGCAGAAGTATTACCCATCTTAGCTGCACTCTGCTTGCGATGATAATCTTCGGTGGGGACCCAATTTTTTCTGGTGCTGGGTTTTCCTAGTTTTGCAGCACTCATCTTTTGTCGAGTAGACGCAGAGAATACTTGCCCAGCAGGGCCATCACCGCCTTCTGTTAGGTTGCGAAGTATGCCCGTGCCCAAATCTTTGCGGCCATAGTACCAAATCAACGCAGTCTCTGTCTCAAACGCATCTGTTTCAGATTCTGCTAAGTAAATCACTATGCGCTCTTTAACAGGTGCTGAGTGCTTCCTTGTCCCAGTCCAGTGAGTTCTAAAGGCCCTTCTTCCAAGTCCCTTGCCGACGTAGTAAGGGGTTCCGTCTTCTCTCAGCCACATGTATGTGTAAAAAGTAGGCATAAGCTCCTTAACGGTTTCCGATAACCACATAATTAAATGTTACGTCCCCTGCTAGGGCCGTCTGGATGTTTACTGTCCAGCCTGTCCACGCCCCAGCACCTCCCGAGTACGTTACCCAGTACCCCACAGGAACACCGAGAGCAAGGGGATCACTCGTAGGTGTGATGACAATAACGGGTTGACCTGTGCCTGTATAATTAGCTGCAAAGGTCACCGCTTTGGTAGTGCCTCCAGCAGTAACCGTAGCCTGTCCTGCAAAGTCTGCACCTGATAGGCTGACACGGTTAAAGCTTAGGTTACCTGTGGTGTTCCCAGCAGTCCCGTTGCCTAACGCCAAGGAACCAGCGCCTAGCCGAGAGAACGCAATGTCTGTATTAGACACAACGTTGAGTGCGAAGCCGAGAACGACGGAATTACTTATTATCTGTAAGCCGAACCCAGGTGCACCGGAAATGGCTTGCCAGATAGCTGTACCACCCGTAGCGCATAGTACGCCATTGTTGCCTCCAGCACCGTAGAATCCACTATTAATCGCGTTGCCCACGGCAAACGTACAATTACTGGCACTACCTGTGATAGTGGCCTTGAATCCCGGAGAAGACATGTAAGCAAGCCCGGTACTGCCGGTGTGCACAAACGCCAGCGTGCTTGCACCGTTCGCACCTGCAGTAAGTGACGAACCGATGGTCCAAGTATCCTGAGCTGATGCCGCACCCGTCCAATAGTTAGCGGCAAATTGATGCGTAGGACTTGCGTTCGTTGTAAGAGCAGTCGCAATGGTCGTGTTGGCCCAAAGCCAAGCAATTGCCGAGGTCTGATTGAACGTAGATGTGAACCCAGCATTGGCTAATGTTAGGTTTCCCGAGGCATTGCCGATCTGATTCCAAAGCACGGTACCTGTTGGAATGTCGGCCGTTACTAAGGCTCTAAACGTGGGAGCCGTGGCCCCACCTGAGGTTGGCCCAGCAAATACAGTGTTAGCTGTTTGGGTACTCAAAGAGAACGTTAGTGCTGGGGTAGTCGTAACTGTCGCTACCGATGTCGTGAATAGTGGGCTAAGGTTCCCTGCGCTGAAGGACGTGACTGTGCCTGCCTGCGGCGTGATCCATGCAACCTGCGTACCCGTGGAACTGAGCACCATCCCGCTAGTCCCTAGAGATCCTGTGTGATCTTGTATTCCCGCAAGGGGAAGATTTAGGTTACCTGTGGCATCAATGCTAACGGCAAGCACACTGCCGTTCGTATACCATCGTGAAAGATCACCCGTGTTAGACCCAACAATAGTCAAGGCTATTCCACTAGTAGAACCGTTGTAGGCTCCACTGGCAGGCTGCATGAATATGCTGGACCCTAAGAATGTAGAGGTGTTGCCTTTAATCTGGACGGAGCCAGTAATGTTCCTTACAAACAATCCGTTGTTTACAGAAAGATCTGCTAGGTTCGCGCCCGAACTTAGCTGCAACCCATCGGAGGCTCCTGAGTCTAAAGTAGCAGTATTCCCAGACGAGTCCACCATCGACAACTGCACTCCGATGGCATCACCGTACGGCACTGCTGACATACCCCAGCTTGAGCCGGATTGTCCGTTCACATACCAGTTCTGAATGTTGCTGCTAGAAGAGTCCCCAGTTACACTAAGGGCTACGCCAAATCCAACTGTAGCCAGAGCCAGCAGACCATTGGTAAAATCTATGACACTACCAGGGAGACCACCGAATACTCCCGCATTGTTCCCTTGAACGTTTCCAGAAGAACCTCCAGGAGTACTTGTAGCAGCTGTTAAAGAAATGTTGCTTCCTACTACAGAAAGTGTAACAGACGCACTGTTGACAAAGTTGGGATTGTTGACGACTGAGCCATTGACCATGAGGATACCGACACTACCAAAGGCTGTGTCGAGCAAAATAAAGTTCTCGTCAACAACTTCGTTAGTGCCCCACAATCCGAGTCCTAGATTGGGCGTGACTTGGTGGTCCCCGCTTGGATAAATTAGAGCCATGGTCCCTCCTAGGAACGCTGTGCTTGCCGCAATATTTGGCGAAGATGACTTGACATTGTAGAGAAGCTCTCTGCTCCACCTGTTTCTGCTACAGCTTCTCCCTTATTATCTGGGGCTACAGGATGCTCGACATTTATGTCTTCAACCAGAGCAGATGCTTCCATAACCCGATTGAATGAGGACTCCTTCTGATGTTGTTCCTCAGAAAATTCTGCATCTGAAATGGCTTTCTCTAGCCATTCCAATTTTTCTCTCTGGAGTCGCAGAGTCTCATCTAAGGCGTGCTGCTTCTGTTCCGCAGAAACTCGCTCGGCTACGTCGCGTATACGCTGTGCTTCTGCCTCGTCCTTCTCAGCTTTTTTCTTGCGCTCATGCTCAGCAACTTTGGCTGTGTATTCATCAGTTCTTGCTTTTCTTTCCATCTCTACTTCAAGCAGCATTTCTTCGCGTTCTTTGGCATGCTTAGCAGCGTTCGCACGACGTTCCTCATCGAGTTTGGCAATTTTAGCCGCCAACTGGGCTTGCAGTTCTTCAATGCTTGGCATATTCTGAGATCTCCTGAGTCAAATGTGTAGGGCTCTTGGGAGAGCCCATGGGTATTACTAAGCGTACGACGCGATGTTGTTCTGCGCCATGACATACCACGCACCTTGCCAAGCCATGAGTTCGATGCTCGAACCCCGGAAAGAGGCAAAGTTGACTGTGGTGACCGCAGCTGTTCCGGGGCGAAGAGTTCCGCCCGTGAATGTGATCGTGTGGGCCGCGTTGGTATTGGTCGTGACCTTGATTACGATTCCATCATCTGTGGTGACGGTCGGAGCGGCTATTGTCATAGCATCGACACCAGCAGTCGTGACCATGTATGTTCCCGGTGTGTGTGCAGGGATGGCATCTGCTCCACCCGAGAGCAGAACAATTGGAGCGAGTTTAAGAGAGGTAGCTGTGATCACTCCGGTCCCAGTAGCTGAAAGCACGCCACCCGTTCCGATAGTTAGAGCCGAGGTGTTAGTGCCCGAGGTGATCGCACCGAAAGCAGGCGCACCTCCTCCTAAGAGATCCACTCCAGCACTGTCAATTACGTGGAAAGTGTCATTGTCAGAACGGTAGAACATACGCGCCTGATTTGCTGGAGGGTTAGCAGGCGTTGCTGGCTGACCGAAAAAGTCGGTGACAGAGGTCTTACTAAACACTGATACTTGTGACATCGTGTTAACTCCTTAAACTACTTATGCTGCCAATTTTGCTACGATTGTTCCTGCTCCGGTTACGCCGGTTGTGTTGAACCTATAAAAGCGTGCGTCTAGTGTCCCTATGCTTACTTGTCCACCCGTCACCACGCCTCCGGTCACGCTGACAACTGTAGCTACGTCTGCGTATTCGCTGTCTAGATCAATGTTAGCAGATTGCAAAGTGACCACAGCCGTAGTAGGAATGGTTGGGAAACTAACAACTGCACTTAGAGTTTTGCCTTGGTTTAGAGTTGCAGTGTTGAATGAAACAGCTACAGGTACTGAAGCACTTGCGACCAATACCTCGGCAACTTCAGGTTGAGGTACAGCAAATTGTCCACCATCGGCAGCTGCAGCGCTGTTTCCAGCGCCCAGGAAACTAAACGTATAAATCCCACTGTCAGGATTCATAGCGGCGGAAACTGCGGTGAGAGCAGCGTTAGTAACGTTGTAAGCTCCGGCAGCATTAGCGCTTCCGACTATGGTGATCAGAGGTTTGGATAGCGCACTCACAATGGGCACATTGCCGGATAGAATTTGAACCGTGACATTTGAAGTTGTGCCGTTACCTGAGTCTGACAAAACATTTCCTAGGGTCGGTGAAGTTTTGTCGTTGAATTTTCCCCACAGATACGTCAAGTAACCGCTCATGAGTACAGAGGGCATAGGTTTAAACGGCGTCTTTAAATATGCTGACATTTTTAATTCCTTCCGATGCTTTTAGCATCTCCTTCAGGTTGGCGAGGGCCGTGATCAGTGGCCCTTGGTTTATCTTGCTTTACCTAGCGGTGTTATTTTGATCTTGTACCGCTTACTGGCATTGTCCCAGGTAGCATCCCCGTCGCGCACCAACGATTGCCATACGTTCTCGGCTTTGATGGACACTTGGTTATCGGAATAGAGTGTTCGTACACCCTTGCTTCTGGCGTAGTCTATAGCCTGCTTGTACATTTCTGTACCATGGCCTTTGCTACGGAATGCGGGGTTGAGTTGAGAGGTACTGATCTCCATCGCATCCTTGCCTAGTTCAGGCACAGGCGTCATGGACATCTGCCCAGCTTTCTCCCCGTCCACCTTAACTGACAAGATGGTTTTCTGAGGACGTTCGCTGAGCGGTGTGACCTTTACGCTGGGAGACTCTTCAGTCTGTGTCCTGAATTGGTCTGGGTTGAATTCAGTGGTCTCATCTTCTGCTGGCTCGACTCCGCTGAAGAGGTTGCCTGTTTTTGCGGCTGGGATGGTGCCTTTGCCGCGTGCTGCTTCGACACGTTTAAAAGCCCTCCGAGCACTGTCTTCAGAAGTAGGGCTAGCTCCGCTGGTGTCTTTTGGTTTTGGCTTTGGCTCGACTTCTTTTGCGAGTCGTTCGACAAGTTTTCCATGGTCTATTCCCATATCCTTTAGAAGATTTATTGTGTCAGGGTCGTGCTGTATGATGTCCGAGAAATCCTCAGAGTACCTGCGCATTTCGTACGGGTCCTCAGAAGCTTCTACACCCTTTTCGGTGAGCGTCTTGATGAACGCCCAGACTGCGGCTTGCGCTTCGGCCGGTTCCCATCCAAGCTCCTCAGCCGCTGCCCTAGTCATTACTGAGATAGGGTGGTAGCTGTGTGCGCTCTGAATATCCCCAGCTTTCATGTCAGAAAAGAGGGCCATCCATCCATCGTTGGTCACTCGATTAAGAACGCCTTTGAGGTTGTCAGCAAAGCTTGGCACTTTGAAAGCGCTGTTCTTGCTGATGTCCGGCCACATGGGCTCTCCTGCGAGAGCTTTCATAGCGTTGGGTACCTTGGCACCGGGAAGAGTGAATCCTCCCTTGTCCGAAGGTTGCCTTAGCAATTTCTCCAGAGCTGCGCCTTCAGGGCGTCCCTTGTCTACGTAGTTGGTCCAGACTCTCAAGGCCTCACGCATGTTCATAGCGACTGATTGCTGGGGTGAGCCAGAAGCCAGAAGCCCTACGAACTTGTCCCTGTCTCCTGGCTGATCAAAGTACTCAGGAGATTCCTTAGCCATTGCATCGAATGCTTGGCCGCTGCGTTGGTACCACTTGCGTTCTCCTGCGCCCTTCTTAGCTGCATCTACGAACTCTTGGACTTCTGGGATCTTCTCCATGTTGTCCATGAATCTTTTAGTGCTAGCTTCGGACTTAGTGACGCCTTCGCGCTCCTCGGGAGTGAGGTGCTTCTCAGCAGTCTCCCCCAGGTTTACTTCCTTAGCAGGAGCTGCAGCAGTCGCTGGAGCCCCACCAGAAACAGTGGGGTTGCCGAACTCATCCGTAGGTGAGCCCTTAGCGTTCTTGATAGGTGCGATGTCACGAATGGCTTTCTCAAGGGCTTCAGGAGTGGCATTACCGTACGCGATGTTGCGCACCTGATCCATGCTCTTTGGGTCAGCTACTTCTACGTAGACTTGACCAGTCCTCATCTGTGGAGACATCTTTTGCAAGTGCTCCAGCTGCTCAGTAGTTATACCATCCTTCGGTATAGACATGTTGAACGAACGATCCCCATACGCTCCATAGGAACGCATGCGGATAGCGCCTTGCTCATTAATAAAGCGCTCACGAGGTGGGTTCGCATCCGTAGTTTTACCTCCAAGCATTTGATCATGGATGTTGCCGCCTGTTTGTGCAACTCCACGACCGTCTGCAAGAATGAACGCAGTGTGAGCGGGATCTCCGTCCGACTCTCCGTACTTCTTGATCAGCTCGTCGCCTGTAGGCAACTTAGTGGCCCTACCTGGGGCTCCTCCACCTTGGCCTTTCTTAGCAAGTTCCTCTTGTACCTTGGCACGTTCTTCTGCGTCCATGGTTTTTTGGTTTCCTGTAAGGTCGGTCTTCTCAGGAACATCAGCGCCACGACGGGCCATCTCTACGTCGGACTCAGGTTCTCCTGGGGTATACACTCCTTCAGGTTGAGTTTCTTTGAAAGGCACTGCGAAAGGTTCTCCATCGACAATGGAATAATAGGGCTGTTCCTTAGCCTTGTCTCCTGTGATCAATCCTTTATTGTCCGAGGGATCAATCTTGCCGCTTTCTAAGTGATGCAAACCCTCCTGCGTTAGAATAGACTCTTGGCCGTGCTTCTTGCCAAGTTCGGCAGCGTCTTCGGGTGTTATGTCTGGGACGAAGTAAGAGTGTTCGGTTTTACCCTCAACATCTTTATTCACTCCACCGACTGCTTTAGGATTATAGCCTTTGTCTTTTAAGTCCTGTAGCAGCTCGTGATTTCTCTGTATGTTCTCAGCGTCTGATAGACGTTCATTGCCGGGATTCTCAGCCGTCAATACAGCGAAGGGTTTTTTATCACCTTTGATGTGATCAAAGACTTCCTTGGGCTTCACTGCGTCTCGTTCCATTGCGAAGTCAGGAAGTACTCCGGCTTTTTGGTCTGCAAATTGTCCAGCAGTCTTGCCGCCACGTACACCTTCGTTGTTAAAGAACCAAGAAGTCTGCCCACGAGTTTCTGTGGTCATAGCAGGGCGAGCTACTGGGTCCATCATTTGCATGTGGGCGTTCCAAGCGCTCTCTTCTCCAGACTCGCTAAAGTCATGGCCTTGAGCAACGTGTCCAAACAAATCATGTATGGCTCTAAACATTGTATTGTAGGTTTCTCCAGTTTTTGGATCAACCTCAGCCAACGGGTGTCCTTCTTGCAGAGGATTTCCTCCTCGGAACACACCCAGATGCTTGTTGTTTTTCACGTCGTCAAAGAGCTGCTTCTCAGCAGGCTTATCGCCTTTAGTGAAGCCATACGGATCTTCATCTGTAGGTTCAATCTTGATTCCCAATGTCTTGGTGGCGTAATCCCACTGCTTATTGATGTCCTTCTTCAGTGCATCATAGCTTGCTTTGACCGCAGGATCGTTAGGATCGTGTTTCATTTTGTCAAATGCATCAGCTATGTCTGCCGCTCGTTTGTCTGTGCCTTTTATTTTCTCTGGCTGTACAGGATGAAGACTTTCGGCCTTGTTGTAATCGTCTGCAGCCTTAGCCATATCCACAGGCTTCTTAGCTGCCTCCTTGAGACGCTGAGCTTCCAGAACCTGCTCAGAAAGTGTGCCTTCAGGCTTGTTGGCCTTAGCTTGCGCCATGAAGTCCGTGTCTTTCTCAGCGCCTTCTTTGGTGCCCACGGTCTCTGCCTCAGATGTTCCTCCGGCTACGCTCTTAGGCCCACCTTCGTGCTCCTGCATAATTGCACGGGAGCGCTGAGCTTTAGACAGAGCATTACGCTCAGCTTCAGACCAGATAGTAGTGTCCTTCTTCCTGAACTCATCAGACAGCCTAGAAATGTTGTCAATGTCTTCCTTAGGCATCTTTGAAAGCACATCATTCACGAAGTCATCACGCTCAACACGGTGACGATTGTCGTCGCGCTTTGCAAAGTCATATTCTGATTCGTCTACGCCATACTTCTTGCCCAGACGAGCCAGTTCTTGGTCCGTGTGATCCTTGAGAACTTCTTCTACCTTGGATACATCCTCAGGAGATCCTTCTACATCTTCATGCTTTGGAAGTGCTTCCTCGAACTTCTTAGGGACAACCTTAGCTTCTTCAGGTGTGTAGACCTTCTCACGCGTGCCAGCACCCTTTAGATCCAGATCTTCTGGAGCAATAAGCGGTGCCTCTTGAATATTGGTAGTAGCTTTGCCAAGCGGTGCCTTTTCTGCAGGTCCAGGTGGTTTCAATGCAACGGGCTTCGCTTTGCCCTGTAATCCTTCTTCAATCTTCTGCTGCAGATCGGATTCGGTGTCAACAATCTTTCCACCCTCAGCCTTGAGTGCACTTATTCTTCCAGGCTTAGCAGGCTTCACAGGGGGCAGGATATCGCCCTTAGGAGCAGCTGGAGCGGCTGGGACCTCCGGCGCACCTTCGGTTAACTGGTAACGCTCAGGAAGGGCTGGGAGCTGCGGAGTAACGCCTTGACGCACTGTGCCCCCAGGCATCTGCATCCTGGTGTTCATTGGAGGAACCTCAGGCCTTGCTGTGGGTTCCTGCGGGAATGTCTCGGGCTGTACTTGGCCGGGAGTCTTAACGTTCTGCTCTACAGGCTTAGGCTGCTCTATGCCTACTTTGCCTTCTAGGTCAGACATCAGCTTCTCTTGACGAGTTTTCAACTCGGCGTCCGTAGGAGGAACAGCAGGTGCTTCCGGCGCGGGTGCAGGCGCAGCTTGCGCTGGGGCCTTTACTTTGGCCCTAATGGCTTCCTGAGCAGCGTCACGATGAAAGTGTGCTTCAGCTTGTGCTGCCTGCGCTTTGTCAAACGCTTTGATTGTGGCTTCTGGGGCTGGTACTCCCTGCTCTTCTGATCTTGCGTACACAGCACGGGCCTTGCGTGCGGCTTCAAATGCTTTGTCTGCTTTCTTGGTCTCACCTTCTAATTTTTCAAGGTTAATTGCATCTTCTTCCATACCAGCAAAGCGTATTGGGTCAACAGTCGAGCTATCAATGCCAAGCTTTTCCAATACACGACCGATTTTAGAGGCCACGTAAATAGAGTTCATGCCGTGACCTGCAGCAGCTCCGATTAGAGTGCCAGTCACTTCTGGGTTGTCTAAAGCTTTGGCTGCGATTTTCCCAGCTCCACGTAGGCCTGCATTTACAACTGCACTTGTTGCGGGAAAAGGCTTCGCGCCTGCCTCAGCAGCTCCGGGGAGTGATCCTCCCGGCATAGCTTCCTCAGCAATTGGGCCTGCAAGACCATAGCCTGCGGCCTCTGTCAGGGCTCCAGAGTAGTCGCCTTTACCGAAGCGCTCTCCAAGTCCTACGGCCAGGGGTCCAACAAAAGGAACACTGGAAACAACATTCCCAAGAGATTCGTAATTTCTATTTCTACGGAGTTGGTCGTCAACGCTTTCTGTTCCGAACTTATCCGTTTTTGGACCGGCAGCACGTATTTTTGCTTCATTGGCGCGTGCCTCATCACTGATGTGTTGAGAAGCGGCCGTACTTGGATCAACCAGAAGTCTCTTGGTTGCTAAGTCTACTCGTCCTAGCAATCCTGACTCTGATTTCTTCTCTTCATCGGTTTTTGGCTCATCTGCAAAGGCGTGATAAGTCTGCTTTGCTATGTTTGGTAGAGCTACTCCTAGACGGCCTAAAGCACTGCCCACTCCCGGCCCTTCATAGGCTTTATTTGCTACATCCAGAGCACCTTCTGTTTCTCCTCCAGTGGGTTGTTTAGTAACATGAGCCAAGTATGCCGCCTGATCATCTGGATGCGCGGCCTTGAAGTCAGGGTCAGTGGATGAAAGGTAATGGATCTGATCAGCTGGTGTAGCTGAAAGAAATCCCTGATCCGACTGCAGTTCTTCTGATGTAGGCATTCTTGGCTCCTATGTTATCTTAGTTTGGTCTCTTGTTTCTTTTTCCAGTCCGCAAACCCACTTGTTGTAGCTGCTGGGGCAGTTGCGGCAGGTGTTTGTGGTTTAGACGGTTCTGGCTTTGGTGAGGCACCACCACCTTCAGGCTTCTGTACAGGTTGCTGTGCCCCTTGACGTACAGTGTCATCAATGCTCTTAGTGTTAGAGGTATGCTCAGCATTAAAGGACTTCCCTAGTTTGTCTAGGAACTTGCCAACCTCTTCTTTGTACTCGGTCGGAATCTCACCGGCCATCCACTTGTCGGCGTGAGCAGACGCCCAGCGACCAAGACTTCCCTCGGCAGGCAAGAATCTATCCAGCTCCTGCTTATTGATACGCTTCACACCTTCCGCAGATGTAGTAGTCAAAGTCGTAATGACCGGAACAACGTTGGCTGCAAACTGAGATGTGTCTGAATCTGCCAGAGCATCTTTGGCCAGTTGTATCTGGTTAATGACCTTATCGTAGCGAGCGTTCTCTGTGTTTTGAAGTTCGTCCGCTTTGAGACCTCTCTGATTTGCATCAGCATTCTGCTGCACCAACAAAGCTCGTGTGGTGGCAAGGTCGCTACCAAACTTAGTCTTCTGTTCAGCGTATGGCAATGCTGCTATAGCCTTAGCGTTGGTGTCTGCTGTCTCAAGAGCAATCCTTGCTGTTTCACGGTTTGCTGGTGTATCTTCCATGTTGTGCGCGTGGACATAGTCAGCAACCCGTTTCTGGCGCTCATTCATTTTAGCATTCGACGCATCAAAACTGGCTTTAGCAAAGGCTTCCTCAGGGTTATACTTCTTTCCTGTGTCTGGGTTGATTTGCTTCTGCAACTCATTCATGGCCTGTTGAAGCGGGGCCTTACCTGCGCCCGTAGAAAGTTGAAGAGCTTCCGCATCTGTGTAAGGTTTCTGTGTGTCTGGGTTGATCTGCGGTCCTCCATCAGGTCCACCACGCATAGCGTGCATATACACCTGTTCGGACGGGGTCTTAGCACCTGCTACTCGTGTTTGTGCTTTCTCCAACTCTTCTTTGGTAGCTTCTCCTATCTGAGTACGAGCACGGTCTTCTTGCGCTCGCTTGTTCAGTTCGGTGCCGGGGATAAGGGACATAGTAGCAGGAGCTACGATGTTTCCTGCAATGTTTCCTGCCTTAGCCAGTCCGTGCTCTATTTTCCCCAATACGCCGGGATGATTGGCTTCAGAACCATAAGGATTCATCTTGTCAAAATGCTGTGCAGCAAGTGTCAAACTAGCGGCCTCCTCACGTCCTTCAGGGGTACCTTTATCGAGTGCAGCCTGTATACGCGTCTGGTAGTCTTGACGTTTCGACAACAGTTCTTGATGCGCCGTATCTGCTGTAGGTGCGAGCGGTGTTGGTAGAGCAGGCTCTTCTCCTTGTCCTGCCTTGAGCATACGTTCATTGATCTTCGACATGCCCAAGCCAACAAGGTCACCCTTTCTCATGGCTTCTTCTTGGTCTTTCTTAACTACGGCCATTTTAGCATCTTCGGCATTACCGACAGGATAGCCTGCGGCTGGATCACCCGCGTTTACAATTTTGTTACCTGACTGCGGTGCATTAGGGTGATCCGTAGTTCCACTATCCACTGGGGTTTCTATGGAGGGCAGAGGTTTCATCTTTGAAGAAAAAGGAGAAGCTGTACCAAGAGGCGCTTTGGTAGATGCTAGGGATATCACAGGGCTGGCTTGGCCATCCTCAGATGGACGCATAGGACCACCACCGTTAAACTTTATTTCTGGTTCTGGTTCTGCGTCAGCGTTGCTTATGTCCGTGTGCTGTTTACCCAACGGAGCATTCTCTATGCTCATCTTTGCTCCCTGTAATTTGTAATCAGGGGGAGCATGCTCAGTGTCCAGCATTGGTTTGATGTTTTTAGGGTTAGAAATAACTCGTCCACCGAAATCTACAGGTGCCCCGTGTTCTTGGTTTGCCTCAGCTTCGGCTTGACGATATGCTTCAGCTTTTTCTGGGTCGAGAACATGTTCTCCTTTGTCAAGGTTTGCTACTTGGTCCTCCGGCACAGTGCCTCCCTCTTGGTAGGACGGTAACCTGCCGAGGGCTGTAGGTACTGGCATCTTAGGTCCGACTGCCCCTACTCCTTCAGGTGTGCTTGGATTAATTTCGTTACCCTGAGGGTCTAGTCTCTTTTCTCCTGGACGGTTTCCGTATTCACCATAAGGGTGCAGCTTATCTACACCAGCAGGAGAGAATGGTCTCATTTGTGTTGCTGGGTCTCGCGGATTTTCTCCTTGGGCTTTCAGGTCGTCAACAAGTTGCATCTTATTGCCAATGGCCTGCACTTCTTCATTGGGAGATGTCGTAGGAAACTTAGTTCCTTCGTTGTAGATCTCATGTGCACGATCAGCTATACGTCCTAATGCTGTAGGAGGAGCATTGCCTAGTGCTGCCGACTTATATGCGTGGGTCTCTTCGGGATTTAGTACGCGTTCTCCCTGGTCAACCTTAGCAACTTGGTCCTTAGGAACATCCCCACCTTCGGCATAGGAGGGCATGGCCCCTAGGTTTGAGCCTCCAATTACCTTAGGAGATGCTTGTCCCAATAGGGACGCTGGGTGAGAAACATCCAACATGGGGTCGTCTTGTTGGTTCAGAGTTTGAAAAGGCAGAGGTTTAACCTGAGGCTTCTCCTTCTTTACGTCTTCTAGTTGTGAACCGATTCCTGGCATGTTTTCTCCTTTATGACGACTTAAAGCCTTTATAGGCAGTTGCTATGTCTGCTCCAGTTTTAGCTAGTCCTTCTGCGTTCTGAAGCCAGCCGGACTTGCTTGCATTGGTAGCTGCATTGATGTCGCCTGAGACTTGTCCCATGGCATCGAGCTGGCCTTTGAGATTCTCTCCGTACAGACCGGCTTCTCCTGCTAGTCCTTGCTGGTTCAATTGCTTTGCGCCCATCACATCCTGAGCAGCTACGCCTTCAGATACTCCGGCTCCAGCCTTCATACGATCCCTGGCCATTTGCTGTTCTGACTTAACTATGCCTGCAGCGTTGCCTGTGGAAGCAGCTGTGCGCTCTAGGTCGCCCTGGGCAGCGCCTTCTCCAGCTCCTATGCCTGCTCCAGCGCTTGTGAGTAGCTCGTTGATGTTTGTTGGATCATAGAGATGCTCAGCAGTCGCCTCTCTTCGGTATGTGGGATCTAAGAACGAGCGCTCACTGGTCGCAGCCGTTCCAAGGCCTGCACCTACGTTAGCTGCCGTGCCTGCGGCTGTTTTGGCTGCACCTTCTTCGGCACGCAGGAACATTCCAAGTGCTGGTTGAATAAATACCTTGAACATTAAGCTATAAATCGTCATTGCTTGTCTCCTGCGTGCTTTGTGTACACTGCCCAATCTGGGCGGATCTTGGTAAACTGTAAATCTTTGAGTCGTCTTCCGAATCTCTCATAGCCAGGAGGCACGCAGCAAAGCACGCTGTCGTATCCGAGACTGGCTGCTGCTTCGTTGGCTTCTTTGTCAAGAGCCTTGATGGTTAACCATTTGGACTCTGCATCGGCCCAAGAAGTCTTGTCCATCCAAAGATGACACTCCAGAGCGTGTTGCATTCCATATGCCGCCCTGACGCTCCCATCTACTTCCAGGACCTTGGTCACCGGGAATCTCCCAAGGTTGGGCAGACGATAGTCTATGCCGTTTGCTTCGTGAATTCTTTGTATTGCCAAGAGGTCACTTGGGAGGTAGCTACGAATTTCTGCGCCCATTACGCTAGACTCCGTTTCGGCCCCGGGGCAGGACGATTGAGCACAGTCCCTAGACCGCGCCCTCCCTGCTGAGGAGACGCTGTGCCGGAACCTGTGGAGGTAAGCAAAGAAGCAGCTGTGGTCCCAGTCAGGACGATCTGTGTCGGGTTTGCTAATCCTCCCAGCACGGTAGGTTTCTGGGGGTCACTACCATGGTACTGAGGGTACGCTCTGTGGTAATAGATTTGAGGTGTCACACCATCACTTTGTATTGATGGAAGGTGCAAGAATAACGAGCGACTACTCCCCGCGTCCACAACGTGAGGGTTTGAAAAATTGGGATCTGTACTGATCTCGTGTATGTATTGCACACCTTTTTGCAATTCTGAGTTGTGTGTCAGAGTAAGGTGTAGGAGTTCGTTGGACACTTTTATAACGTTGCCGGTTTGCGTGCCAGCTACCTGAATAGAGTCTATAGGGGCTGGAGGAGGAAGTTTTCCTACCGCAGATGCGCCTACGTTCAGTGCAAGACTGTTTACAGCGTCTATGATGCGTTTTAGGAGGGAGCCATGATTGAAATCTTTCTGCGCTATGGTAGAGAGTTCTTGTCCACCTTCTAGCACTGCGTTTTTACTCTGCATTAAGAAGCTCCCTTCTAAAGTTTGAGGAGGTGTGCTTAGCACCTCCCCTGGGTTTTACACTATGCCAGCGTTGCCGCCGCCAGTCGGAGAAATAGAAGACCAAGCGTCTTGCTTTCCCGTGAGCAGTATTTTATGCAGTTCGAACCATGAACCCACCGCATTAGTACTGACTTCAATGAATGCTCGGTTTCCTTTCACATTAATGCTCCGCATGTAGTCGTCTTGAACTGGGTTGTTCAAGTTGATTCCAATGGGCACAGTATAGGGATACCGCGCATCCAAGGTGTTGGGGTACATCTTTGTGAGCAATGCCCCATTGCCTTCGGCCGTCAATTGCAGCACTGTGTAGCGCTTTTGGTGCATGCCAAAGATCGGCATTGTGACAGACTTGGCTGCGTTCACAAATCCGTACGTAGTGTACAGACTGTAGATTGCAACTCCGTCATCGCTTCTTTGCATAGGATCGAGTTGGTAGATCTTGGAACTATCTATCCCATTGCAAATGAAAAGAGGGACATCATTCAAGTTCTGCCTTGTAACGAAGCCCATATACGGTGTTGGAATCTGCCAAATAGACCACTTCCTACGCATGTCGGGACTGGCTAACGTGCCGAACATCGTGGCGTGTACTTGTATTGCGCTCATCAACTCCTCGAAGGACCCTAGAGCCTCATAGTTCAACATTAGGATTACGTTGGGAGTAGTAGGCTTTGGGTTGAACGGTGCGTGGGGCAACCATTGTACTGTCTTAGTAGCTTGACCAGTGACTGGGTCGGTGCCAGTGGGCAATGGAACAGCGCAGAGAATCCTGCGATTTATGATGTCATTTCTCAGAACGATGGTATTCCCAGCGTCCCAGTTTATGGCATTGTATAGCTGTTCGATTTCCAAACTAAAGAGCTTAGGCTGGCCTCCGTCCGTCGCCCAGATGCCATTACGGCAAGCCATGATGGCCCACTCCTCACCTGTGTCATAGGAAGCGATGCCTATGGCTCCTACACGATTGCTGACCTCATTTATGGACCAGCCTCCAGGTTCAGAGTTTGGATTGTCCTTAGTTATGTACAGACTGCTTGTTTTAGTCAAGTAGAGACTGTCTCGTAAAATGAAAGCCCCTGTGCATGTCTGTGCGTTTTGAATGGATGTGTCTAGGATTCCTCCGTCACCAGATGTGTCAATGGACTCTGGCTTGCCTATGTAGGACCCGTAGACCTGTGCTCTAATAAACGGAAACTTTGTGGGAAATACTTCTATTCTGTCTACTAGAACGTCTGCGCCTATGCCCATGTTTATCACACGGAGACGCAATACCAATGTAGCTGGCAAAGACTTCAGGTTTGCGAACGGAGCTATCAGTAGGGTTCCGCTGAACACTGAACTAATCGTAGTCATACTAGTCAAGGGGACTGAGAATGATCCGTATGTGTTCCCGAAAATGCCGCCGCTCAAGTCCACAAGGTCAATCACCAGTGTTCCTAATCTAATGCCCGAAAGGCACGCGCACGCTACACGTACAGAGTAAAGCGTATTAGGCCTGATGATTTGGACTTTATATGGGTCTTGAAAAGCGGTCTGAGTGATTGTTCCCATGACTGGCTGAATGCTGCCGGTCGTGTTGGAAATGTACAACGCTTGTCCCGTTACAGGGCTAGTAAGCAGTGTAATTTCATTGTTCGTAGCATGGATTCCCCAACCAAGCGGGAGAATTGTGCCAGTAGGGTTCGGTAGGTACCCACCATCAAAGCTAAGGTTGTTAAAGTTGTCTACCTTATTCAACATCATGCCATAGAACATGCGGCTTGAGTACGCAACTGACCAAGCGGGACTTCCTAGCTCTATAAGATTGAACAAGTTTCTTCCTTGAATGTCAATCTCTGTAGAATTCAAAAGTACTGCGTCGGTAAAGCTAAAAGCTGCTGTAGTGTCTATGTTGTTTCTGATGATGGTAGACGTGTATGTGGTAGTTACCGTTCCAATCGTAATGACGACGGGATTCTCTATCACATAAAAGTTCGCTCCAGGCACTCCATTTTGTCCTGCCTCAGTAATCGCTATGCCTCGCGCAACTACATCAGGTGGGCCTATGGGAATGCTAGAAACGTTAAGCAGGTTTGCGTTCGATGAGACAGTGAACGTGATAGGAGGGGAAGCTGGTGTCCAATTACCGCTCTCTGTAATGAAGAAAACGATAGCCTGACGAGTGCCTGCTCCGATAGGTACAATGGAGCTGCCTTGGGAGCCTCCAATTATAGCGACGTTCCCACCGCTGCCATTTCCGAAAATTACGTTCGTAGTCGTCCCTTGGAATTTTTCCCCAGGATCAAACGTAAACTCCGTTCCAAACTCTGTAGCTTGTCCTTGGGTCTCCACCGTTTGCCCAGGTAAAATTCCTGGAGGTGCAGCAATGCCCGTAACTGTGAAAAACGAGCCTGAAACTGTAGCAATCACGAACGTGCCATTAAACACTGCATTATTCGTGCAGTTAATGATTGTCACAATGTTGCCAACAGTAGGAGGTGTGGTAGTAGTGCCTGCAAAATTCCAGCCGTACGTAGCTGTGTTCGTGGAATAGTTAAAGCCTGTGCTGGTGATGTTATAAGCTCCACCGTTCAAGGCTTCGACAATCGTCCATGTATTGTTCCACCCTGAAGGTGTCACTCCCGTGATCGTTATGGGAGAACCAGCAGTTAAGCCGGGGATAGGTGTGCTAGTTGTCAGTGTGGCTAAAGTTTGTCGGTACTGAGATCCCACAATGCCAACACCAGGATAGTGCCCAGTAGTGGTAAATGTGAACGTGAAGAATGCTAGGGTCTCTGAGGTACCAGGGTAAAACCCTTGCCCCATACTAGTAACTTGCCAAATTCCGTTGAAATTAAATCCGCCTTGCACAGCTCCAGTGATTTCTACAAATACCGCATTGCCTGAGGCCATAGCTGCCGCAAGGTTGGCATCCGTAGGATTGGGGTCTGAGTGTACGCTGTAGTACACGGTGACGTTATTTCCAGGAGTTTGGCTTCCCGGTGCAGAGCTTAGCAAAAATCCTAAACCTGCAGGAGTTGGGTGAGTAGACGAATACGGAGGAAATTGCGTTATAGATACGATCCCATAGCTGAAGGAAGGAGTAGCTGTTCCTGTTATGGGTGTGCTGACCACGTCTGGGTGTTGGAATGCTGCTTCGAATTGCGTAGGGGTCAAACCAGAACTCAACACGATAACCGCTTGTCCGTTCAAATACGCTATGCTCGGAATGTTGAGTACATAAACAGCGTCTGCGGAAGGTTGAGGGCCTGTGTATTGGAAGGTGATCACGTTGCTGGTGATAGCAAAGCTAGTCAGCTGTATGATTCCTCCTACCGAGCCTATTGCAGCTTGGAAGGCCGGAGGTGCTCCAGGACCTACTTGGGTTACAGGGTAGAAGTTTCCATCTGTGTCCAAAAGCCTGGGGCGATCTGTGCCGATAGTCAAATCAGAGAACATCAAGAATTCCTTGTTGTTCATTGTTTCACCGTGGGCAAAGGTGTCAGGAAGAAGTCCCGTCAACGCTAAAGACAACACCCCAGGAGTATTGGTTACGTCTTCTTTCCACAAGTTTCCGTTTTCATCCAAAGCCAGGGTCTGAAGGAACAGATTATTCTGCTCATAGCTTCCTATGTAGTTGAAGTTTGCCAAGGCTGGAGTGATATACGTAATCACATCTAGGTCACCAATGAAAGTTGTACCTGTACCTAGAGCTTCTATTTGCACCCCAAACAACGTGCTGTTGACGTTGGCCGCAGACCACAGACTTCCCCAGAGATCCATAGGACCACCGAGAGAATACACAGTTCCAGGGGTAGTAGTAAGTTGCACTATTTTAGGAGTGCCTACTGGGACTCCTGCCTGAAGGAGCTGTAGTGATGCCGAGGTAGTTGTGCTGGAATACGCTAAGAAGCTGACCCCAAAGCCTGAGATTCCCGAAGTCAATGCTAAGGAAAATGAGAAAGCTTGGTCAAGCAATACTCCGCTTGTGGTAGAAGTAGCGTAGTATACAGTGACCACCAACGAATTGGCTGAAAATGTACCATTGGCACCTGAGCCAACAGCTCCCGCAGTTACTGTTACTCCAAAATTTGGTCCGTTCACTAATGCGGGAGTTAAGACAGTTCCCCATTGGTACGTGGAACTTCCCTTAATGTACGTGGTCATAGTGCTGGTGACTGGAAAGGACAACGTCGTGCTTATAGGAGACCCGCTACTCGTTAGTCCTAAGATCACATTGCCAGTGCCTGAGCCAGAATACTGGGCTGCTAAGGAAATAGAGATGCCCTTTACTATGACATTCGAAGGAATGTTGAGGTTAATAGCGCTGGTCTGAATATTGTCGGGATGAGGAGCATTAAAGAACGAACTTGAAAAAACCGTAGCTACTGATGCTCCCGTTGCTGTGATGTTCCCAGGAGTAGTCCAAGGAGTTCCTGTTCCAGAATTAACAGCAGATCCAGGTATTACTGAGACAACACTAGGTACTCCCGTAGCTACTGAGGCATACCCCGTGCTGCTGAAGATGTTGTTGGGAGAATTCCAAGACGGACCTGTGGCAAGGCTTCCTATGTTTGGTCCTACAAAGATTCCAGAGAGGGACACGGCATTTCCAAAGATCCCTGAGACGATTGTTATGTCTGAGCCTATGACATTGGCCGTGAATGTCGTCGGAGTAACACTCAGTACAAACACTGTTTGTCCGTTCAGGAAGCTGAGGCCGTCTGTAAACCCACTGAGTATAAATTCCTCATTAACCGTGGGAGTGATCCCAGTGTAAGTAAACACTGCTAGTCCGTAATGCAAAGAAAAGCCTGTGATGATCAGGGTAGAGGTAAAGGAGTACACACTTGTTAAACCGGGTCTCGTAAAAACTGCTCCTACGGCATAGTCTACGTCCCAATTCCGTGGACTCGCACCTTCTGGTAAGTCCTTAGGGTCTGCAAACGTAATAAGCCCACCCATGTTGGATAGGTCTGCGCTGCCCAAAGCTTGTAGATTGTGACCCAAAGTTGTACCCTCTCATTCTTCTTAGCTTTTACCCGTGTGAATCTACGCTGCCCGAGCTGACTACTATTGATGTGCCTGAGAAATCCGTGAGCACCGTTAGTTGTCCTGTGATGCCCCACGGGCCGTTAACAATTCCAGTAACGACGCCATCAATCACGGCTTCGTCCACTGCTTGGTAGGCTTTGCCTGCGTCTGTAGTACGGCCGTAGTACGGTGGGATAGGTTGATGGTCCCTGGTACGAAGGTCTCCAGACTGCACAGTGACAACGTCTCCCAAAGGTGTAGTGAAGGTTACTGTTTCCTTCACGCTAGGAGATGTACCGGAGATTGATGTGCACGATCCGTGCACAGTAACTTGGTCATACAACTGTACTAGACCGCCGTTCATATTTACTGCTGCGTTGCTCATTGTTTTCTCCTAGGTGTCCGTGTTATTTCTCGTAGCCACCAAAATTAGCGACCCACTGCGTAGACGTAACAGCATCAGGGGTGCATACCACTCTGATTACGGTCCCTGCTGCGATTGGAATAGGCTCGGGGAACGTGATCGTGTCGTGCTCAACCTGCGGTCCCACGTAGTTCATGGTTATGAGCTTGGTTCCAGCAGGTGACTCAAGGCTTACGAAGCCAATATTTATTGGGTTAGTTGCAGTGCCTCCTGTTGGTGCGGCCGTCAGCCGAGGCGTGATGTTCAGGTACTCAACGTAAAACGTCTTCGCTGCGGTTACCGTGTAGGTCAATACTACCTGATCCGCAGTGACGGCAGTCGAAGTCAGAGTGCTTGTCTTCATGACGTTCGTCTTGCCTGTGGATTGACCCAGGGAGACTGATCCTATGGTCGAGGAAGACGCTGCGGCTGCTGGGTCATTGATTACGTGCCCGATGACGTTGGTACCTGCAGGCAGAGCATTTGTGATTGCTGTGACCGCAGTTAATGTTCCGCTGTCCACTACTGTGTGGAGATTCGTGCCTGTTGGTTGTACGACTGTGACGTTGCCTGTGATCGTCGTTGAAGCAAGCGACACAACCCATGGTGACGTTCCTTGATTGACAGTGCCTATAACCTTCGTAGTCTCAGCTGACAATGTAGCATTAGTGACTGAGGTAGCATCGGTGATGACATGGCCAATGACTGCGGCCGAGGCGTCGTTTATGACATGTTGAGGAGCAGTGAAGCTGATTGCTCCGCTAATGGGCTGGGTAACTCCTGATCCGTCCACTCTCAATGCACCCGCGAGGGTAAGTGAAAAAGGAGAAGTCTGAGCAGTCGTGTATGCAGGAGCGGCCGTAGTGACCGCACCCATTACCAGCCCTCCCTTTTCACCAGACGTGGTAGAACCTTGTGCAACCTGTAACGAGGATACAGTGGCATCCAAAGCTAGGCCGTTTGTGGTTCCTATGTTCGCTGTGACTGTGCCTGAGACAACCCAAGGTGAAGTGGACTGAGTGACAGCCACTGTTCCCGTAATGGTCGTTGAAGACAATGAAACAACCCAAGGGGAAGTTCCCTGATTAGCAGTGACAGTGCCACTGACAGGCTGAACGGCCTGGAAAAAAGTACCAGTGACAGCTACCGAACCAGTGACAACAGTTGTTGAGCCGGAATCGGTTATAACATGTCCAATTACGTTGCTTCCTGCGTTAAGGCCGACGTTCCATGTGCCACTCTGGGCTGCGGAGACTGCTCCTACTATGACCCAAGGAGAAGTTGATTGGGTGACTGCCACAGTGCCTGTGATAGTTGTAGATGCTAGCGTGACAGGTACAGTATTGGTTATGAATGCGTTGACACCGATGACTGTAACTGCACCTGGGGAAGTTCCGTAATTCGACGGAGACCCGAGGGTCACCCCAGCCCATTCCGTGATGTCATTAGACGCAACTACCGATCCCACATTGACACGCAATGCGCCTGTCAAGTCTGTAGACAGGAAAACCTGATTACCTTCGATGAGAGTTGGGGCTACTGCTGATGCGACAGCAGGAAGCACACCTATGTTGTTTCCAAGCGGTGCTGCACTGTTTGTGAACAGACTTCCCGTAACAGGAACGGTTCCGCTAGCTTCAGGGAATACGATACGAACAGGTTGCGCTAATTGCAGAGGAGAAGTAGAGACCGCATCTCCGCTGTCATATACCAAGACTAGGTCAAACCTCTGTGGTATTCCTGGTTCTGGTGGGTTGTCAAATGTTATGGTGACATTTCCATTAGCATCAACTGTTGCCGTAATGATAGCACCTAGGGTGTTAGCTATAAAAGCCGACGAAGGAATGACGCCTAGAGGCAAAAATGGAATAGAACCGCTGTCTCCTATTTGGTACACGCTGGAAAGGGAAAGAACAAAGACGGTAGAAGATCCATCACCCTGCAAGTTGATAACAATAGGAACTAATTGTTGTAGAGCCATTTTATCTGACCTCCGACCAAGAGAGAACACCGAGAGATGGGGCCGTACCACCTACACCAGTGACACACAAAGTCCACGTATCTTCGGCCGCGTTACCAGCAAAGTTCAATGTGAACGCTTTTTCCGGTGCAATATTAATACCTCCTGTACCAGATTTAGAGGAACCTGCCCCGCCGCCAGCGTATCCCGAGGCTATGACTATGCCTCCTGTGCACCCCGTAGCTGCTATATCAAAGTTTACTCCAGAGTTGGCATCCACTGAATTGAACGAGGGTGATCCTGTAAGGGTGCCGTTATAAACAAGCTCCCAATACACAGGATTAGCCCCTGTGACGAAAACTTCTGTGGTCTCCAACTGGATAAAGGTGCGATTAGTGATGGAATTGAAAGTGACCTTAGGTTGAAGAGAAACCAGAGGCGTGCGCGTCCCCGAAGCAGCCGTTATAGAAGTACCCTTGTTTCCTGTAGTAAATTTGTACGGAAAGGGAAATTCCACGCTACCTTCTGACATGATAGACATGCAGATTTGCTTCATTGTTGTAGTGGTAGCAGCGATGCCTGTGTTGGTAATTTCCGCACGACATGGTAGATTGGCAGTGTTCGTGTAGGGAGAAGTAGAATTGTTGGAGTTCACTATTTCGTGCACAACAACAAGAGAGTCATCCACGAACAGAGACCAACGTACTCTTCCTACTCCGAGCCACTGCATATCCATGGCGAAAATCTGGGTCTTTGACCAGTCGATGGTGATGCCGGAAGGACCCGTGCCATTCATGGGGTCTTTATTCCAGTTTGCTTGCAATATGGAAGTTGTGACGGGACTGCCAGAGGCTGAAGAGCGTTGATTTACGCTCACCCCAAGCGTACCATCCATCTCGAAGTAGACACCATCGTTAGCATCAAAGTAGCCAATACGACTGCGGACATTCGTCTTCTGCGCTCCCAAAAACCCTGTCATGATGATGAGTGCCGATTTGCCAGGACAATATCTGAAGTAGGACTTTGTCTGGTTGATTGCCGACGCACCAGAGGCTGTTCCTCCCGTAGAAAGAGTAATCGAGGATTCATTAGCCGTTTTAGTGACAGTACCAGTACCAACTAAAGACGTATTGAACAGCAACGGTTGGGTGTCGTATTGAAACTGAGCTGCAAATGCCGTGAACGGTTGAGAGGTACGGGCGCGATTAAATGCATCGCTCGCTTCTCCACCGAAACCTACCTGCAGATTTCCAAATGCATCGGTTGCTATGTCCGTATAGAGGGACGGATTGATGAAACTCTTTCCCGTAAGCACAGCTCGGGTAATGCCAGCGGCATCCGTAGTTGCAACCACGGTGTCCAAAGACTTCGTTGTCTGAACAGCGGGGAGAGAAGACAGGAGCGTCTGCAAACGGAAAATCCCTTGGTTCCCGGTTCCGTTCGTGTACACAAGGCGGAAGAATCGGGCATGGACACCAGCCACGACCACCACGGGCAGGCTGGCTAGAAGAATAGCCCTGATAACATAGTCCCAACTTGTGCCGTCAGTGCTGAACTGAAGTTGCAATCCGTTAGGAGCGCTGCCCTGATCAGAGAATGCCTCAACCGAAATCTTAGTAACGGCAGTGGCAGTCAGGTCTACAGCTGTTCCCGTAAAAACTGCGTTTGCAGACAAAAGGGATGTCGTAGAATTTGCACTATTAACCACGTCAGCTTGTCCTATGACTGTGGTAGTTCCTCCGACAAGTAGATGGCCAGTGTTATCTACCGCGATATCATACTGATTGCCGTCCAGACCTTTACCAGATACGAGTACAGGATTAAGACCAGTTGCAGTGTGCCCCTCAGGAAACAGTCCTTGTACCAAGGGGTCCCCAGGGACATATTCGTTCAACACGGAGTCGTAAATAAGCAGTTCCCCGTTGTGGCCGGGAGGTGCAGCTGCAACAGGTATGCCTTGTATAGACGTGGCGTTAGAAGACCCACCAGCTGCCACAGTAATATCTACAATTCCTCCAGGCTCAGCAGTTATGGCTATGGAACCGTCGGTAGATACGAGGCCTGTGTTTGGAGAAAAACTTTGACCGCTTGCTGAGGATGGTATAGGATCAAAGGGCCTACGAAGAGGTTCCTCTTGTTGGTTATTAAGAAACCAGTAGACATCAGAATACGACAGGCCCAAACGGTTAGCTATATCAATTGGTCCAGAGCCTACCTTGAATGCTGCAAGGATTTCGGCTTGTTGCGTTGGAGTTAAGGCCATTTGGGGCTCCTTAAAATGTGTGGGCCAATTTCCATGGCCCTTCCTATCGGCAGGATAGGTACTTATCTTAGCCTTGCTCTGTACTGCCTGCGGCCCTGCACTGCACAGGGCTTACTTGGAAGATCGGACCCGGGGAAACCTCCCCAGCATTGCCGTTAACTTCCACTTGGCAGGTTACGAGATCACCTGACCCACCAAAGTATGTAGACGCAGTGTTATACCCCGGAGGTGCTGGGGCAATAGCAATGACTTTACATTTCACATTAACAAATGTACCTACGGTAAAGTCCTTGCTGAAGATGTCTTTCTCAATTGTATTAACTGCTACTGACATGGGTTCTCCTTAGCCTAGCACAGTCGTTCTATTCCAAGTTGCCTCGAACAGCACAAGGTCAGAAAGTACCTGTACAGGCATGATCTGACTAGCTGTCAGCTCCACTCCTGCTGGAGTGAAGATCTGCAGCGCGTCATTAACTGGACTATAGTGGTACTGGTACCCACCGACAAGTAGAGGAACAACAACGTCTTCTCCGAAGACCTCACAACGCAAGAAGCCGTTGAAATCTACCGTACGCTGGTCTGCAAACAACATCAGTCCCATAGGAATACCTCCTACAGTGTAACCACCGGGGGAGAAGGTAACGATTCCCCAAGCTTTGATAGTTTTCCCCGTGATATCCGGGAAACACAATTCAGACAGGGTAATCGTAGAGGCTGTCGAGGATGTTGTGGCAGCTGCTGCGGGTGAAGTGGCAGTGTTGCCAGTTGTTCCCGAGAAAGTGACCGCTCCATTCAAAGCGAGCAAGCGTCCTGTAACGTTCGCATTGTCATTTACCGTGATAGAGGTATTAGCGATAGTGTCGCCCTTCACTACAGCAGTGGTACCATACGTAGACGAAGAGCCAACCAGCCAAATGACGTTTCTCGCCAGTGCTCCACCTGTAAGAAGAACAGTAGATCCGTTGTTAAGGGTCAATGTGCTTCCAATTTGGAAGATAAACTGAGCATTAGGATTGCCCTGAGCGTTCAAGGTTACCGTTCCTCCCACTGACAAGTCCAAAGAAGTAGCAGCTTTGTAAACTCCGGGAGTAAATGTCTGTCCAGCAAGGTTTCCTACGATGGGAACACCACCGGGGAGAGCTTGGTAGAAGTTATAAGCAGCAGTGGCGTCAGTCTGTGCTTGCTGTGATGCACTGTCAGGTCCGTGGATTGTAAACGGCGCTGCCACTGTGGATGGCGGAAAGTTGGTAACAGCGGACACGGCTGTTGGGTAAATACCAACGTTTCCACCGACAACTGATGTTCCAGTTCCGGCTTGTCCTGTTACTGCGGTTGCGGCTAAGACTTCAAAATTTGCCGCTGTTGCTAGTTCTTGATCAATGGGTATTGCCATAAAAATTTCTCATTTCCCCGTCAAAACGGATACAATTAGTTTTGCTACAATGCCGACACTAAGGTGCCGTCAAACTTTTTAAACTTCCTACGAGTGTTCGCCTTAAAGCCCATGCTGAGCCTTTCTCGTTCGGCAGCAGTCGTTACTCGTATCTGCCCTGCTTGTCCAACTCTGCGTTTCTTGAACTCTGCTGCATTTATATTGCTCAGAGTTTCTCGGTATATGTTGCGAAATGACAACACCTGATAATTGCTTCGCAAGTAGTGCCATTGAGCAAACACAAGTTTTTGTTGGCGTTTGTTTAGTAGTTTTTTCTCCTCTTCCTGAGTCATTACAAACCTTCCTTGAATACTTTGTGAAATTCTCTCAGAATCACGTCTGTACCCGTGGCGTGGAAGCCTGACCAATTAAGATAGATGCACGCTGCAAAGTAGTTTTCTACAGGTCTCCTTACGGGTGGTGAGGGCCTGATCGGTGCCCTTAAGGGACGCCTTGGAGGAGGTGGTTTTTCTCCCAGATGCAGAAAGTACCTAGGATCACTAGTCAAAAATATGTTTTGATAGTGAAGCACACTAGATACCCATGCCTCATCGTTACCGTGCTCATGACTGTGCAGGGCTCCTGCTCGTCCTGGTAAAGGCGCGTTTATGATCAACTCCATAGCACGCCTGCTGAGTACGTAAAAGAATCCCCAAGGTGTTTTTATTTCGCCAACTTTACAGCCGGGGTCTTGCCAGCCCGAAAAGTCTGCTCGATGGAATCCTGCGTACCACTGACTGGGCTTGCAAATGACATCGTCGTCTACTTTTGCGGCATAGTCATAGCCGTTTTCATACGCCCACCTCATTACTGCTTGAACCTTCTCGGGCAACTCTAGATAAGCGTCTCCGCAATCCAAGAACACTTCATCTGGTAAGGGGTCACGGGTGGCACCTCTTCCTCGGAAGAACCTTAAGTCTACCTCAGCAGGAACCAAAGGTGCCCATGTGCTACGTATGGCGTCTGAAAACTCTTCCCGGCTGTGGCAATTGATAACTGCTAATAGCACTTTCACGTCCTGGTCTCCTGAGGGCTCTGCGTTCTACGGGTAGATTCTTGGCCATTTCCTCGTTGTATTTTTTGTACTCCTCCAAGAGGTTTGCATCCTCCTTTAAGATTGTACGGTATTTAAATTCAAACAAAGACTTAATGTCCCAATCACGATCATATCCATGCACGATTGAGAACACTTTGCCCTTAGGTTTGTCTACACACTCTATTCCTTGTAGAGGGTGGGATAGAGACTCTATCCTTAGACGACGGTTCTTCCCCCAAATAGGGTTGAACACAATCATGGAGTTGGTTATCTCTGGCACAGTACCTGCATGCAGTGTGCATGTGTTTATGTCCAACACAGGATGAGTGTCTCTCATGTAAGGCCAACACGGTACACGCCAGGGGCTCCAACAAGGGTGCAAACAAGCTGCAAAGCCTTCAGACCACCTAGGAATGCGCAATACATCTTTTAGCATACTGTGCATCACATAGTTAATCCAAATTTGACAGGGAGGGTGTCCCCCTGTGTACGTTTTACAACCGAGGTGGACTTGGTGAAAAACCTCAGTCATAGACTCTGCTTCTCCTGCCCAGGTACCTCCATTGATTACTTCACAGTCCTTTATTTCTTGATACTTCTTTGCTCCCAAAATGCTAATAGCCCACAATTGGTTAGTTTCTTCTTGCTCTATGGTAACGCACTCGGTTGATCCTATGAGCTTAGCATTACCTATACTATTCTCCATCCAATCGCTGGGGTTACTTTGTAGAATCAAGTCCTTAACGTCAAGCCAAAATATGTACCTGAATTCTTTGTAGTGATCCCTTAGGTATTCCCAACACACCCTCATGCGAGCGTGAAAAAAAGGCTCTTTAGGAGTAGGCAAATCTATTAGTTCAAAACCGTGTAAAAGAAGTGCAGACCTAGTTGTTGGATGAATACCCCACACTAGCATAACTTTCCTGCCGGTAAATCCAGCACGCTTTATGCTCTCTAGGTAAGATTCTACGCCTCCCGGTCGGCTGCGTTCCCACTGACTTCCTAAAACACCTAAAACCAAATCATGCGTCTTGTCCACTGAGTCTTCTTTCTGGCAATAAAGAGTCATACAGCTTCCAGCCCTCGTACTGCGGTGTAAAGCTCAACTCTTTCAACTTTGTCACATCCATGTAAAACGAAGCTACAGGCACCTTTTTCTGAAATTCAGTTGGCTCCTTGTAAGTGATGTTCCCTGAGGAGTTCATACGATATTTGGCATGCTCTAAAATCTCTTTGTAGTACCAAGTCTTTCCACAACCGATGTTGTAGATCTCATTGACTGCTCCTTTGCACATCACGGTCTCTACGGCTCGCACGCAATCCTCAACATGCATGAAATCTCGGTAAAACCGACCGTCTCCGAACAACTCTACGTCTTTGCCCTCGGCCAACAAGTTGATCGAATGCTGTAGGACGTTCTTCTTGGGAGAAACCTTGGTGTCCCCAGGCCCTACGATGTTAGCAAATCTAAGAACTCTATAGTTAAGCCCGAAGGTCTCACAGTAAGAAATAAGGAGCTGTTCCGCGCAGCGTTTGGTGATGATGTAGAATCCCTTAGGATCACATGGGGCGTCTTCGGAAACCGGGAGGTCCTTTTGGTTCCCATAAACTGACCACGAACTGATGAGGTTGAACACGCCCTTCTTCCCAGTTCTTTCTTGATACCTTTTCCAGTTCTCCAAAACTTTTACAAGCAGGCTCAAGTTTGTGTCAATGTCAAGGTGAGGGTTGTCGAATACGCTGTAGTTGTGAACAGTGCTTATTAAATGAAGCACGTCTGGGCTATAGACTTCGTAGTCCAGGCGCTCGTTGATGCTTGAGATGTTTCCTATGGCATGATGATAGTACGCAAGCACATACGCGCTGCCCACAAAACCGTGCCCTCCCAAAATAGTTAAGCTCACCTGAGTCTCCTAAACGTTCTCTTCTCTGCAGAGTTTTGGGCCTTGTAGGCTTTGTACTTTCTGTTCTTCTGGTCTGCCCATGTCTCAACCATCATTTCCGGCCGATATCCTTTGAAGTACCATGCTCGGACGCTGGACAAATGAAAGGTGATAGTGTGGTCGTCCATCACATCCCCAGGACAGAATTTGAATCTTGGGTCTGCGTGGAGTTCTATGCCCTTCCCTAGAAGTATACGAGCAATATGTACGTCTTCCTCAAACCCCGGGGCTCCCCCAGCATCTACTACGTACTGCATGGCTTTTCTAGAGAGGATATAGCCAGCTCCTCCTGAGGCGAAGAAGGAATTGGCTCCTCCGACCCAATCGTAGGCTTCGAAACCACTCGCTAGGAGTAGCCTAGGGCGTACCAGGGTGTCCAGGTCGCACTTGAAGACGAATTCGTAGCCCTGTTCCAATGCCCATGCGTAGAGGGCAACGGTTTTATTCGTGAGGCTATCAAATCCGTCTTCAACCTTGAGAAATACTTCATCGTGCGCTAAGTTGACCTCAGGGTTACCAAGGAAAAACCTGAGGTCAACCTCAGGGGGAATGTCCTTCCCCCACGTAGACTGGATCACCTCCTCGTACTGCTTAAGAGAATGGCAACTAGGTACGGCTATTAAGACTTTCATTTTTCGTCTTCTTTATTGCAATTTCTAGCGTGATAGTCGTCGGCCACAGCTCTTCCTACGACCCACCCCTGCAACGCTGTAGCCATGGCCACGTACTGTCCAGTCAACAACCCTTTGAGGGCCAAGACGAAGCTGGTGATTGTAAAAAATGCTGCGAATGCTGTGGATCTACTGAGCCATTTCATGGTTTCCTCTTAAGGGGTAGCGTTTTCAAGGTAATTGTATTCAAATGTCCCTTTTACTAATGACGCTACGCCGTCTGATATGGATACGGCATGAGATGCTCCACGCGATGCATTAGCAGGAAGATCCGAATCCGTAGTTCCTCCACCTCCTCCTGCGTTATTATTCAACCACCAAACCAAATCACAATTAGCAACAGGAAGATGGGTGTTAGAAGAGCAAACGGAGACACCATTGATGAACAAAGTTGCAACGCCGTTATCGAGAATGATCTCAAACTGATATCTTTGTGCGGTAACGATAGGTACCCCGGAATCTACCGACGTAACTACGCCTGCCAGAGAAGTGAACAAAAACCAATTCCCTGGGGATATATTGGCAACTTTGTGGACACCAATGCAGCATGAATCAAGTGTACGAGGGTCTACTGTACCACTCCCAAGGGAGTTAGAGAAACCTACAATGTAGTCACCAGCAGCCGTGTTAGCATTTTGGTCATAGTTAACAGTACCTTTACAAACGGTCCTTCTACCTGGAAAAGCAAAAGTCCTGTTTCCATAATAAATTCTACCCGTAGAAGTTGACCCGATAGTCAATGCGTCTAATATGGCTAAGTGGTGAGTAGGATCAGACGAGAATGCTTGCCATAAAACGAAACTTGCTTTGTCAGGTTGCGGAATAGTGTCAGAAGCAATTGTCACATTACCAGAACCATCTTGTACAATGGTTACGTTGTCTCCATTTGCCAAATTAAGCAATGTTTGGCTTCCATTGAGAATTCCGTTGGTCTTAAGAGTAATGCCTGGACTTGAGTTTATTGTTACTCCACCAACTCCGTCATCTACAATTGTTATGGCCGTTCCGTTTTTCAAGTTCAGAAGTGCTTGGCTTCCATTGGCAATTCCATTGGTCTTCAAAACCAAACTGGGAGGAGGAGCAGGAGCTGTTGCACTTATGGTGACATTTCCAAAGTTATCTGGAGTCAGTATAACGTTAGGTCCTTGTTGTAAATTGAACAACATCTGGTTGAACAAGGGAGATCCGTTAACTTCGAGAAGCAAGGTAGTACCTAAGGTAGACCCTACGTTTCCTATGGATTGATCAATGTAGAACTGTTGAAGTTTTCCGCCAAAGAAGATGGCCACGGTGTACAACCCAGGAAGGACATAAAAATCGTAGTGACCGAAGCCGTCTGTAATGACTGGCTGAGCAAGTGTAGTAAATCCCGCATCCGAGTACACCTGGACCTGTGGGTTAGGTGTGAATGGGACAGGGAGTGTCCTAGGAGGCGTCATCGGAGGAGTCACATTTGCAGGTTGATTTAGCACGTATACTTGTGCTCCAGATACAGCTTGGCCGCTCACAAGTTTCACCCAGCCATCTGACCTATAAAAATTCAATGCCATGACTTCTCCTTTACCAAGTAGCTATGCCTACGCGCTTCCATGTATTAGGTGCTATGCAGATGTAGATGAAATTGGAATCCCAAGTCACGGTTCCAGCATCGCCTGTGTCGCTTGAAGTCGATGGGGCATCACTAGGCACGATCAGAGCCTCACCAGTAGCTCCCATAGGGATTTGGTCTGCATAGAGCTGCTGAAGTTTTCCTTGGTTAACAACTACGATGGTATAGGGAATTCCCGAGGCTGCATAGAAGTCATAGTGCCCAAAGCCGTCTGTGCTTATAGGTTGTGTTATTGGGAACATTCCTGCTGGATCAGAGAATACCGTAGCTAATGGGATAGGCGGGAGAAAAGTCGCATCGGCAGGTTGTAGACACACGTAAATCTGAGCCCCAGCTATGGCTTGGCCTAGGACGCTTTTGACCCATCCATCACTTCTAAAAAATGTAGCCATGCGTTCTCCTATGAATTGTAGTACGGTACCTTCACGGCTGTGCCTGCGACATTTATGATGAGATACCCAACAGGTGTCGCAGGAGGAGCCGAGGCCCCACCAGCCGCTCCAACTGTTGCTGATGTCGTCGATCCTAGGCCCACCTGAGCAACTGCTACGGTGGGTGCTGCTGTAGACAATGTCGTGTTGCCGAGTTTCAAAGAACCAGAAATGTCACCAGCAGTTCCATTGCCCAGTAACAATACTCCCGCGCTAGGATTTTGAAATGCCACTTGAGCGACGTTACCGACTCCGTCTCCTGATATAAACCCTAAGTATTGAATGGCTGTGGTATCTTTGTTAATATTGTTTACCCACATGCTCAGACGGGAAACATTTCCATTTATGTCATTGTTGTCGGTACTTGAGTTCCACCTAAAAACTTCATTAAGATTAGTAGTGCCTGCGGCACACGCAAAAAGGGCCACTGTACAATTGTGATTAGTAGGCGTCCACGCCGTTCCAATTTGTGTCCACAGCTGAGACCCGACAGCGTAAGTACTGCTATCATATCCCTCGAAAGAAAGATATCCAAGTTGACCACCTTGGGGAACCCCAAGTGGAGTGGTCTGTGTGCCGCCCGACCGATTTAAAGAGACTGTGGGTGCTCTAAAATTTGTATTAGAGTGCGTAAACACCTCAATGCCTTGGGCAAAGTTGTTGTGAATTTCTAGCTCTGCCGCCCCTCCCGAACGGGCTGTCAGCATCAAACCTCCACCGCTTATGGGATTACCGAGCGGCGTTCCTATGGCTAGTGTCGGACCTGTACCCGAGTTGGTGTTGTCAAGAATCAATTCTTCTGTTGTCCCTGCTACCGTCTGGGTTGCGGTTGGATTAGAAGAAATGAATGGGCCTGGAGTACTACCAATGGCTGCATCTATAATCTCAAAGTTATTCCCCGTTGTGAGGCTCATATTTTTAAGAGCCAACTTGAGATTAGGAGTGACGGGATCGTCCCCTCCTGGGTAAAGTGTAATCGGTGCCATGTGTTCTCCTTATTGCCATCCAAGGAACCAGTTGTTGGTGTCTGTGTTCCCGTAGCTTCCGTAGGGTTGTCTAGTGTACGTTATGCTTTGTGCTCGTCTTGTTGTAGCATTCTTGAGCTGGAACATCTGATTATTTGCTTCCGTGATGAGATCGGGTAACCCAGGGGACCCCAGCATGCGGGCGTACATCACCGCAACTTTGTACGCTACGGCATCGGTGCAGTCAATGATCGGCACGAAGGTAGATGTGAAGTCCAATGTAGGACTGAAAAATGTTGGGAGAGACCCGTAGTGTCGCAATCTGATGTCTCTGGTCTGTGTGCTGCCCACCATGTTCAGGTTGTAGTTTCTCCACTCCCAATCAACTAACGTGGGTTGCTGAGGACGAGATGGTAGACCGAATTGCGACTGTGTCATTGGCGTGAAGCTGTTGTTGGTGCCGTTCTGCCTCTCCCACACGCGCTCCAGGTACAGCATATTGCTAGGGAGGGCCAGGAGAGAGTTGATAGTCTGTCCATCGAAGTATCCGCCCTGGGAAACAAACACCTGAGTAGCGGGATCTGGATTACCTAGGCCGTTAGCGCCGTTAATTGGGGTCAATCCAAAGATGTTCACATTGTCAAAAATAAGGGCTGGGTCTCCAACGTTGCGAAGCTCTCTATAGAGGGCTCGGATAGCTGAGTTCAAGAACGGCAGTGTAAATGGGGAGACCGCAGGATTATCTGTGATGATCTGTCCCTCTCCCGGGGTTCCTGTAAGCCCTGCTTGGGTATCGTTCACGAGACTTCTTACGAGATCCATGATGACGGAAAAGGAGGTATCAGTGCCTGACGTTGGGTTCAGATTAATGGTAGGTGACGACATGAAACTCTCCTATAAACACGAATAGGCCCCTACGCTGTTCACGTAGGGACCTTAGATATTACATGCCACCCTCAAAGTCTCAGCTTTTCACTGGGACTCAGGACCAATTACACGGCGGACCTTTTGGATGGCAAGATTGTGGTGCTGAAATTTGCGTGGGCTCTGAGTTAGCCCACGACTTTTTAGACTACGTCTAGATCGTCTTCGGTAGGAATGCTTGTTTTGGGTTGAACCTTAACAACTTCCTTAATAGGTGCGCCTGGGACTTTGGGGGCAAATTGTTCATCCCCAGTAGCCTCGTATGCCTGTGCTCTGGTTCTTACTCCAGCAGACACCGTGCGCTTCCAATCTAGGACGCAGATTGCACCTTCTTCTGTGCGATGGAAAGCGATACCTGCCTTGACACGTTCTCCGCATGAAGGGCAATCCATGGGGCGGCTGCGCTTACCATGCCAGCTCGTCTCGATGCCGAAGTAATCAGCTGCGGTATGTGCTTCCGGCCCGAGGTTCTCAAGCAAACTCTTAGGATCAGAAGTTTCCAGCGCTTTCATCTTCTCCAACACTTTGTTGAAGTAGGTTTCCATACGTCGAACTGCTGCCTTCACCTCGTCTTCATGGGGTGGGTTGTTGATGGACCAAAAAACTCCCTTGGCTCCCAGGTTGTTGCCGATGTTGCTAGGCTTTGCAATGACTGCATCCTGATCCAGGGTTAGGTTGTCTGGATTAATCATATCCATGACCACTCTGCGCGTGTCCATGAGGTTCGTAGACAATTCGTCAGAGTCTACGCTGCCCTGAGGAGCTAGCAACGGGCTAGGGAGCCTCGCCGCCGTCGCGTACTCTTCCCCACGCTTACGGCCCGGGATGTGTACGTTGGCAAAGAGGGGTGGACGGAACACGTCAAAAGCCTGCTCAGAGACGTTGTACAGATAAACCCAATAATCAGGCTTACGGCCGTACAGATAATCCTGCAAGCTAAAATTGAAGGACCTGTTGTTGGCCTTCGTCATGCTCTCACTAAGGTGCGCGTTGTGAGTTGGTGCTGTTGCGTTTACTTCGGGCATTATTTATCTCCTTGAGTCGTTCTGAGTTCCTAGCTTCTTCCGCTAGTGTGTTTCCAAGCTTCTTCGTCATACTTGATAGGCTCTGGGTCATCTTCAGAGGAAGGTCCCAACTTTTCTACCTGCTTCGCATTCAGAGACAGTCCTGTGCGGCTGTCTAAAGGGTACATTGGAGTTTCGGTCTCTAGGTTAAGGTTGCAGTACTCTTCAGAGATCTGAATTGCTTTGATCTTACAGCGTACAGTCACCATGTTTCCGACTTCCAATAGTCTTCCATTCTTATCATGTGGCATTGTGTTATTTCCTGAGCTTTCTGCGTAGGAATTGCTGAGTGAGGTTTGAGTCTTCTGCTTGTGTACTCATGCCTTTTCCTAGAACCTGTGCATTTGCCACCATGGTGTTGATATGACGCTGCATCTGCTCCATCTTTCGGTCAATGATGCTTGTACGACATCCCTGACGAGCGTAAGACACTGGGCCTTTGAAAGCCAGCTTAGAGTCGCGCATGACATCCTCTATCATATCGCAATCTGCTTTGTCTTCTACTTCCTTCAGGCCTTTCATCGCGGCCATGGTTTTTTCGTAGGAAATGTCTTTCGCTTCCAGGATAATGGGGACCACCGTATCAAGTACGAAAGAGTTTAAAGGCATAGCCTCTATTTTCATTTTCCCTTGAACCATGGAGCGATAGCACATGTTGTACAACATCACGTACTTTCCAGAGTACGGGTACTCTCCTAAGATTTGCAGGTTGGTCTCTTCATCCAGGTTGCCCACATAGTACGACTCAGGAGTCCCAAAGTGTATTGCTGGGTGCCATTGTAGTAAACACCAACTTGGGGTCCCTCCCCCGATTAGAAGGTCGCGGTACCCATGAAAAGAAGGTTGACCATCTACGTTCCAAGATCCGCCTGCTCTGTACAGGCCTTCAGGTTGTCCCCCTTGGCCCCACACGCACCGAAAATTAGGTTCGTCATAGATGTTCACTCCACCAATCTCTGTGAGTCGTTCTTGGAACCATGCCGGACACTCATAAAGTTCGTACGAGTCTGTTGGGTTCGGCATTATTTTACCCCGTCAGCTTGGGTATCCTGCGCGGCCTTCTCAGCCTCTTCCTTCATCCTGGCACGAGCTTCTTCCAATTGGAGTTTCTTAGCCGCTACGTAGATGTCGATCTCTTCTCTGTCTTTGAAGCCAAACTTAACTTCTAAGATGTAGTTGATCAAAAGAGCCGCTGTGTCTGCCATGCCCATAAGCTCTGAATCGTTGGCCGATAGCTTATTGATCATGCGCTGAGCTTCACGTCGTGTTAAGGGACCATCCCAATACTTAGCGTAGGGCTGATCAACGAGGCTAGACATTGGTCACCTCTTCCACTCGGCGTTCCACTGTGCGTACATCCTGCACACGAACAATACGTATGCCTTGCTCAGTCTTGTCGTAGTTGATCCCAAGGGATTCGCAGATTGCCTCGGCCTTCTTGTCAAAGCTGTCAGGCATTTTTTCTGAGCCGTAATCTCCGTAGATGACCTTGTCTCCAGGGTTCACTATTTCTGTCATGGGGGTTTTCACGCCGCTGACGACGACCCATTGCCCTGCCAGCAATACGATGCCAACATTGGAGTGCTGACGGTACTTGCTCGTGCTGATAAGTCCTGTCTTGGTGTTCCTAGAAGACCCGTCTTCCATTAGCTCCACATCAGGGTCGTCTGATATGACCATGACTAGTATGCGATCCATAAGAGTCTGCATAGGCATAAATTCGGGCTCTGGAAACTTCTTAGGTGCTTCTTTTTTTACTTCTGGAGCTTTGTATTCTCTAGACAGGTAGTTCTTGCGGCTGTCTGTGATTGAAAAGCCCACATCCAGGGTTTCCTGAAGTGCTACCGGGGTCAAGTCCGGGAGGTGCTGTCCGTCAACCCTTAGTGCCGCGTACGCGTCGTATTCGTGTTGGGATAGTCCGTACTTTTCTTCGACTTCCTCTACGGTCATATAGATGAAATCATTTTCAAATTCTGTGATGCTAGTTGCTCCACCGAACTGGGCCGAAGCCGCACCCCTAGCGAGGACATCTCCCCCGTTGTTCATTGCTGAGTCTCCTGAGTAAAGAATCTTCCAGTCTTTGTATTTCTTGACGCCGATGAAGAGGCTGGTCTGGAGTTCAGTCTCTGCTCCTTCTTGGTGGCCCACCTAACATTGTTTAGCCTGTAATGGTCTGAGTTGTCCATACGGTCTAAAGAATGGTCTTTAGATGGTTTTGTTCCTATTTTTTCTACTAAAGCTTTGACGCTAGGTATGAGAAACTTTATGCCTCTTCCTCCCCAATCCTCAAATCTGGAATTGTTGGGGTTGTTGCATCTCTGCTTAGCATTATGAAAAGCTTTGTACTCCGCAGTGTGACGCAAACCATGCCTAAAATTTCCGTTAGTATCGCCAGGGTGAGAAGCATAGCTATTTCCCACAACAAATGTCATTGCTGAGTCTCCTGAGTCGTTCTAGTTCAATACTGGGTGCCACGGGGTGGTTACTTTGAAGTAGTTGGCTGCTGCATGGTGCTCTGGGGTGATGTACTCCTTAACGTTCTCTACTTGTAAACGAGCAATTGCTGTTTCCATAGAGCACTCATACTTAACCATGTAGTCTTTTACTCTGACTGTGGAAATGGTATTAGCCTCTTGGAGGACCGCTGCCTGCTCCAGGAGGTCTGTGTATCGCTTCTTCATGAGCGTCACTGCTGCTAGCACTTCGGATACCAAGGGAGGATTATGCAGAGAATAGAACACCCCTTTGACAGATAGGTCCCTTCCGTTACTTAGAGACTTATTGTAGAGGTTGTCGGGGCTGATCAGGTCCTTAACAAACTTCTCACCATTCATAAAAGTTGTGGTGATGGTATATATGTCCGAGCCTTGCTGAGGCAGCTTCATGAGATTAGGAAAGCTCGTGTACAACGAGTATCTTTTCTTGGTGGTGTTGGCAGGAATTCTCACCTGTCTTAGAATTGGGTGATCTACGACATGCTCCATGCGGCTGGCGTTGTATACCCAAACACGATAAGTGGGTTGGAAATCTGGGCATAACGAATCAAAGTCTAATGTGGTTATAGGAAAGGCCATGGCCCTGCCCACAGGAGAGTTGTAGTTTGTGATCTCGGCATTTGCTACGAGGGGAGCATGAAGTGTGCGCTTCAAATCAAACGGCCCCATGCCATTCGTAGGAGGGCCAACATGATACCACATCCAAAATTCATGCCACAACGTACGTAGGTGCGTGAAAATTTTCATCTGAGTCATCCTGAGTCTCGCCATCTAGGCGGATTGCTTTGTCACACATTCATCTAGCGTCTTGCCGTAAGGAACTGCCACCGGGACAATTGAGACCTTGACGTTGCTTGCTGTGAAGCTTCTGAAGAGGCTGTGTGCATCTACGGCGTCTGCATTTACAAACAGGGTGTCTCCATCTTTTATCGTCAGTGCCTTTATGTTGTTTACCTGGGAGGAAAGCTCTGCCCACATCTCAACCAGACTGCGTTGTTCCTTGTTCACGTTGCGTATGTAGATCTCTCCGTCTTCCTGGAGCTGCCTGAGAAATTGTTCCAGGACTGCCAAGTTTATGCTGCCGCCGTTCATGTCGAGGGTGTATTTCCCTGCTACTGTGTAATCAAATGGCATTGGTGCCTTCTACGTTGCGCTTCTCACGGTCCAGCTTGCGCTTTACCAGCCAAAGCAACGCTTCGTCCAGCTTGGTAATGACCATGGCATTCTCACGGCAAGGAAATTGCTTGTTGAGTCCTTCGATCTTCTCCTTGGCCCATTCAATGACATCGTCAATCTGCCCACCGTTCACTCCGAATTCTTTAATGGGGCCGCTCTGCGTTGTAAAGGTTACTGTGGAGGTCTCTCCGTGTACCTGAGGCCATCCTTCTTCTGCGATGTAAAAGTGATTCATTCTGAGTTCTCCTGAGTCTTAAGTGTGTACTTCTTTTCGTAACTTTTGAGGTACCTGAGTGCTCTCTTGGTCCAGCTGCCTTCCACCGAGGTGTTCCTTAGGTAGATCTCGGCATAGTCGTTAGGGAAGTCCCTAAGGAGGGCTTCGAGAGGGGCTAGCCTACGATTACAAGGACCACACAGTACGCCACGATTGCATTTTCCACAGGTTCTTGGTTTTCCGTCGCAGCATGCGTGGTCGTGATCTATGTGCATCCTTCGGCCTGCATCTCCGTCTGTGCTTTCACAGATAGCACAATGCCCACCTTGCTCTTCGAGCTTTGCTGAGTACTGCTCGGGAGTCCAGTGGTACTTTCCAGTGCTAGCTGAGCGTATGACTTTCTCTCTAAACTCTGGATTCTCATCGTACGATTTCTTGAAGTTCTCTTGTTGCTTAACGGCAATCTTTGGGTTGCTGTGATAAAGCTTCTTTGCCCTGTCAGCGTTGTACTTCTTAAACGCCTCGGGGTTTTCTTTCTGTTGCTTCTTCCTCCAAGCTTTTGCTCGGATATTGCTTTCTTGCTTTTGCTGTTCTGTTAACGTCCTCATTTTATCTCCTCGAAAGACAGAGTAGGGAAATGTTCGAGGCATTTCCCCACTCCTAAATGTACCACAGCCGTCGCCGTGACACAAGACTTTAAAATACCATCTAAGTGCTTTAGAATCAATTAGATAGTAGGAACCGCTGCGTTCTGGATGTACAGGCCAGCTCGCGGAGCTGCGTTCGCCAAATTGCGTGTTGTTACACTCATCAGAGTGGGTCAGTCATTTCTGCTGACCTCTCATGGTTTCGTTTCCCATGAGAGCAGACTATTGCATCACCTTTCGGTGTTCTCTCGCTTAGTCGTTCAGCGTGCTTTCGCTTCGCCCTCGTTGGCATTTCAGCGTTCGAGTCAATCAGAGAGAATTTTACTTGCTCCAATTTCTAAAAGCAAGTGTTGTAGGCAAACATGTGCGAGGTCAAATAACTCGCGGTACCAGTTGTAGAACTGATGTCGGGCACGGGAGCGACCACGTTGCCTCCACCGAAGTCATACAACTCAAGGGGGCTCAATTCCCCGATGTACCAGTTATCGAGCACAAGCAAATCCATTCGGTTATTGATTGCCGTCCAAGATTTGTGATATTTTCTCCCGCCGAATGTGTCGGAAAAATATTTCTTGGCCATGTCCATGGTCTTGTCGCCCTTCAACTCCTGAGCGTTCACGATCTGGACATTGTACTGGAGGTTCGACTGAGCGAAAGCCTGCTCAGGGGGACCGTACCAGATCCCGGACTTGATGCTGTCTGCATCAGGACCGAGCGCACGGCCGAGCAGAACCTCTGCACGCTGTGCGATGCCCGGGGTGATGGCCGCGCCAGCCAAGTTAATGGTCGGAGTAGACAAGCGTCCAGGGTACGTTGCGCGGTTCAATCCCGCGATGGTGCCGGAGTTCGAGTTCACATCCCAAGCCTTGATACCAAGGATGGATGCGCCCGTTCCGTAGGTTGCGCCAGCGACCACGATGTAGTCAGTGATGACCACGTCGGTAGGCAACGAGGTGCTGAAGAACAGAGTGTTGCTAGGACCATCAACATACGAGATGGTGGCCGAAGATGTGCCACCAACGCGCTTCACGCCGCCCGTGCTGAAAAACGAAACGACTTGCTGATCCGAGAACGCCACTGCAACGTTCATACCCACGATGCTTGCGACCTGTGCGCCGGTTCCACCTGTTAGGGTGACCACAGCGGTAGCAGGAATCTGGTCGATCATGCCAGAGCCGTCAGAGTTGATGAGCCCTTCGATGCCCTGCATTGCGGCGTCGAGAGAGTTCTTCATTTCCTGAGCTTTGACTGCGAACAGCCCCTTCTGCTTGCTGTCGGTGGAAGCCT